AACGAGATCGTCTGGGACTTCATTAACCAGAATCGTGACCACCTTGAGCACCGAGGTGACTTTGAGCCTAACAAGGTTTACCCGAGTCGCCGCTCTTGGGATCGCTTCAACGAGTGCCTTGAGGGTGCTGGGTTCCTGACCGATGAGAATCGGAAGGCTAACGCTGCCACCATCTTTGAGCTTGGTTGCGCTTTCATCGGCTTTGAGGCTGGTGTTGCGTTCCGTGACTTCGCTGAGAAGTACGAACGTCAGGTCACTGTTGAGATGGTTATCGTCAATGGTGAGCTTGAGAAGGTTGCCGAGTTCGGCATCAATGACCACTGTGCTCTCGTTGACAAGATGGAAAGCCAGAAGGTCTTCGCCGAAGCCTTGCCTGTTGAGCAAATCAACAACTTGGCGGCTTACTTCTTGACGCTTCCGTCTGAGGTCGCTATGAAGTTGTGGACGGTCCTTGGTGACGGTCACATTGACAATACTGTTGCGCTCCACCAGAGCGTGGTTGACGGTGTTCCGGTTGCGGGTCACATCGTTGCCCTCCTCACTGGTGAGGGTGCTTAATCCTTGGGGAAGGATTAGAGGTCTGGGCATGGCGGGATCGCCCTCTGCCCATTCCTCACTTTTTTCATGGATTTGACATTTATTGCTTGACTTCTGCGAGATCCTATGATACATTATATATGTACTGAGGATGAGAGAGAAACGAATGACTTTTGATTTGAACAAACACACAGCCCGCCTCTTGATAAAAGAGCCCTTCTTTGCGGCGCTGTCACGCAAGATTGACAAGAAAGCTAACACTGGCGTTCCTACTGCTGGTGTGCGTGTCAATCCAGAGACCGGTCATTTTGAGATGGTCTACAACCCTGAGTTCTTTAATGGGTTGACCGACGAAGAACGTACCGCAGTTCTCAAGCACGAGTTCTACCACTTGATCTTTGAGCATGTCACGGGTCGTCTGCCTGATGCCGGTATGTCCAAGAAGTGGAACTTCGCTACTGACCTAGCGATTAACTCTCACATTGATAACCTTCCCGAAGGTGCTCTGATTCCGGGTGAAGGTCATTTCGCCGAACTGCCCAAGGGCAAGTCTGCTGAGTGGTACTACGCAAATCTTCCCGAGGGAGATAATAAAGAAAACGAAAATGGTGAGGGTCAGTCTGGCGATGGTCAGGGTGAGCCCGGTGAAGGTGGCGGTCAGGGTCAACCCGGTGAGGGTCAAGAAGGTCAAGGTCAAGGTGGCGGTGAGCCCCAGCCTTGGGATGACCACTCTGGTTGGGGTGAGGCTGCTGGCGACAACACTGCCAACGAGATCGCTAAGCAGCGTCTCAAGGAATCTCTCAAGGAGGCTGCTCAAGAAGCTGCCAAGAGTAACAGTTGGGGTACGGTTAGCCAGTCTGTCCGAACGGAAATCATGGACCGCTTGACGGCAAAGATTGACTGGAAGAAAGTCCTTCGTTACTTCATCAAGACCAGCCAGAAGGCTAACAAGTCTTCAACGATTAAAAGAATTAATCGTCGGTACGCCTATGTCCATCCCGGTCGCAAGGTTAACCGAACGGCTAAGATTGCCATCAGCATTGACCAGTCTGGTTCTGTTGATGATGGGATGCTTGCCCAGTTCTTCTCTGAGCTTAACAAGCTCGCCAAGCTGGCAGAGTTCACGGTGATTCCTTTTGACAGTGCCGTGGGTGAAGACAAGATTTATGTTTGGAAGAAGGGTGAGAACCGTAAGCGTGAGCGTGTGATGTACGGAGGTACGGACTTTGATGCTCCTACCAAGTACGTCAACGAGCGTGACTTTGACGGTCACATCATCCTGACTGACATGATGGCTCCAAAGCCAGTGGCAAGTAAGTGCCAGCGAATGTGGATGACCACTCCATACTACGCAAAGCATCCTTACTTCCAAACCAATGAGCGAGTAATCGCTATTGACGACTAAGGGAGGGGGATTGGTGAGAGTCTGACAGTGGGCGAGGTAGAGCACGTCGCTCCCCCCAATGAAAGTCAGATGGGTAGGGTGTCTTAGACACAAGGTCTCGGGGGAAGATCAGTGAGTCACGGGTTGGAGGGTCGCCCGTGCAATTTTATTTGGGTGAGGATCAAAAGGATCCCGAGGGTAATAAAAAATAAAATAGTTCTTGACTTTACCAACTCCAGCAACTATAATGTATATGTAAGTAAGAGATAGTAACCTTCCCCAAGGAGTTAGATATGGAATTAATTAAATGGAAACGTGGTGGTCAGTGGATAGAGAATGACGAGGGCTACCATTACAGATACTGTGGTGTCTGCGGTGGTAAAGCCGAGCACGACTTCACAGGTTGTATTGACTGCTACAACAGAGAGATACGACGACGTGCTAACCGTCGTGGTAAGCAGACAGCTAAGGTAGGTGAGTACACAGTGACACGCTACCCTAATGGCAAACGGTACTGCACGTGCCAAGGGTTCAAGTACCGCAAGCAGTGTAAGCACACAGCCCAAGCGGTATTCAATTAATAAGTTTATACTTGACAAGGATATAGCAATATGTTATAAGGGGTAGGGGGAGTAGCCCCACCCCCACCGGGACCGGGGACCGGAATCTAAGTCCCACCCCCCTACTACTGGCACGGATCCTGCCTAAGTACGTTTTCAATAGCGGCGAAAAAAATGGAGATTTAAAAAATGCCCAAAAATAAAGAACCAGAATATAAACTTATGTTTGTAGCTGCGGTACTAGCTGTGGGCATTTGGTATTATGTGAAAGTACACACAGGTGGAGGATTGCCATGAAACGGTCTAGACAATATCTCGTCAAGGGAGATCGCAAACCAGATGTATTCAAGGTTGGAGATTTATTTGTATACAAGAATGGCGAGACTGCCCTAGTGACAGAAGTCTTTGACAGGTATCAGGGTAAGGGCAAATACGGTCCACAGATGACGCTACGGCTCTTGTGGACACCCGGAAAGGGTGGAGACACATTATATCAAGAAGCGGACGGTAACGAGCGATACGGAGTTTTAAATGTAAATATGTACAACAGGTTAAGTTATATATCAGGTCCATGGCTGCATCCTGCGCCGGAGACAGAGATCTTTAAACGTTAAAGTTAATTGTAAAGAAAAGTTTACACAGGGTAAGGTAAAAATGTTCAAGAGAAATGAAAAGGTTGTTTGTGCTGATGGTTTTAGCATGTCTGTACAGGCGCATGATGGGGCGTACTGTGCACCAAGGATAGACGATGCAGAGCGATACACCGAGGTAGAGGTAGGATACCCCAGCGAGCGAGAGGAACTGCTTATGCCATGGGTTGAGAATGAGAGTAAGCCGACCGATACCGTATACGCCTACGTGCCAGTCCCTGTCGTAACCCTAGTCATCGCCAAGCACGGTGGCATGGTATCGGGCGAACTGCCAAACGGATTACCGAAGCTGACAAAAGAATAAAGTACCAAAGTAGACCCCACGGACTATTTATATTCGTGAGGGTCTACATGTGCATAAAAATAAGTTTTCAATAGGTGATTTGGTAGAGTACACAGAGGAGCTTCCGTTTGCTAAGAACAGAAACAATGTTGGCGTTGTGGTTGAGATACTTAGTTTCAAGCAAGAGTGGAAAAGGTTAGAAGAAGAAAGAAGTCCAGAGTATGCAAAAGGTTTCCTAGAAGAACTAAGAATGTATCACGCACTACGGACAGTAGAAACGAAACCAGAGACCTATCCTTGGGACAGGCAGCAACTACTAGAAAAGATGCTGCTTTGGGATGAGGAGGATTGCACGCCACTATCAGAAACATATTTAATAAAAGTGGTGTGGACAAACGGCGAGACTTATATAGAACACCCAGCAGACCTTCAAATAGTTTTAAGAATAAAGGAGGTGCCAGATGGCACATCAGAAAATGTTTGAAGAAGTAAATAATCTACTCATGGAAATAGATGAGTTAGACAACAAGGTTCTAGAGTTGGTCTTGCAGATTAGAAATATTGTGGAGACCCAGAATTCCCAAATTAATTTATTACAAGATGAGAACGAATCCCTATGGTTCATGTTAGAGGAGATTAAAAAGTCGGATATTGCTGAATGGGCTAAGCATGGCGATAATGCCAGTAAGCTACAGGAAAGAGTAGACGATACTCTTGGTCGTTTATCGGTTCTGGTTAATCGCCTAACGGAAGCCTAAAAAAAAGCAATTATATCCTTGACAACTCCTAGCTCCTATGATATACTGGGTATAACAATTAATCCTAACAAACGAGGTTAACATGGTTGACGAAAAAGAATTTGATGTGGTTGCCTACCGTACTGGTGAGCCGTACAAATTTCGCCGTGTCGCTCTCAAAGCATTCTGCTTTGAAGAAGCGGTATCACGTGCGTATGTCTGGCGAACCCGGCAAGGTCATTTTCACGAGTGGCAGATTGCATCTATCGCTTTGGCGGACAACAAGAAAGGACACTTATGAGCGTTAAGAATATTGATGTTTGGAGTTCTAACATTGGTGCTATAGAATATATCCGCATGGTCAGAGAAGCAAAAGGACCAGAGCAATTGCACGCCGTATTCATTGAGGCACGGATGAACTTGGACGACAGCGATTATAAATTTTTATATGAGCAGTGTCTAGGTCAAGTTAATCTTCTCTTAGATTGCGGTGGTCAAATTGCAAAGCCCAACACTAATTAACAACAGAGCGCCTTGCTCGTAACAGGAAAATAGGAAATAAGAGTATGATTCTTTTATTCTATGAATGAAGCATCTGTGCTTACCCTTGCCGAAACTAATGGTAGGAATGCACATCAGCGGAATATCCGGATAGGATGAACCTAGATTGAGAATGTGCATAGAGTGCGTTACCCACGATGCATTCCACGTTCAATCTTACCCATGAATGTGTCCCGGAAGGGAGTTGTAAAAGGTAAGTAAGCAAGGCGGCAAGGTGAGGAACCCGCCCGGAAGGCTAAGCACGATAATACTAACTTCTAGGAGCCCGACGAAAGTCGGGCTTCTTTTTTTTTAGGGCATAATTATTTTATGAGACCTGACGAACTAAATTATTTTATTTATGTCGTAGGGGAGGACATACCAAGTGAGAAAATTTTTACCGGCGAAATTGGGGTTGGCTTCACTTCTATCGCACCCGGTATTTGCGATTGCCCTCACGGAACAATGTATGTTGCCCCTAACCATATTATCCCTTCATCTAACCCATCAGAGCATATGATTCGTAGATCAGTTCTACAGTATTTTGGTGTAAAAGATCGTTGGGATTACTGAAAAATTTTTTAACACCCGGAATTTTTTTCCCGCCAAAATCAAAAACGGCTAAATAAGCGAAAAATAACAGGAAATTTTTTTCGTTCGTTTTGCGTTTTTTACTTGACTTCTGGTGCCTCACCTGCTATATTGTATATGTGATTGAGAGTGAGGTTATTGTTATGACAGACGAACAAATCAAACAGGCTTTAAAACTTCTTTTAAAAGTTTGGGAGAAGGGTGACAAGGAGGCTGCCGAAGCCTTGCTTGCTGCCACCAAGAAATAAAGTAATATGCCCGTGGGGGCTGTAGACCAGAGCGGACATTCGGTAAGTCTTCCGAGCAATAAGGGTGTCCCGTGGTTGCGTAAGCGTGAGAGTGATTCTCAGGGCAGGCTACAGTCGGTTAAGGGAAGCTGGGAACCCTTGACATTTCTTTTGGAGAGATTATGGAAATAAAAGTTGGAGATCTTGTTCAGACAATCAAGGGCTGGTCCTATAAGACATGGACAGGCATCGTTCTTGAGTTTGACACAAACGAAACAACCGGAGAGCGATGGGCTAAAGTTTGCTGGACCGAGGCAAGTCAGATTGACGGTCAGGTGTTTTGGCAACCCGCTAAGAAACTTGAGGTCTGTGCTTGAATATTTATGATGTAGAATATAAAGTTGGAGACCTCGTGTGTTGGCACACAACCGCACAACCCTTTATGCACGCTGCGGAGAACTACCACAACCCCGGCATCATACTGGAACATAAGACCCAGACAATGGGTGTCGGCAGTCGCCAACCTAAATGGCTTGTCCAATGGGCTGACGGAAAGCGGACAACGGAGTATCAATGTTATTTGGTCTCCCCAGAAAAGTACAAAAATCTTAAAAAAAACAAAAATAATGCTTGACTTCTAGGTCATAATGATCTATATTATGTATGTAGGGTGGTCGTTGAGACTACTCATTAACCTTTCCCCAAGGAGATAAAATGAGAAAAGAAAGATTTGAAAAGAAACTTGCTAAACTTGGTCTTGAGATTCAAGAAGGCTACAACGGCAAATGTTATATTGAGAAAGATGGCTATGTCGGCTCTTGGCGTTACGAAGATGCTTGGGGCGATGTTGATGGCAAGTATCAACGCCTTGAGGGTGTTCAAGAAGCTCGTGGTTTCCACGTTCGTCGTGTGGATGATGTGTCTGACCTGATGACAGATTATTTCGCTGGCTTCTTTCTTGACAATGCTGGTCAGTTCTGCAATCATTTCTGTCCTCCTCCTGCCAAGTTTCCTGTTGGGTCTCTTGTGCGTGGTAAGCAGAACAAGCGAGCCCAGCGTCAAGGATATGCTGGTGCCGTCGGTCTCGTTGTTGAAGCTGGTGGCAACAAATACTGCCGTGTAGATTGGGTAGGTAGAGAGAAGAATCAATACAACAGTTACCCCGAGCGAGACCTTGAGCTTGTCTCGGCAGCAGCGTAAGGAGATTAAAATGGAAAACAATAATCGTCGTAAAAACCGTGGTGGTCGTCAGCGTCTGACAGCAGAACAGCGACGACAGTTTGCAAAAGAGCGTCAGGCAATCGTCGGCAAACTCATCACCCAAGAAGGTTTTCAGGGTGCTCTTGTTATTGAGCACGTCCGGGGCTCTCAGTATGTTCTTCGTATGCCGAACGGTGAGGAGATCTTCGCCTCTCACAAGAAGCAGAAGAACGGTGGCACTGGTGCCATCACCCAAGCTGGCTGGCGTGTCTGGGAGGATCGCTAATGGCTAGTTCGTTAGCAGGGGTTGGCGATCTCGTAAAAGTGTGGACAAAGCACGAGGGCAAGAAACTTGCCATCGTTGTCAGTCAGCAGTATCGCACATACGGGACAGAGTGGAAGGTTAAGCGTCTTGATGCTGATTATTTCACTTTTGTCCAGTCTTGTGACATGGAGATGGTCAGTGAAGGGTGAGCAGCGAATCAGTGTTGGGGATCTCGTACAAGACTGGCTTACAGAGAAGATTGGAGTGGTTATAGAGGGAAACTCGTCTTCCGAGTCATACAAAGTATTGTGGCAAACTACCGGGCATTCGCTAGAGTCGTGTGGTGCTGGTACTAGCGAATGGTGCAGTTGGAAATCATTAGAAACCTTGGGTGAAAGAAAAACCTAATTTTTAAATCAAAAAACTAATTATTTAAAACAAGTGTGTCGTTAAGTTGGCACGCTTTTTGCATATGAGTAAGGTAAAAAAGGAGATACCAAAATGAGTGATGAAAATAAAAAGTCTGCCGAGGAGATTGTCGCCGAAATGCAAACGCTGATGAAGCGCCAGATGGAACTGCAAGCTGAGCTACTTAATAGTAACTGGAACGGCTTCAACGACGCTCTAGGGGCTTTCATGGGCATGTTTAACAACCTAGCCCAGAACCCTGCCAACAACAAAGAGGAGCCAGCCAGTGAGGAGGATACGAAAGAAGATGGATCCTAACCAACACAAGCACCTCACGGAGCAAGAAAAAGAACTCCGTCCGAACTACTGCCCCGACAATTGGGAGTTGGGAGATTACGTCAACTTTGAAACGCACGACTACCCAGTAGGACCAGTGTGTAAAGTTGTCTGGTATCTCAACGGCAAAGTCCTAGAAAAAGAATACTCTAGTCGGGCTCACGCCATAGAAAAAAGAAACTCTCTCCTTAAAAGAGAAATTCCAGCGCACATAAAATCTTGCTAAAACTATTTATAAACAAGCGAGGGTTGTTCTGTGAAGATTGGAATATTAGGACACGGTGAAATTGGAAGTTCTGTTGAATCAGTATATAAGGCTCACTCTGATGCAGAGATCTTTATTAAAGATCTAAACCGAGACGATGGATTAAAAGAATTAGATGTTTTGAACATTTGTATTCCATTCGTTTCCTCTGATCAGTTTGTAGATGCAGTGTGTAAACAAATCGTTGAATCTAATCCAAAATTAACCATAATCCATTCCACCGTCCTGCCGGGAACCACCAACATCATATCTGATACGACCGAGATGAGAGTTGTGCACAGTCCCGTAAGGGGAGTCCACCCCAATCTGTATGAAGGTATCATGACCTTTACGAAATTCATAGGTGGAGACACTGCTGATGATGCAGAGCTTGCTTCTAAACACTTTGAGTCTCTGGGTATTACAACTGAAATTGTTTCATCCTCCCGAGCTTCTGAGCTTGGAAAACTCTTGAGTACAACCTATTATGGTGTCGTTATTGCATGGCACGGAGAAATGAAAAAAATCTGTGACGAGATCGGTGTTGATTTTAACGAAGCTGTGACCATGTTTAATGACACTTACAATACCGGGTATGCCGCCTTGGGTAAAGACAATGTTATCCGACCCACCCTTACGCCTCCCGGCGAAAAAATTGGAGGTCACTGTGTGGTTCCAAACGCTCAGCTTCTTGATGGAATTACGTTTAGTGATGCAATCAAGCTGGTGCTGAAATATGCGTAAAGAAGAATACCCAACCGTTACAGTAATCATGACCACTTTCAATAGTAGCGAAACGGTTGAAGCTGCTGTCGCATCCGTGATGCAGCAAGACTACCCCTCTCTGGAACTTCTGATCGTAGACGACAAATCTTCAGACGACACAGTGAAGATCATTCGTAGATTAGTTCAGGAATATAAAGACCACAGACATGATATTAAGTATATACGAAATTCCAGAAACGTAGGAACTTATGTTTCCAAAAACAAGGCAATTCAGCTTGCCTCGGGAGAATATATTACTGGTCACGACTCCGATGACACTGCCGAGAAAAACTACGTCACAGAGTTGATGAAACCTCACATCAATAAACAGCCCGGTGTAAAAATTACAGCGGTTGAATGTGCTGGTCGCTCGGCTACGGCAACTAGAAAAACCACTGTTTTTTGCTGTATATCCCAATGTTTTCCAAAGAGCCTCGTTAAAGAAATAGGGTATTTTGATTCAGTGAGGTTTGCAGCCGACAGCGAATATTATAAAAGGTGCATTGCAATCTTTGGAAAGAGTTCTGTCCTTAGAATAAAAAAGACTCTTTATTTGGTGAATAGAAGGGATACAAGCCTTACTGGTAATTCCAAAACCGGATTTCAGTCGGAACCCCGAAAACATTATGTTAGAATGTATAGCAGGTGGCATAAGATAACGACCAAGCAGGGTCTGAGCGAGGCTTTCCGATCCTTCCCCTTGAAAAGAAGACCCTTTGGGGTTCACCCGCTTTCTGTTCGTGGACTGCCAAGACTCCGAGTTTCTAATGCAGCCAGAGCCGGAACCCGTCACAGAAGAAAATAAAACTTAACAAACTAGAGTTCTAGTGATATTATTATACAAGGAGTAGCAAATGAATCAGCATCTACAAAATTTTGATTTTACAAAAGCGGAAGATGTTCCGTGCAAGAACTGTGGAACAAATGTGTATGAAACCGTTGTCACGTTGAAGAAAGTCCCAGCATCCGTATCTCCAACTGGAAAGGATGCCGTTGTACCCATTCCTATCTTCAAGTGTCTTAACTGTGGAACATTAAATGAAGATTATTATCAGCAAAATTAAGATTTCTTTATCCGAGGCTATATTTATTAATAGCAGCCTCTATACCAACGGTCAGGATAAGGAGTTTATGTTGAAGTAGGTTGAGATAAGCGAATACTGAGGGTCATGATTTTATATATTATAGAGGACAGGTTCCACGTCACAACGAACCTATAACTTCTCCCGCCATGAGGTTAACTTGTCTAGGTGGATGAAAACGAAGGGTGACTTTGAGCGGCATGATCAAGAGATTGCCCCCTCAGTTTATTTTAATAACCTAAAGGATGAAAGATGGAGTTAAGAGTTTCACCGGTAAGAAAATCACCGGAATACAAAGTGCACGCTATCAGGCAATATCAGATGAGCCAAGATCGGGTTAACGATGAACCTAAGTATGTTAAGTTTGAAGCCGACTTTGTAGAACAACCACCCGCACAGGTATCAGATCAACGCCACACTTCGGACGAAGATACTGTTTTTTTGGTTGGTATTCTTATGGCATTTGCCGTGGGACTTGTTTATGGTAATTTAATTTACCGTCTCCTGTGACGCAATGCATCATGCTGCGTTAGTTAAAATATAAGTACGTGTTTTTATTGGGTAAAAAATGTCAAACAACACAACGAATACTGTTGACAACCTTTTTCTAATGTGCTATGCTTTGACTGTAATAGGGATCACAGATTCCACAGAAAAGGTAAAACGCTTGAAAAATGACACGTTTAAAAAACAGATAAATGATATTGTAGAGTGGTCAAAAAAGTACAACACCAAGATTGTGTTCCAAACCGATGCAGAAGATCGTTATGAATCTTCGGACAACACAATCTTCATCAACTCTAGAATCAAGCCCGAGAGAAAATACTACACCCTTCTTCATGAGTGTGGTCATCTCCTAATTGACAAGAATTGGCAGTCCTTTGAAAAGGACAACCCTATGTTTGCTACAAGCTGTGATAAGCGTGTTTCTAGAAGCAGGGCTTATCTTGTCTCTACCGTTGCCGAAGAAATTGAAGCGTGGAAGCGTGGCAGGAGACTTGCCAAGAGACTTGGGCACGCCTTGAATGATGAAGTTTACGATTCCCTCATTAGCGAAAATGTTATGACCTATATTGAGTGGGCAGCTACTGGTGGTGGAGAATAAAAAAAAATAATACTTGACAAATGATTTGCAACGTGTTATTATTATGGCAAGTTTGTTTAAAGGAGAACTGATGATTTTAACAGTTATTGATACAGAGACCACAGGTCTTGAAGCCAGCCGACACGAGATTATTGACATTGCTCTAATCCAGTACGTGCTCTCTGAAGATGGTCAGAGATACGTTGTCGGAAAATTTAATTCAAAGATCAAACCTGCACACATTGAGACAGCAAACCCATTTGCACTCAAAATTAACCACTACAAAGAAGAAGATTATATTACAGCACCAATGCACAGGGAAGTGCTCCCAGAGGTGCGAAGAATTATTGAAAACTCCGATCTCCTGATTGGTCAAAATTTAATCTTTGATCTTCGGTTTATCGGAGAAGCCTGCAACAAGATTTATGGGGATGAGGACGAGGTTAGCTTCCCACCCTACATTGACACGAAGGCAATGGCAGACGTTCTTAGAAACAAAAACCTTATTGAAAAAAGCGGAATGGATTATTTGTGCGAACACTTCGGCATTCAGTTTGAAGGTCTTGCACACACTGCTCTCGTAGATTGCGAAAGAACAATGTTGGTTTTTGACAAGCTATTAGAGGAATGTCCAGATTATCAAATTTATTCTTACGAAAGTCCGTATGATCCAAGATATGACTCCTAGTTATTACATGGCATGGCACAAAGTAGATTTAAAACTTCTAGATCTAGAACCTATTGAGTTGACAGCAATGGAACTCAAGGCGGTTGTAGTCCTAATCAATTCAAGTAAGTCTGTTTCCAGTCAAAGACAAATCATTGTAGAACTAATGATGAGCGTTACTGACAACAGTCTTATCAAACTTTTCAATTCTATTGATGAAAAAATATTAGATAAAATTATGATTCAATGTTGACACGGCAAAACAAATTTGTTATGATGTGTACAGAAAGGAAAAAGGATGACTATGATTGACAACATTATCAGGTACGAAGAAGGAGATATGTCCGAGGAAGAAATGATTCAATTCTTTCAAGGGCTTGTAAACACTGGGCTTGCGTGGTCCCTACAGGGGCACTACGGTAGAACAGCCATGCACTTAATTGAACAGGGTCTCGTCAAGGTTGGCGAAGATCTTGAGGAGGAATCCAGCGATGATGAAAGTGGGATCTCTAGTTAAAGAGTTGGTGTATGTTCAGAATGACGGAGGTCAGGTTTTTAGATATGGTCTCGTCATGCCAATGGACGAATTTTTAGCGTCAAATATTAAGACCGAAGACTTCACATATGTTCTTTGGCAACCATCTAAGGCTCGGGGATTCCTGCTGCACAGAGGTGGACCTCAATTAATTCAAACTAAAAGGTTGGAACTAATCAACAGCGCAAAGGAATTGTAACATGGAGTAAACTATGCAATCAGGAGACTTAGTAAGAATACTCTCGTTTGAGAGTAGGAGCAAACACCCAAGAGATATAACAAAAGACGATTTTAATAAAACAGGTGTTCTAGTGTCGTATGAATCTATTTTCGGCACAGCACACGTCTTGGTTGACGGAATTGTAAAAAGTTACCGTGTGTCAGATTTACAGCTTGTAAAAAGATCGCCAGAAAACCAAGGGAGACTCATGAAACTATCAAAGCTAAAGCAATTTCCATACCAAATCTTCTGCGATATGGATGGCGTGTTAGTGGACTTTGAAGGCGCTGCTACGGTTTCTATCAACGAGGCGCTGCTGAACCCACCCGAAGGCACAGAAGCTCTCTGTGAGGCTGTGAGAGCCTTCTATGGGGATAGTTTGGACCTAACAGATATTAAGGTCGGAAAACAGAAAAGACCACACGAATTAAAACTTCTTATAGGAGAACTGTTTGAGAACGACAAGGAGTGGTGGGCGAATCTTCCATTCTTGCCAGAAGGACAGAAGTTGTGGTCTGTAATTTCTAAGATTGAACCGTTGCCAAAGCTGTTAACTTCACCAATGGATCACAATGGTGGGACAGCCTCGGCAGAGGGTAAGATTTTATGGATACAAAAGAATTTAAACAGACTAGATATTAATAGGTGGGACAAAAGAGTTATCTTCTCTCATGATAAATATGATTACGCCTTGCAAGAAAATAAGCCTTGCGTTCTGATTGATGATTACCCCCGAAAGGTTGTTCCTTTCAGAGAGCATGGTGGTTTTGGCGTTCTTCATGAAGGGAGTTGTGACGAAACACTGCAACGGTTAGAGGAAATAGCTGATGAGTATCTTAGATCAGATTTGGGAGAGAATTCGTGAAATTTGGAGTGATGAAGAACTTAACGATCTAATCATTCACGAAAAACTAGAAGAAGAAAGGCGAAGACAAGAAGAACAAAGGAGACCAGAATTACAAATCCCTTTGGAGCCGCCTCCACATATTGATGACTACTACAGAGATCAGCCCGAAGAAGAAGACGAGGAAAGGGGTGTCATCATAATTGACATTTAATTAGTTTATGTGGTTAAGAGAAAAGATGATAAAGTGGGCACTATCGTCCGTTCTTGTCATGAATGCTGTAGACGCTATAGCTTCTCTTATATTCATTAAACACCTCGCAGTCCTAGAAGAAGCAAACCCAATAGCAAACTTATTAATGACGATGGGAGATGTTCCGTTCGTCATTGCAAAAACCCTCATCGTCAGCATGGGGGTTTATGTTTTATGGGAAAACCGAAAAAAAAGCCTTGCTATGGTCGGCACATATGTGGCGTTCATTAGCTACCTTTCTTTAATGACCGGCTTTTATTTGTTTTTGTCTTAAAAAAAGTATAATTCAGGTGTTATATACTATTTATCTGGGAGTAGAGAGGAATTTGTCTAATGAAGATGACCATTAAGAATCTTAAATCAATCATCCGTGAAGCACTCAAAGAAAGTGGCGAGGTTGATTACAGCTTTATTTCTTCGGAAATCTCCAACAGGCTTGAGTCAGAAATGGACATTAGTCAGGCTGTTAATTCCTTTTTAAAAGATAATCCGAATGCCAACGAAGGCGACGTAGCCAAGGCGCTGAAATTACACCCTATCATGGGTTACGATAAGTAAAGGAAAACCATGAGTCTAATTTATCCAAAAAACGTTAAAGCCGTAGATAAACTTCTTCAAAGTTTTATGCCATTTGCGAAAGAAAGACTGGGGTATGACAACTCGCCAGACATTAGACTTGCCAGAGATCCTGAGAATGCAAAAGATCCTCTTGGTAAAACTGCTTATTATGAACCACAACACAGCAGGATCACGGTGTACGTGGATGGGAGACATGTGAAAGACATTATGCGCTCCATCGCCCACGAGATGGTTCATCACGCTCAGAACGTGCGTGGAGACCTTCAGCATGTTAGTGCTGCTGGCGAGCAGGGTTATGCTCAAAACGATGAACACCTTAGAGAAATGGAAAGAGAAGCATACGAGCAAGGGAATCTATGCTTCCGAGATTGGGAGGACGGAATTAAAATGAATGGTGGCAACTTATACGAATCAGAGGATAGAGGCGATCTTATTCAAATGATCCGAGACTATTCCAAAGAACTTACAGGTAGGAGAGAAACCTACGGAGATATTGAAAAACTTGATAGAATGACCGATGAGCAGTTGAAAGATTATTATGATGGCATGTTTGACTCTCCTGAAGCGCAGGATATGCAACAAGCTATAAAGGATAAAGAAGACGAAGAACTCGGTTTTGATACAGAATACGACATGATGCCTACTCAGTCCGGCTTTGGTCGTGGATTAAGAGAGGGAACAAGCATGTTTGATAATAGAAGGGCAAAATTAAATCTCAAACTCATGGAGAGTTTTGGATATAAACTAACTGAATCATCCACAAGTCCAGCGCAAGGCGATGATGTAAGAATTATCGGTGGAACACTTACTGGTGCCGAAGGTGAAGTAATTGAGCTTACAACCACAGGCGGCATTGGTATTGAGGGCGGCTTACCTGCTATTGTTGTCAGGCTCACTAAAGCTGCCGATAAGCGCATTTATGGTGGACCGGGGGATGAGGTAATCGTTCAGCCTAAATTTGTTGAAGTTGACAGGGGTATTCAAGATTATGATGACTCTGATAATCCAGAAGATGATTATAACTGGGTAGGTCACAGGGCACACTACCAAGAGGGGTACAAGTGGGATTCCACAAGTGAGCTAGGCAAAGCTATGTCAGGAATGGACAAAGAAACATTCAAGCAAACCCTCAAAGACGTTCAAAAACAACTAGGTCTTTCAGATGAAGAATTTAACCAAAGAATTATTAAATTTGTAAACGGAGAGGGAGACAATCAAATGAAAAAAGAAGAACACATGACAGAAGACGAAGGGGGGATGCCTCGCATGGAAAGTGGACCCGGAGGTATAGAAATATTCATCCCCGGTTTAGGAACTATGAGCGAACAAGGTGGAGCACCTATCTATCTTGAAAAAAATGGTAACTCTTGGGAACTTCTCGTGTGGTCAGATATTTCAAGTGAAGATCCAACCCACAGAATTGACTTAGCAATGGCGGCTGAATCAGGTAACTTACAAGAAGGTGAAGCCCGTCACAGAATTCCAGATTTCTTTGGCTCTGACGAGGAAAAAGAAATGATGAAGAAGATGTCAAACAAAGAGTTTTATAAGTATGTAACTCGTGACAGACATATTGTCCCTAATCTCAAGGGAGACATGGATGAGATTCCCGGCATGGAAGGTCCGTTCCAGTTCCGCTCCGGCGCTGTCCTCTATTATGATCCAAAAGCTGGAAAGTATTATGACAGGGGCAAGGATATGTACCTTGACAATGATGAGGCGGCAGAAGTTACTATGGAAAATTTACAAGATGTAATCAAAGCTCGGCTGTCCGAAGTATTTGAAAAGTATCCACAGATTTTAAATAACGAATATTTTATTAACAGCCTCAAAGAAGGAGTTAAGAACAAACTTATGGAGAAAAACAAAATGAAATTAAAAAAGAATAAAAGTTTAGGTGATCTGGTTACCGAACAAGTACACTCCAAACTTCAAGAAGGGTTTGGTAGTTTTGACGATGAGTTTGGTTTTGACGATGAGTACGGCGAGCCAAGCGAAGAAGATGAGATGATCGCACAGTTGTTGAAGAAGTACAAACTTGATGGTGATGCTGCGCCAACCGATGCGGACGCAGAGGCTGCGGCTGAGCGGGACTCAATGGGAGAGTTTGATGCTGAGGCAGAAGACGATGAGGAGCCCACAGTCATGAAAGAAGAAAGTGGTGGATTCATGGAGTTGATGAACAAGTACCCAGAATGTGAAGTCACTCGTGACAATGATGGAACTTTGATGGCTTATTGTGATGGGGAAACTCTCGCACGGATGAAACGACAAGATGGTGTTGCCATGTCAGATATGGGATTGGCAATTGATAGAAATCAGGACGGTTCATTTTCTATCTACTCGGAAGAACACGCCGATGAGTCTGGCATGTATGAATCAAAGGGCACCGACGAAGATGGCGACGGAGATGTTGATTCAGACGACTACATGGCTAAGAAAGATAAGGCTATCAAGAAAGCCATGGGTAAAGAAGAAGATGACGACGAGTCCGTAGAAGAAGATACTGGCGCTGCTCACTCGCAATTAAGACACTCAAGATTGAACGAGACCCTAATGAGTTGGGCAACTAAGTAAGTGTAATAAAACACTAATGAATTAAAGGCACCGAAAGGTGCCTTTTTTCTTTATAAAACAAATAATTATTAACATGAGTGGTGTTGAAGTTGTAGCAATAATTGCAATCGTAGCAGGGTTGTTCGGGTTTCTAGGATTCTTAGGGTTTCTCGCACACACTAATAATGTGAAGAACCTGAAAAATGACTATTTAGTTATTGAAAGCCAAAAAGATGTTGGGGGAAATTCTTGCAACATTAGGTTAAATTGCGAGACAAATGACATGCCTAAACCTACCGACGACTCCAATGAAGAAATCAAGAAGGATGTTTCTAGGGTTGTCAGAGTGAGCGGAATTGGTAAAAATCTAAAGGGTTAAAATAGCGTGGCTGAAGAAAACAAAAACTATATCTTAACACTTGTCGGTCCAGACACAATTCAGGGAAGGGGTCCGACCGAACGACCGGATTATGCACTCCCAGAGCCCGGTCCCGACACAGAGTATTTCTATGAGGAACGGCAGGCACCGGGATACAAACTCGGCAGTTATTTAAACGTATACAACTTTGACAGTGTTATTAATGAAATCTTGGAATGTGAAGATTGGTCAGAATGTCTTCATGCAATCAGAAAAGAATATTTTAATGGTTCTTGCATGGTGTCGGAAGTTGTAGGATACGAAAATTTTCTTTCTATTGACCGACCAGAACTGAACAACATTCCAAACAACGTCATGGTCCTGATTGAAAGCGGAATGGTTCGTGGAACGTATGAGCCAAACCAGCCAGACGAAGACAATCGCCACTACCATTACGATGTGTTACCATCGCCCGATACAATGCGACGAGGCTGGTGGATTAGTGACGATTTAAAGCAAATCCTTGAAGAAGTTTACAATTGGAAGTTTTTTGAAGACGTAGTTCTAGGTCGTAATATGCCGGTAGATCCATTTGCCCAGATAAGAAACGAAGTCTGGGATGGTGGAGTCAAAAAGAACTTAAAAGACGTACAGTACCATGATTTAAAACTCGCACTATCCGAAAACATCAACCTACCAAGCGGCGTTGAGGAAACTTCTGATGATAGAGCAAGAAAAGACACGTACAACATCTTGGCTCTGTTTAGTTATGTTAATTCTGACGAGGCTTTTATTGAGGTAGAAGCGCAGGCACTTCTTGATGGAGATTGTGAGCTAGGTTTCCAATCAAACGTCAGTTGGGGTGCGGTCACCCCGTTCAATCCAGAAATTAAAGTTGTAGAATATCTTCTTTATGCAAAAAACGATCCAGAGTCAGATAAAGAACTTCTCGCCACAATCGCAAACGAAGAACAAGAAGTATTTAACTTTGTTCATGATTTAGACAGTGTTGCTACTGGAATTCCTGAGTATCCAAAATATTATGTCTCGTGGAGATCAAATATCTCTACAACTTCTTCAGAGTTTGATGTTGTAAATCAACCCTCAACATTTAATGAATACGGCGTGCCATCCTGTGAAGGTGCAAACATTTCTCTGTCAATAACATCCGTTGGTCAATGTTGGACTAGCGAATATGGAGAGGTGTCTCTGTCGTGGAATATTTCTCTCCCTCCAAACTCAGAGATTTCAGAACTTACACTCTTTAAGACAAAAGGTAGTGAGGTAGTACAGTACGAACTTGAAACAGACGTTAGGAGCTTGACAGACACTGGAAACGTTTATGATGTTGGAGATGAGGTATCCTATAAGGTCGCCGCAACTATTAACTCCCTAGCACTAGGCGAGCCGGTGTCAACTGTAGAAAGTTTTACAGTTGTTCACGAAGTAGAAGACTGTATCTGTGACGATGTTCCAAATCTTTGCGCCGACAAGTGCTGGATTAGAAAAGAAGGCGACGTAGATTGCGAAACAGATACAGAGGCAGCATTCAATCCAGAGTTATTAATATGGATGGAAAACTATTCTGAAGATCCTTTTAGCGAAGACCCTAGAGCGTCTTTTGATATTAAATATTGTATCTCAAACAAATGTGCACAGGGTCTCTCGGATTTTAATTTATATCTCCAAATGCCAGAGGGTGTTTCTATTGTGGAGACGCAGAGCGAACACGGAGACACCGAAACAGCATCGGCTTTTTCCGGTGGTTTAGACTTGTCTCTTTGGACAATTTCATCTGCCAGCGGTTGGACCGAAGCAAAACCAACTCACGGCACACTGTGTAAAGTTTTTATTGATAAACCAATCGGAACAAAAAGAATTTCTTTCCTAGAAGAACAAACTGCTTTTACAGTGACTGAAAGCCTAGAAGATTTTGAATACAACTGGGATAACAATGCTATAAATCCAGACACAGAGAACAAAGAGTGGCAATCTGGACCTCCGCTTTCCGTGTGTACAGATGAAGTAGACATGGGTTATGGCGACTACCTGATTGATCTCCAAGCAATTGATCTTAAAACCTTTGATGTTAATTTTTGCCTAAGTAGAGACGACTTTGATACCTTTATTCTCGTTGTGTTAAACACAGACTTTAAAACGGAAATTGAGCAGGTAGATCCACTGATCGGCATCGCAATAAATAACGGGTGGAGTGTTACATTCAGAAACATTTCTCCGGGAATCAGCGTTATTATGGGCAACGGCTCCAACGCCATTCGTTCGTCGGGATATGACACCTTATTGAGAGTAGGGCTCTCCGATGCTTCAATCAACAGAGATATAGATTCTTGCGTGTGCGTTTTCCCATTCTTTTTGAAGTTGGGCGATCTTTGGCAAAACGTCCAGAACCTTTCTGGCAACTTTGACGCAACCAGCCCCAACAATGCAACCAGTTATGGAACAAATGCGTCATACATGGCAACACCGACATATGCAATGACTGCGGCTTCGCCTACTTATGGGTTTTATCAAGCCACATCAAACCCTGTTGTTTCCGGACTACAAAATATCGCAAGCAATATTGATCCAAGATTTAAAGAGATTGTTTGTTGCCTGAAGGATGCCTATCAATTATTCTTGGAAAAAGCAAACCTTCCAAACTCTGGAATTTCTCAAGAGGAAATTTACAGGGTCACCTACTCAACCCAGCTTTTTGTTATGATGATAACAATGTTTTCTTCTTTGTCAATCGCAAAAAGTAAAGAAATAAATAAAAAACTTGACAGAATCGCAGAACTCGGTGAGTCATTGTGTGGCAACTATTTATTTCTTGAGGCAGATGGTTCCGAAGGTGAGTATGAAATATCAATTAAATATAAGTTCCCATCGTCACAGGTGTCAGGCATACAGTTTGATGTAAACGTTCCTAATGATTTCGTCATTGTAAGAGATGGCTTAGAGGGGGATGCAAAAAATAAAAAGTTCTTGCAGGCTCTAGGAAACAATGGTTCTTACTTGGCTGTATATGACTATGGAATGACGAAGGTTCCAACGGCGGGCGCTGCATACTTAACTTCTTCACCCGATGATCAACCAAGACTGTTAACAAAATTTAAGCTCAGTTATACTGGTTCAGGAACCGCACCGTCATTATCACAAATCCAATCAGTGTTGGGCATTGTAGTTGGTGGTGATACAGAAATTTCAAGTGCCAAACTTGTCACCAACACGAACAGAACAGACCCTTCTAGAAAATGGAACGGAGACTGGTACAACGTTGACCAAGAGAATCAAGTAAATGTCCGAGACTTCTTGGTTTCGGTTATTCTTTGCTCAGGCGGTTCTGGGGAACTCAGCTTTCCTGACAGTATTATTGTTTTACCTGACGGTGAGAGTGTCACTACAAAATATTTTGGCGGGTCGGCGTATGATCTATCAAATATCACATACAATCCCGAAACGTTTATTGGTCGGGACGATGAGAATTTTCAAGAATATGTCCTAGACTACTTTGATGCCAACGGTGATGGTGTTGCTGACATTTCAGATGTGGTAACCATCCGAAACCTTTTTGCCACTTTGGGCAAGGCGGTGGTATCCAGACAAGAAGCATCTTCTATTAAGAATATTGTTCCAACAGAACTGTGTACAATATCTAACGGGATTGATCTTGAATTCTACGTGCCAGATGAGTGCTCTGATTTCTGTGTCAAACCAAAGTGTTTTTCCAAGGTTTGGATTTCAGATATTGTTGAGTCAGACGACAGTCTTTTGTTAGAAGTCTCTTATGCAACGGAGTGTGACGAAGCATCTATTTCAGGAGCCCAGTTTAAAATTTCCGGCTTAATTGGAGAAGGGTTACTTAATTGTGTATCCTCAGAAGCAGATGCACCTGACGAGGTTTCTAGAAAAAGATGGACTACACATCTTGTTTCATCATCTAGAGATGCAACCAAGGATGTTGTAATCGCTCACGCTACCTCGTCTGATGGCTATATTGAACCGGGATCCGGCATCCTAACCTACATACAAGTAGAAAAGAAATCCGTATATGGAAAGTTGACACCTAGAGAGGTTCGCAGATCTTTTATTAGTACAAACGGATACACTCTTAATAAGCTGGCTTCGGCTGTTCCGACTTTGGGCGCTACGTCATACAGCCCGATGGACTCTCTATATTCGGTATCACGAAATACTAGCGAAATTATTTCTTTTAGAAAGTTTGGCATGAGAGTGTCTGCACACTTCTTAACCACCAACGAGATTTTGAGTGAGACTGCTGAAGACTTTGTTGCCTCAGATTCAGAGGTAAGCGTTGATTTGTTTGAAAAGAAAATCTATGACGCTGCGTATGACTCAAACGGTGACGGCAAGATAGATTTAATTGATGTTCAGTCTTCTTATCACGCTTTAAATCCAACAAGTTTTGGTATGGGGGATGACGAAGTTGTCCCGACAGTCTGTTGTCCGTGCGACACCCCCGAAGGATTCAAGTTAGCATCTGCTGACTTCGCAAGTGGCGACCTTGTACTAAGTGCGGATTCGGGCTGGGGTAAAGACAGAACATACAGTGTGTCAAGATTGGGGCGAGGCAACAAAACAGAAGGTGGTATAATTCTTGCATGGACTCCTGCGAAGAATTGCGAATATTATATTGTATATAGAAAGAGTTCTACTCCGGGGTCACGAGCGATACCGGTTATTGGTTCCAAGGTTGGGGTAATTGCGAATACTGATTCGTTTAGTTATCAAGTTAAAAAGTCTTCTGTCAGTAGAAAACCCATCCAGATTGATTCCACTGTTTGGGTAGATTTTCCACCTCCAAATATTAAAGAATGTTGTGACTGGTGTGATGAAGAAGATAGCTCATGTATCGGACAAGAAGAAAGCAAGACGACCTATGAATATTATGTGGTTGCCCATAACGACTGCGGAGAAACTAGAAGCAACAGTGTAACTGGTAAACTCCCTTGTACCAATTTCCCACCCAAGGTGAAAAGCAGGGTATATAAAATCCCCGGAGGATCTAGCTTTACTGGCATTTTTGATGTTGAACTCAAGGACGAAAATTCTAATTTTTACACTTATGTAAACTTCAGATCTAACAAAGCAGACACGACCATGGGCGGAACGGTAACCGTAAAGAGCGGACCACCAGTAGATTCGTTTGGTCGCCTCGGTAGGGCGAATGCTAAAAGTTTTAGATACACCCCAAAGCGTGGGTTTTATGGGAAGGATAGTTTTAGGTTTTATGCAACTGTTGAGAACTACAGGGCGGCTCGCTGGGAAGATTGGTGTTCTGACGCAGGCACTATTGATTTTGTTGTCTACCCTCCAATTACAAAAGTGTGGGGCGAAGGCGGCGATTGTGGTTCAGGTGACGAACGAGGTTCGGCGGTCTTAAAATGGGAACCCATTGATGGTATTACTTACTACAAGATCTTTAGAGATGGTATTGAAATCTCAAAGGTGTACCCAGATCAAGATAGAAAGTTCGTAGACACAGAGATTATTGAAGACACCCAGAGAAATTGCAATTTGCCAAACTTGAGCTACCGATATGCTGTAGCACCATGCTACCTTGAAGGAGATCAGGAACTATACACTGCCCCGATTGAAATAAATATTGAGGTTGAGTGTTGCGGTGAAATTGAAAATCCAGAGTTCTTCACGAGAAAAGACAGAGATATTTGCGACGAAAACAAAGAGCGTCAAAATGGTGTCGTTACTTTGTTGTGGAAAGATTTAGGTGATTTCAACGTTTATCACATTTATAGAAGATACAGAAAATCAACAGGAACATACTCAGACTGGGAGCGGATTGGATCACACTCTGACGATGCCAATGCAGTTCAGGGAGAAAATATTGAATGGACAGACGGGAAAATTATGTCGTGTTCCGGATGTAGTGTTTTTGACGTAGAGTATTCGGTCACAAGCGTTACTGCCGCTGGTGAGGGTGTGATTGATGAAGAATATTCAAAACTTCATGCAGTCACCTTTGAGTGTTGTAATTCTGGACCTATCGCCTCTGATCAGGAAATAATAATTGAGGACAGTAAAATCTTAATTAATAAAAAACTGAAAGCGTGGGATAAGGACTCAGACATAGTTTATTACGAATTGTTGAGCGAGCCCGTTTCAGACTCCGGCGAGATTTTTAGCTTTGACAGCGAAGCAGGAACATTTAGTTTTGCTCCAAGCTCCAAATTTGAAGGAGAGACCAGTTTTGAATGGATCGTTGGTGACTCTTGTGGCAACACTGCTTCTGCTACAGTAACCTTAATCCTTGTTAATCCCGGAGAGTGTAATGAAGATGATTATATCATTTGCAATGCAAGCCTTAGTTATCTAACGGACCAACAAGATAACGTTAATTCTAGAGCGAGAAAAGAAGGTGTTCCACAGGTTCCCTTCTCCCTGAACAACAAGGGTGTACCTTCTTTGAGAAAGAGGTGTGGTGCATATGCTCTAACAACGAGCATAAACCCAAGCAATTTTGCTCTATCTCAAGACGGTTGTATTTATGCGGCAGATACAGTTATCACAACATATGTGTTACCGCTGGTCAACATGACCTGTGATGATGATGTTTATTTCTCCGAATGTAAAGACAAGAGAGTTGATGGTATTCCTGCCACTGCTATTTCTTGCGAGAATGAAATATCGTTTACCAACTGCAAACCGTTTAAGATTGAGAGAGTCCCTGAAGCAAACTTGAAGTGTGACGAGAGTATAGAAATTAACGACTGTAAAGAAGAAGTAATTGAAAAAATGGGAATCACAAACATCACATGTGATGAAAGCAAAAATGGAGAAGATGGCGATTAAAAAAATGATTTGTGGGTGTTTATTACTTCATTCCCACTATTTATACATTAGAGAATAAATGCCATTGCGCCAAGAGGAAATAAAATATGTCAGACAGTAGCGTAGACAGCAATTATATTAACAATTTATTATCTAGAATCTCGTTCGCAAAACAAGATGTTGAGGACGGCGTTGAGCTTCAGCCATTAACAGATATGCAGAGAAACTTTGTGGTTTCTGTTCTTGAACTTTTAGAATATGGTTTAGAAGCATATGAAGATAGTAACTATGGATGTTGTCAAGAAGTCTGCGAAGTAAAGACTGAATACGACCCTCCCGGTGGCTACAGTACAGAAGAAGAATTAAAAAAAGTAGCAATCCTTACGACACTATCAAACTTGGGAATCAGCAAGGTTCCGTCAAACAGAAGTGTCAAAAAGTGGTGGAAATCTGTTGACAACAGAATGGTTCGTGCACTATCGGACGAATACCCAGCTAAATTAGTAAACTGGATTTTTGATTTTCTTGGTCTTCAAGAATCAGACAACCCAAACTTTCACGAACTCGTTTATGGTGTAACGTCTTTCCTTATCTACGTTGTGTTCGGAGATCCCGTACTTCACCTGAACAGCAGTTCTTTTTCGTCGGACAAGTCAAGTGTTGATGGGATTTTAGATGTAATCGTAAAGGATGTTTTAGGTTCAGACGCATCAAGCTGGAGAGTCTATCTTGAAGATATTAATGAAGAAATGACTTCTCACTTTATGACCCCACAAGCCAAGGAGTTGGCTAGAGATGAGGTTGTTATCTCGGAAGAATCGGTCTATTCATTTTTTGATTGGCTAGTTTCAACCTTGTTGCCAGCAATTAATCAGATTGAAGAAAATGAAGATTCTGCCCTTTCTTTTGGCGAAAAGATGCCCAACTATCCAAGCGGATTGTGGATTATTGTTAACGTTGTGCTTGCAATGTCTTTCAGCTTTCTTATCGGTGGTGCGAGAGCCAAGTGGGGATACGAAGAAGAACCAGAGTCCAGTACAGATAACCAAAAAATTAAGTGGGTTCCACCGATTGGTTTCGCCGAACAAGCATCTTTACTTGAAGAATATTATGCAGAAGATCCTGTATTGCGAGAAAAGTTCTTTAATACTTATCGCAGTCCGTTCAGAAGTTTCTCCGTACACAAAGCACATATTACACAAGACAATAATGTAAGAGTAGAATTTACCCAACCACTGTCATCCGAAGCGAGCGTTCTAACCGCTACTGAGTATTTGATTGAGCCGAATACACCAGTAGCCGTATATGTTGGAGCAGACAACAGGTCTGTAATCTTGGATTTCCAAAACTCTGTTGTGTGGAGCGAGGATCTAAGACTAAGGGTTTTGGGAAGCGGTGCGATTTATAACAGGAGCGAAGAAGATTATGCTCCCGGATGTGTAATTCCAATTTATGCATCTGCTGAAGCTGCCCGTGGAAGAAGTTTCCCAGAGGTCGTCAGATGGTCTGCGAGAGGTATGGAGATTGATTCGTCAGGCGCTCCCGTCGCAGGTAACGAATACGCTAAGACCGCATTTGCATATTTTAAAGACTGGCACAAAAGAAACTTAGGACCAGAACTCATGGAGGCTTTCACAGTTCTCCAATCTATCGGGTGGATGAACCTTAAAGGTTCTAACTTTGCTGGTTTTCTCCATCCCGACTCAGCGTGTGGTCCAGTCGTAGAGGAGCTTTTTTGTGATTATTATAACAGTATTGAACCTGAATGCATCAAGGTAGAGCTTGAGGGATCCTGCGGTATCTTTGATTGCGAGATGCCATCTGAGGAGGCTGTAAGACAAGACATTTCTGACGCTGAAGAACAAATATTGTTGTCGGAAAACACTATTAACACTTCTGCCCAGAAACTAGACGACCTTGATGATGCAAGAGTGACGGCAGAACAAAATAAACAGACCATTGAAGACGAATTAGTAGATCTGGAAGAACAGAGAACTCAGGTGTTGTCCGGCGGCAACCCAGCAGAACTAAAAGAAAATCTTGAAAAACTAAAAGATGAAGAAAAGGATCTTCTAGCAATTGCCCAAGATCCAACCAGACCCATTTCAGAAAGAAAAGAATATTATGGCAGGGTTGAGGATAAGCGAGGAGAAATTCTCGCAGCGGACCAAGCCTACACTAGCGCCACACAAGAGCTTGACAGACTCAGTAGCAGAGAGGGTGAGCTAAAGGCTGGTCTCAGCGACGTAAATGAAAAGATTAGACAAATCGCCGAAGCAGAAAAAGCACAAGAAGAATTAATTGCTGCTGAAACTGAGCGTTTAAGAGAAGCAACAGAGAGGCTGAACACGCTTAATGAGCTTTTAAATCAAATCCTGTATGGAAGTTGGTCTGATGTTTGCGATGAAACTGAAGAACAGACCATCGTGACGAGATACGACGGCGACGGAGATTTCCCAGCGGGAACAAACGACCCAGAAGAAGCTGGTATTCTTTTTGCTAGAAGAATTGAAGAAACACTCTCCGAAACTCAAATACGTGCAAGGCTACGAGCAGCGCAAGATGCCGCCGAAAGAGCAGAAGAACTTGTTGAAAGTAAACAAAGGCAAATGGATGACAAAAGGAGTGATTGGTTGGTGGAGCGCCAACGAGTATTAGAAACGATAAGCGCAATAAATACTGCAATTAAAAATCATGAGGATAGAGGGGGATTTGCGTAATGGCTGCACCGATTAATGTTGAAGTGTTGAAGAAAATGAAGGATGACGCCATGCGTCAACTCGCAACCCTTGATCAACGATATAATGAAGAAAGAATTGCTGACGGTAAAGATAAATCATCTGCCGCAGCCGAACTAGAGAAGCAACAAAAAATTATTGAAAGAATGGAAGAACTCCTCGCATCTGTAGAAGATGGTGAGGCTGTGGTCGGCGCTTCTTGGGCAATCCATGGAGAGCCGGGTGTGATTCCTTTATGTGTCGTAGAATGCCCAGAGTGTGACAACTCAGAAATTGACGAGATTCAAAAAGATGTTATTGAAGAACAAATCAGAGATATTAATGAGGAGAGAGAGCAGCTTAATTCAGAATTGACAGACAATGAAAGATTGTTATCTGAAACTGAAGAAGAATTGCGAAAGTTTATCTTGGAGTCTAACGAAGCTGAAAAGAGACGAGAAGAAGCAAACATTTTGATTGATGACCACGAAGACATAGTGGCAGCAGCAGAAAAAGAACTTGAAGAAGCTATCAAACTGGAAGACGAGCGAGCACAAGCATTCACGAATTTTAAAACCAATCTAAACGCAGAAATTGGCTCAATGAAAGAAGCGGCAGGAAACATAGATGACGAAATCAATGCTCTGTGGACAGAAGAACTAAGAAAATGTGACACGGACAACGATGGCTACCCCATTGGTGATGCAGGTAGTCCATGCCAAGCAACTGGTGACGTGATGCGAAGCAAGCAGGGTGACATTAACGAACTGTCTCAAAAAATTTCTGAAGCAGAGGGCAATCTCGCTGCTGCCACAACCTTCCGAGATGAACAAAATGCTGCTTTTGATCTGTTAAAAATCCAAAAGCAGAAAGAAATTAATGAAGGCACGGAAATCATTGAAGCAACTAAAGGCGAACTCGTTGACTTGGAAAAAGATGTGGTAGAAGCACTTGAAAAGGTAGCAGCTACATCAAACGACGCTGCAACTATAAGAGCCGTAATTACTAATATTTCAAACTCTCTATATCGGAACGCACAAGACAAAGCTGAAGCAGAAAGATTTTTAAGCCAAATTATGTCCGACTGTGATGAGTGTGGTACTTGGAGAATTATTCGTGCAGGAACAGAAAACTCAGAAGAAGGTCCAGACTGTCTTCTCGGGTGGGAATACTCTGAAGATGGAGATATTCTTGTTGACGAATCAAGAGTTGCGAACAATGTAAGATTTGTTTCTCTGTATAATAAACCTGACACCTTATTGATTGACAAGAGGGGCGATGTTTGGGCAGACGGAGAGAAAGTCGCCAGAGTTGCCGTAAGCGGCATCGTTGGTAGATGGTTTGATAACTTTACAGATCCCACACTTCCACAATTAATGATTAATCCGAGATTTATCGGAAACAATAGAATTTTTCACGTTATGCAAGATGGCTTCCACATCATGTGCGAAAAACCCAACAGCTTACGAGACGAACTTGCTCGCCACGAATTAATTCCCTATCACATTGGAGATTATTTTGTAAACAGAGCTAAACACTGTGACGATCACGAAGAAGGTTCCCACCACGACGAAGATTGCAAGATTGAATGTTGCGGTCCACCAGAACTTCCAGACTGCTTTGATATTGGCGATTGTCCGGTGACAATTCCCGAGTGGTTCAAAGAATGGTATGGACTACACCAAGATAATTTATATTTAAAACTCCCATATGACAAACGATATGAAGGGGATCCACTAAGGTACACTCACGAAGGTCAAATTCTTTTTGGAAATGCATTTGTAGATCTTATTGTAAGATATTTTAATTCTACACCACTGGATGTTGAGGACGGCTTTAATGACTGGTTTGTAGATAGAGGTTTAAACAGAATTCTAAATATTCTGCCACTTATTCATAAAAACAGTCCACCGAGATCTAGATTTAGCTTATCTAACTGGACTTTTGGAACCAACTCAAACTCTCCTAAGATTTCCCTTCCGGTTGATTCATCAGTTGGGGAGTGTGTTGAGTGTTGTGACCTAATTGATTCGTCATGTGGCATCATGCTTACATTTGATGATTGCTGTGAATTTGCGTGCGGAAGATGGTCAGCAGACTGTTCATACACCGAGGGCGACATTGTAATAAGTAAGTCCGGCGAAGCGTGTTACGAAGCAATGATTGATATTTGTGCGGGCGACTGCAACCCAGAACCGGGCAAAGCCGCAGAAACTATCTGGAGAAAATGTACAATTGATTGCGAAAACGATGCTCCGATTTGTGACTTTACAATCAGCGACCAGTTCTTGTGTGATGATAAAGACTGTGATGCAAGAGTTAAGGTTGGAGCACTGTATGAACTTAATCAGTCACAGTGCGAATATGTCTGGACATTTACCGCAAGAAACGTTTATGGAATGGCAGATGATGTTGTAGTAGAAAGTTTCGGTTATGCTCCCGGAGACAGTTTTGACGAGACGAGTAATATTGTAGTAGCAAGCGTCCCTCTATTGCCTGTGGGTTGCGAAGACAGCAGCGTAAATAACTTTAACCCGAACACTTGGATTTTCACACTAGAAGCACGAGCATCTGAATCTAACCGAGTGTTGTCGTGGTGCCAGTCTCAAGAAAAAGAATTAGAACTATCTTGTGGATTCTCTGTTGAGGTCTGGGATGGTGTTGAGGCTGCTATGGCAGAAGCATACAACTGGTGTGATGAGAAGACACCTGATAACCCAACAGGTCGGAGAGCAGCCGCTCCAAGTTCGGCTATTGCGGAGGTATACACCGATCTTGAAAGATTCTATGAAGAATTTGTATCATATCTTGACGGCGAAAGAAATACTTCTACAGACTTTAACGAATTTAACTCAATTATTAACAGAGCGAACCTCGTTGTTCAAGAAATTAAGTCCAACTATGGATTAAGCGTAGGCGATCTAGAAGCCATCAGAGACAGTGCTATTGCATCTGTCCAAGCGAGCGACTTTGAAGGCGCAGAAAAGATGATTCAAGATCTTGTATTTGGAATTATTTCTGTCATTGACAGCAACGATATTTATGTCGGAGTTGAAGACTGCTGTTGCATCTTTGTGAAACCAGACGATGCTTCGCAGGCGGTATGTGATTTATCTTGGGTCTGGCTCGTTCGCAGCGACATTAACGACAGATTTGTTCCGTATTATGGAGGAGTGGGTCTGCAACCAGCAGCATCGGTGCTCTGTGTTGAGAGAAACCCAGATCAATATAACGTAACCAACGCTGAAGTTGTCCTAATGTCTTACGCTGCTTCATGTGATGAGGTTGTACGGGCTAGAATTGAAGGTTGGGATGGCGTGACTCCATGGTTCTCATCTCAAGATGGCTTCACCGCACTTTCGGTTTGTGAATGTTATCGCCAACAGTCTGTAACTTGTCCATGCAGCCCAAGAGACGGTATTGCAAACATGATTCCCGGCGAGTGCGATATTCAGAACTTTAGCCAGTTCCCAGTTGAACTGTCACACGTCAACCCATTTAACGAATGCACCGTAAGATGGGTTTGGCAGGTTAACCGAACCGGTGCGAATCCGGTTGAGTTTGCGGGCGGCGTCGGCACTTCAGCAAACACAAGAAATATTAATTTAATTTCTGGCGAGTCTTATGACCTCATGCTAAGGTGGAAGTCTGAAGACGAGACCAGCGGCGGCATAGTATGGCAACAATCCTACGACGTTCCAGTATGTCCTGTTCTTGACTTAACCTTTGACAACAGTTTCACGGATACCATCTATGGAGAAATTACTACTGGTACTGCACAGATTGAATCTGACGCACTCGGAGACAACCACCAAGGTGTAATTATTGATGCTTATCCGGGAACGGATAACGAGTTCTGGTTTACCAATGAGGTAGACTCGGATACAGATAATCCTTCTATCCTTTTTGTCAACACTGCCGATTCTGATCCTCACGGGACTTTTAAAATCTTGGCACAGCATACACCAAACTTAGAAGATCCTCATTGGTTGGCTGTTGATCCTGATGAATATCGTTGGCAGTGGCACGTCGCCGTTAGACACCCAGACAATGGCGCACTCATGGGCGAATTTAGTACAGGTATCTTGACTTCACTAAATGGCAAAGCCCCAGATTTTACATCTTCAGATCTCTCCTCTGCGAACAGCAACTTGGTGAGTGAAGAAGCAAACAGTTATGTTTACGAAATTACACTGCGTGCCATTCTTGCGTCAAGCGGCGTGATGGTAGAGCAGAATCAAACACAAGTTACAAACGATAATCACAAGGGTCTGAGAAGAATTACCAATGTTGTTGCAGGTACTGTGGCAAGCGGAGACTACTTTAATATTGCTATCGGCACCATAAACGGTCAGTCTTCTGCCTACCCGAGACAGATTAGTTACAGACCAATGGTTGATTGTACAGGTCAGCGCACACAACAGTTTAAAGTGTTTTCAACGTGGGCGAACGGAGATTCTGCAACCACTAACGCAACTGTTGTGTTCAATGTGGTGGGAGACCCATGCCAGCTTACTGGAACTTATTGTGACTCAGTAGAAATTATTTCTGCTCCTAACACGATTGAAGCAGGCGGTACTGGCACGGTTGTTTATGAAGCACGACTAGAAACAGGTCTAAACGATGAGTGTGGAGAACTTACAAATCCAAACACAACTATTGTGCACGAATTAACACGGGCGATTGGTGTTGATGTTGATGGCGAGATTATCACTGAAAATGTTCCTTTTGAGGTCATTTCCGAAACAGTCACAGCACACCCACATTTGTTAACCGTTATTAGGTTTGAGTGTGAATATGATGTAAGTGAAAACTATAGTTCCAGCCCTTCCGCATCTTTTGATGGAGAATTCTACGGTTCCATTAATATCGCACCTAATGTTGGTAGTTATGCAAACTTCGCCAAGGAGTTGTCATACAGAGTTCTTATTACAACCTCCGATGATTGCGAGGCTTCAAAACTGGATCCGACGGCTGATTCCGAGACGCCTATTTTTGCTTATGCAGATTACCAGCAGTGTTGGGACGGTAGCTATATCAGACGTGACTACGATGGGAATCCGCTCGGAAACTGCCCTTGCCCACCTATTGACCTAGATGATAGCTATTCGTGGGATGATATTACTGCGAGCAACCCTGTGTACACGTATGCTCCGCAAGACGGCGTTGATGGCGCTGCTGCGCTCGGCAATGTGATGGAAATCAACCTTACTCAGTTTGTCATTGGTCCTCAGTTCGGCGGCAATTGGGTTCCTAAGTTTATGTTTAGCGGACACACCAGTTCAAACTTTAACGCACAACTAAAACTAGATCAAAACGGAAACACTGTTCCTACTCTAGTGATTACTGCTCTGACAGAACTAGACGGTGTAGATGAAACAATCTCTGTACCACTAGAAGTTTACAATCAAGCTGATTGGGGTAACTATGAAGGCGCTCTCGCTGGTGGCGAGAACTGCGTTAAGAGCTTCACTTTGGAGCTTGATATGAAGACGGGTTGTGGTACTAACCAGAATGCGTCCAACTATTACTTGAATGCAAACATTGGTAATGCATTCACCGGTCTAAATGCAACCGACCCTCAGTATCAACCTGTGTGTGTTTGTGCAGAAGTGGAGCTTGCAAGTAGCGCAATTAACACTGTTGTGAAAGACGAGATGATCGGCACAGATCCGGCAGAACATGATTTTACTGGGTTGAGAAGTGATTTCTTGGACGATATTGCTGTTTTGTGGGACGGAGAAATTAAATATGGAAACGCCAATGCTCCGGGAGCGATTGAGATGGTAACCATCCGACTCGGTACGCCATTTCAGCTAGATGACACCGCAGCGACAGCGGGTGCGGGAACTATGTTGACGGGCAGTGGATTTTTAAAACTAGACCTCAAGAAGCTATTCAACTATAGCGTAGGTAATGGTGTTGACGATTTGTCCTACAGAACTCTAGTTGGTCCAAACGTTAAAGAAGGTTGTGCAGGCACCATCATTGATGGCTCTATGTTGAGAATCCGATTTGGCGAACCTCATGGAGAACAGGGTATTTCATCTAGACACCCTATGAACCAGACACCCGAATTTTTCACGTCAACGTCAAACGGTGTAAACTTTGCGAAGTTTGAAGCTGCCAGAATTGATGCTAGTGATTGTCAACTATCTTCTGACTGGGATGTTATACATGATGGAGTAGGTGGAGATTATAGGAATACAATTAAGAGTCAAGCCGCTTCTTTAGGTGCTGTGTATTATCTAGTGGAAGCCCACGACCCAGAGTGTCCTGAAGCTGTAAGAAGAATTTTGATCAGAGTGTTCGTTGACACTCATCAGTATGTGGCAACGTGTAGAAAGCAGTCGCCTGAAGACACCACACCTTGTTCTGAAGGCTTCGCTGCGACTGGGCAGGTGCACAACCCAGACTTGTGTTGTTTCGGTGTTAACGTTACAGACACAACAGAAAACGATTTAGTGAACAATGAATCCATTGGTTATATAGATCAACAAAGCCTGTCTTGGGACTTAAACGGTGGAACATCTTCCGGTGGTCAAGAATACGATATTAAATTAACCATCGGTAATGGAGCGTTCCCTATTACTGGACAAGTATCTCATGCAGTCGGGAACCACATCGGTCTCAGACTTGACGAACTGTTCTCACCAGTAAGACAAAGCGATGTTCTTGAGTATTCTTGGAGCGTCGGAGCCAACCCTGTTGACGGTTCAGGCGGCAGCACAGGTAACACCATCTCACAAGGTGGTGAACTTGAGTTATTCATTGGTATAAATGATTGGCTCTTTGGAAGTGATTCTTATAGACACTCAATTTCAAGTCCCGAAAACGTTGGTGGACAGCGTATCGCATCTGCTCAGGGAGACTCTGAGATTCTATACACAGTTAAAGCAATTAACACTTCTTGTGATGAATGTGATGATGTGATTGAGTCCGACGAGGTTAAGATCTTGGTTGAAGTTCAAGAACAATCTACCTGTATACAACCATCAAACACTACGGCAGTCCGGGCAGCAATGGCAAGTGCGCTGGAAACTTCATTTAACTTTGAAGCGGGCAACACACCCAGTGCCCCATTCGCCGTTGCTGATGCCAGCAAACTATCAGTTTCTTGGACTACCGGCAGCGGTGCTCCGCAGTTTGAGGGTATCGGCGCTCTGCCGGTAGTGCGACTGAAATTTGAGGATGGATATTTTAATTTTCCAGATGAATGGATTACCAGACATTGGGATGCTTCCGATTCATTGAATTTAGGCAGCACCACCGGTGGACTAAGAATGACGATTCCATTTGATGATTGTTATAACAGCGTTGACGAATTAACAACATATCAAACACAGGTATTTGATTGGGATGACGCAAGTGGTACATATAAAGAAGAAGCCCAACGCAGTAACTCATCACCCGCCTTTGAATTGGGTTACCACACCGGAACCTCGGCGGTGACTATGAGGCTGAGAACTAGGGTCAATGCGGCTGAAGGGAGAGCCACGATTGAGACGCAATCTGCTCCAAATAGAGCACTGGTTGTGTTTGCTAAGAATGGCACGTGCCCCGAAGCCATGATGGCTATTATCGTTGAGTTTGAAGAACATCAGAGAATCGTCCCAGTCGGTTGTATGGACCCTATTGCGTTTAATTATGATGAAAATGCCCTCATCAATGACGGTATTTGCACTCCCGTGCTTCTAGGATGCACGGATCCGACAGCGTGCAACTATGACAGTCTCGCCAACACTGATGATGGCTCTTGTGAGCTTCCAAAGTGTTGCTTTAGTGAATCACACATGTGGGACGGACTAAATTCAACCAGTCTCTCGGTCATCGGTTACGACAGTATTGAAGAACCGAATGCAAACGTTAGAACGGATAGAATCCACAGTCAACTGATGAGCAAGGCACCACCAGATATTAAGATTATGCCTCACGGCGGCTACGGTATTTATAATTGCTTGTCGCAATGGCAGCAACTAAAATTAGGTGCTTACACTGGTAGATATTGGGGTCCGAATGGGGATCGGAAGTTGACCAGTCAAGCAAGCGAATTGTACTGGTTGATTAAGCTGTCCAGAGGATTTTTATCTTCAGATAGTGACCCAAATAATTTGAGCCTTGCGGAATATGATACGGGATATAAGGGTATTGTACTACCGGCTGTACCAGCGGGTTCAGACGTTGCTGAAAAGATTTATGAAGCAATTGCAAACCTACACCACTACATCAAAGACTATACTCAAAGAAATAGTTTTGAGGGAGAATGCGAAGTAATTCAGAGAGTGGTTGAACATTTTGCAGTCTATATTTATAATTTGGGTCAACTGAACGTGCAATTGTGCGGTCCAGCAAGATCTTTTATTACAAACTCGTTTGTGAGCGGTGGAGCGGACGGTGCCTCCGTCGTCGCTATTGTCAGCCAGACCCAAAAGTGGAGCAATATGCTTGGAATCAACAACTGGAATTTAACAAACGTCAAGGCATGGCTAACGGCTGGTGTTGAACAGAACACATGTGGCACCGATTGTAGAGATCTGGATGATGCAACGCCGGGAGTAACCATTGACGGAAACAACATTCCATCTGATACAAATATTGAAGGTCCATTTGAGCAATATTCTTGGTACAACAATACGGTTGGTGGCTCGGAGTGGGAAACTTGGGGGCAAAGCCTCGGAGGTAATTTACCACAATTATAGTTTACAAAGATAAGATAATGTGATAAAATAAAGGATACAGATATGAATTTAAACGACATTACAAGACGATTTGTTCTAAACGAGGGTCACAATCCTCCGAGCTTAGCTAGTTATATTCAATCTTTGCAGGAAATTATTCTTAGTTTATCTCCTCGCACTCAAAAAGAGGCGAGACGGGTAGAAATCGCAAAAAATCACTTGCGTGAAATCAAGAAAAGTGTTAAAAGATTAGAAGAAAAAGTAAAAGTATTAGAAGAACAATTATTAGAGTCTAAAGAGGACAGGTAAAATGGGCACGAACGTTTTTTTGACCGAAGGCGGTGTTGCGGGTCATATGAATCACCTATATGATAACGGTGAACTGACTTTTGCAAAAATAAAAGAGATATTTACAGCAGCATCCAACGGAGAGATTGAAGGAACCGAAAAAACAGACGGTCAAAACCTTTTTATTTCTTATTCGGTCCAGAATGGCAACGCACGTGCTGCAAGAAACAAAGGAAACATCAAACAAGGCGGTTTAACGGCTGAAGAACTCGCCGCAAAGTTTGAGGGTCGTGGAGAACTAACTAAAACCTTCGTAGAATCCTTTGAAACGTTTGAAAAAGCTGTCAGATCCCTAGATCCAGAAACACAAATTAATATATTCGGTCCAGATGCAAATATTTATTATAATGCAGAGATTATGGACCCGAGATCTCCGAATGTGGTTAACTATGACACGAAAAGTCTAGTGATTCACCAAGTCGGGCACGCAGAATACGATAAAGCTACCGGCGAGAAGGTCAAGGACGGAGAAAATACAAAAGATGTGTCAGCAAACGCCAAAGTTTTGCAATCTGCCCTTGAACAAATGCAACAAGCTACAGCCGAGGACGATTATACTGTTCAGATTAACGCTGTGAGGCGCTTAGAGGCTCTTGAGGACGATGAAGCACTTCAGGATGCCATTGACTCACTAGATTCCGCTGTGACTTCCGTGGGGCTCTCAGATACCGCTACAATTAACCAGTGGATGATTGAAAGATTGAAGCCTCACGTCCAACAATCCGCTCCGGGCGTTGATGAGGCTGTACACCAGCTTATTATCAGGCGACTTATGAAAGATGGAACAAAATTCACTCAAGTTGTCAAAGGTTTGGACAGAGAACAGAAAGAAATCGTAAGAGCCATCATTAAAAGCGAAAAAGAGCTAAGAAAAGCTGCAATTCAACCTGTTGAAGAAATTATTCATGATTTTTCCGTTGAAATGTTGCGTGGGTTGCAAAGTGCCTTCATTTTGGACAACACAAGAGAGGTGGAGAGGCTAAGGGGCGAAGTATCGTCCGCAATCGCCGCAATTGAGGGCTCAAACAACGAAGCAGCCATGAAAATCCTAAATCAACATTTAAAAAAGTTAAAATCTGTTGAGAACGTGTCTACAGCATCTGAAGGCTTCGTTTTTGACTACGATGGGGTAACTTATAAGTTTACAGGCAATTTTGCGCCGATAAACCAGATTTTGGGACTATTTAAGTATGGAAGGGGCGATATTCCCGCCATGGTTAAAGAAGAAGACGTGGAACAGAGAGATAACGATAGATATTTTGGTGTACTGAGTGAAGAAGGTGCAGAAGTGGATGTTGCGGTTGTACCGGGGGCGTTTAAGCCACCTCACCGTGGTCATCTAGCTATGGTTGCAGAATATGCAAAGATGGCGAAGCGTGTTATTGTATTTATGTCTCCGTTGCCGAGAAAACTAGACGACGGCAGAGAAATGGGGTTTGACATGGCTTATCAGCTTTGGCAACCTTATCTGAACTCAGCAGGGTTGACAAATGTAAAGGTTCTAGAGTCTCCGGTTAATTCTCCCGTTGGGGCAACGTTTAAGTTTGTAGCCAACGAAGAACAGAACCCAGATTGGGCACAACCCGGAGAGTCGGTCGTGCTCGGTGTTTCTAACAAAGGGGGAGACGACAGTCGCTTCAGTGACAAGGCGCAGAAATATGCTGCCGAAGGCGTTACCGTTTTAGCAGGTCCAGAATACACAGTTAATGTATCGGGCGGTGCATTCACAGACTCCCGCACGGGAGAGCCTTTAAGTGCAAGCACTATGAGGTCTGCTATCTCATCAGGTGATATTGAAACGTTTACTGAATATTTACCAGACTCCTTAAAGGGCGAAGCAGAATCACTAATGAATAAACTAACACCAAAAGATAAAGAAGAAATCCAAGAATCCTCACGTTTAATCATCCAGCTTATTTCAGAAAGCCTAGAAGAATTAAATGTCTCTGGTGGTTGTGGGAGTGTTGTCGGTGTGCAAGGCAGTGTTGGAGTCTCAAAGAGGACAAACAAATATGACCCATGGGACGAAGAAGAAGAATTGGAAGAAGAATCCGATCAAATTGATGTAGAAACCGATGTTGGAATTCCAAGAGAGGAGATGCCTCAAATTAAATCTAGCGATATGACAGAATTCGTGCAATGGTTAAAAACTAACAAGGGTGTAGATTCAAAAACTGTCGCCATGACCGTTGATGATCTAAAACCTTCACAATCAAAGATTAATGTTGATAAGGTGAAGGGCATGTTGGCTAAGAAATCTATTGACGAACTCTCAAATTCAAAACCTGTTCTTGTCACAGAAGATGATTATTTGGTTGACGGACACCACAGGTGGTTTGCGCTTCTAGTTGATGATTCAAAGAACACTATCAAGAGCGTTCGTGTTAAAGCGAACTTTGAAGATTTTATTTCCATGGCGAATGAATTTCCAAAAGTCAGCTACAAATCAATGGTTGATGAGAATGTGGTTAACGAAATCCTTGAAGACATTCTACTACAAGAGGGGTATGAGAACTTTGGTGGACAATCAAAAGTTCTAAAAGTTGGTTCCGTTATTCTTGATATTGAAGACATGGAACTAATCCCATCAAAACACGGTGAAGAAAGAAGATTCAGACATACGAAGCCCGGAGGTGGTGGTCATAAAATTTCAAAAGATGCTATTATTTCGGCTGTTGACAGATCTCTGGGACTAATTATGAATGATTACGCCAACGGAGAAATTGAGAATGGGGAAGCCTTTCACATTAGAATGAAGGGTAAGTCAAACAAGGTTCCAGCACTAAACGTTATTGCTGCCTTGGATATGAAGAAAGGTCCAGACAAAATTAAAATTATCACTGTCATGAGAAAAGACGAATTCAGGACAGATAATTTCGGGGGCGGTAGCCAGAAGACATATAACGTAGGAGCTTAAAGATGATTATTGATAGAAACGAATTGATTGAAGAATACAAACTAAGAATGAATCTTAGGCAAGCTATTGAAAAAGTTTATGAGGCTAAATCCGTAACGAGACGAAGCACTCTCGTGGAGGAGAGAAAACTTAGGGCTATAGTAAAGAAACTAATTTCTGAATCTGACGAGAAGACCCCACACAAATCAACAGGCATTAACGTCCTTGAGGATTTGCTAAAGAAAATCGTTCCTCAACTAGAACAAGAATATAAAAAATTGACAACCTCTGAAGATCAGAGAGAGTCTTTCCGCTCACATATTATCAACGCAGTTCAGAATGCATTGGCTCCTACTAAAGCATCAGCCGAGGCAGAGACAGAAGAAGAAAAAGAGCGAGCAATTGATATTAACGAAGAAGAAATTGAATTGAACGTTGGTGAGGAGCCAGCGGACGAACTCGGAGGAGAGTCACCAGACGAAGAAGCATTTATTGATATTGACGACTCGGGAAGCGAAGGTGATGAAGAACTTAGCGACGAGGAAAAGTTTGGTGCAGGTACTGATGGCGACGAGACCGGAAGGAACATGGCATTCCATGCATTTGAAAGAGTTGAGAAAAGTATTATTGATGCTTACGGTTTACTTTCCGCAGATGAGGACAGAGAATTATTTTACGACTACTTACTAACGAACCTTAAACTTTATTTTGACAAGTTTGAGGACGAGTTGGCGAGTGTGTTACCCGAGCCGACTACTTCAGAGTATGAAACAGAAAAGGATAGCCAAGAAGCAGATAGAGAAGAAGGTGAAGAAGCAGCATCCGATGAAGGGGGTGATGAACTAGATTTAGGGGATGATGCAGAAGCCGATGACGAGTTAGATCTAGATCTGTAAAAAATGGTAAAATTTTCGTGTTTTATTTAACATCTGAAAAAAAATATGCTATAATCTTAACTATACAAAGATAGTAAAGAGAAAAGAAAAAAAAGGAGAACAAAACGATGCCTAGTCCAAGAGTAAGAAGACTAAAGAAAGCAAATAAAAGAGCAGCGTCTCAAGAGGCGGTTCAAGTTGCAGAGGCTCCAAAGGTAGAAGCTAAGGTTGAAGAAAAACCTAAAGCTGAACCAAAAAGGAGACGCAAGGCAAAGTCTGTGAAACCTGTTGAGGTTGAAGCTGCACCACAAGAAGAAGTTGTGGAAGCAGAAGAAGCACAAGAGGAACCACAGGCAGAAGAACAGCCTGTTGAAGAAGAAGCTCAATCCGAAGAAGAATAAGTTGGTATACTAATGTCTTCAAATAATGTAAAGAGATTTTCTCTAATTAGGAAACTAAAAAAAGAGAAAAGACTCTCATATGATTTAGAAGTATTACTAAACTCACTAACTCTTGAAGAAATCATCGCCATGAAGCTAGAACTAAGTGCTAGAGCAGCAGGTAATAAGTTCTATGGTTTTCCAATATGGTATTCACTTCAAGACATGATCAAAGAATCACTACTATTATTTGCGGTGTCTTCTGCTAAGACAAAATCAGAAGCAAGTAGGTTCTTGGGTCTCACACCAAAAAGATTCAGACAACTATATAAGAAGTTCAATATTGAACAATACATTAACGGGGGTGACGTGGATTTGACGGGGTAGTAGAGGTTGAGAGTGCAAGTAGCTAACGGCAACACATAGCTTGACAGTGTAGCAAAACTTTAAATGCCAACGACAACGTTGACTTCGCACTTGCTGCTTAAACAGTATTGATGCGACGGGGTGATCAGCAACCTTGTAACCAAAGCTGATTAAGTGGGTGGTTCCACTGAAACAAACAAAACCAAAATGGTTCCCTATTTATAGGTGGAGTGCAACAGGGCAGTAAGCACCGGGATTTTCTGTCTATCTTTGTTAGTTTGTGATAGTAAACTAAATAAACTTGTGAATGACTTGATATTAAAACTATTGCGGACGTGGGTTCAACTCCCACCACCTCCACCAACAAAAAAGAGGAAACTATTATGGAAACTTTAAACCAAATTGTAGAATTCGTAGCCGCTCATTCAATTACTCTGACCATTGGTCTAAGCACCGGTCTTATTTTAGAGCACATGATTAGTCCTGTGGGAAAACTTCGTGCATCAGTTGCGAAGCTACTAGGAAAAGCTAAAGACGCTGTAGAAGAAGAATAATTAAATTCTTTGATGTCCGAACTTTTGAAAACTACCTTATGAGATTTTTTGTCTGTAAGGTAGTTTTTTTATTTGACAATTGCTGCAACTCGTGTTATATTAATAGAAAGATATGCGCCCGTAGCTCAACTGGATAGAGCATCGGTCTTCTAAACCGAGGGTTAGAGGTTCAAGTCCTCTCGGGCGTGCCACTTTTTCAACGACAATAAGGAGAAACGATGAAAAAAGATATTCACTGGTTAAGTTCAAAGAAAGAATCTGCAATTTGCGGATCTGAAAATGCTTCTTCAGATGATAACAACAGGGTAGAGACTGTCAATAACAGAATCTATTTTTATTCAGAAGTAAGCAGGGCTAAGAACCTAGAACTTAATAAGGCATTACATAGTCTAGACGTAAGTCTTCAGAACAGGGCTGTCGCCCTAAGCACAGATCCCGGAAGAATCTTTGTACACATCAATTCATACGGTGGAAGTGTTTTTGCTGGATTATCTTCTTCTGATTATATTCTAAAATCAAAGACACCAGTAACATCAGTTATTGATGGATGCGCTGCATCTGCTGGTACTATTATGAGTGTATGTGCCAGTCATCGCCAGATGCATAAACACGCCTATATGCTTATTCATCAGCTTTCTTCCGGTTTTTGGGGGAAGTATGAAGAAATTAAAGATGACATGGAAAACTGTGACAATTTCATGAAGGTCATTAAAGAAATTTATGAAGAACACACAAAGATTCCAAAAAAAGAACTAGATAAGATTCTTAAACATGACCTGTGGTGGGACGCAGAAAAGTGTTTAAGTTATGGACTGATTGACGAGATTATCTAGAGTTTGGCAAGGGGTGATGGGAATTACCTCACCCCAGCCAATTTATCGGGGAGTAGCGCAGTCTGGTAGCGCATCTGGTTTGGGACCAGAGGGTCGCAGGTTCAAATCCTGCCTTCCCGACCACTTAGGAAAATATGATGAAAAAAGTTATACATGTTAATGCACACAACATTAGGAAAAACAATACTTTAAACTCAGAAACATATCCAGTAATATCTGTAAAGACGTATAAGGAAAATAAATACGCTAAAGAAGTCCACATCAAGAATAAGGACGGCGAGCTTGTCGCCAAGGTAGTGTATAATTCCAAAAAGCCTTTAAGTTGCGGAGCTAAAGTTTGGATTGAGACAGACACTGACGTAGTTGATGTTGAAATTGTTCGTTGAATTAACAGGAGGTTTGGATGAGAAGAACTTTAAAATTAGACTCATCATACAGACCTGTTCAGATAATTAATTCTTTTGAGGCTTTCTGTTTAATATATATGGGGCGTGCAAACATAGTTGAAGTTTATGACGATGAGTTTATACACTCTGCTTATGAAAAATTCCCAGTACCCAGTGTTGTCTCCCTAAACAGATATATCAAAAGGGACAAATTAACTCTGAAGTGTAATAGAAAGAATGTTTTCTGGCGAGATGGAAACGTTTGTCAATATTGTGGAGGTCAATTCCCAACAGACAAACTTACCTTGGATCACGTGACACCCAGAAGCAAGGGCGGTCCAAAGACATGGGAGAACATTGTGACGTGCTGTAAAAAGTGTAACCAAATAAAGGGAGATAAGCTCCCATTTCAAGCAGGTATGCAACCATTAAAACAGCCGATGCAGCCAAGCTCACAGATGTTTCATATTATTGAAAAGGAAAAGGTACACGAGAAATGGCTACCTTATCTTGTAGGGTTTAGAAAGTAGATAGAACGGCGTATGAAGTAATTGCGGCAACCACTGAGCCGTAAACTGTCCCTACAAACATTCCTGCTGAAAAAGCTCCAACGTTTTTAATTGCCTGTGTCGCTTTCTTCATCATCTTTTTCATATACATATCCAACCTCCACTAGAGAACTAGCTGGTGGTCCTATTAGTTCACCAGCACTATCGGTCGCAGTAAATATCACGCTGTTGATAGAAGATTCATAATACCACAAAGTTTTGTCATAAATTTGACCATCCACAAAGACCTCAATAGAGTCTTCGTATGGCTCGTGAGAGAGTTTGAATTTTAGCACTGGTTCTAGCTGGTTTGCTGCATCTGTCATGCCGGGACTCCAATCTTCAGAACATATGTCTACGACAACCCCACTAAGCATGTTTGTAGCATCAATATATTCTGTACCTACATTACTCATTAAGCCATTGCATGTTGAGTCGTCTGGTTTAAGATTTACAATGCTTGATACATATACTTGTGGTCTTCCGAGTGTTGTCAGCCAACTAATATAGTCAGACGCTCCTGTAAATCCCGAACTCTGCTCTGGTTCATCAGAAACAAAAACAATTAATAATGCAGCATCATTTCTCATCCAAGTGCTTGAATATGAATTGTTTATGATATATTCGTATGATGCATCAAAACCTTCTTCATATCCACCCACAAGAATCGCATTGAACATGTCTGTTGCATCTACAATGTCTGCGCCATATGTCAAAGGGAACTGTGTCTCGTTAACACTCTTTGTTGCATCTGCGCTCATCATGGCGAGTCTCCACTGTGTTGTTATTGGTAGACTGTTTAACACGTTTAGCATTGATTCAATGCCAAATAATAATCTGGTATTGTGTATGTCCATTGAACCGGAACGATCAATAACCCATAGAATATCAATACCGTCCATAGATGCTGATTGGTAGAAATGATCTACCCAAACATCGCCGTCCCACCCGTGGTCTCCGGTATCCTCTACGGGCACTTCCACTTCAACCACAACTTCAATATATTCTTTGGGGGCGACCACAGCATAATCTGTAACACAACCTGATAAGAAAAGTGTTGTTGCAAGTACAGAGTTGGCTATATTTTTAATCACTTCATGGAAGGTTCCTTGGGATCTGAAATAACTATGTCCCTAGAGTTTTTGTATGGAATAAAATTTGATTGAATTACTTTCTGTATTTGCTCAACCGAAGCGCCCATTGGTAAGTATGTGCCGCCAAACGGAGCAATCTTTACTGTGTGAATAATACCTGCGATATACCACCTACCTGCCCTCCTGACAAGGATTGGAGAACCCGAGCTACCTTGACCAGCATATACTCCGGAAATAGCAAAAGAGCCGTAATTGAGGCACGTGTTTGTATTGCCACACTCACCCAGATATAAACCTTCATCAATAAAAATATTTGGCGGGTTAAAGTATCCCCACGGCGCTGCCATGTTGAGGATCCTTTCACCATACTCTGCGTTTGATTTTAAAATCGGCAACCTCTTGACTGGCAACCTCTCAGATTCAAGCAGACAAACATCTACCTGTGCGTCAGATGCAATGTTCTTAATTACACGATAGTTTTTACTGTAAATCGTGGTTAAAGACTGTTGAGAAATTTTGTGTGATTTAATTTCATATAGTCCAAGCTGTACCATCTGTTGTAGACCTTCGGATGGTATCATGTTGATTAGCTGTCCTTCAGATAGAGAACAAAAATGAGCAACGCTCAAAACAAGACTCTTGTCTTCTTTTGTGCTTGGATCTTTATAGTGGTCAATGATTGAGCCGCTTGCGGAACTTCTTACGTTGTATTGTATACATTCCGGCATTCCGGAGGATTGCCAACCTTTATCTTCTTTTATTTTCTTTGAGGCACAAACGTTGAGTTCATGGTCGGAATAAAGTCTTACGAACGAGTCAGTTGGAGCAATTACTTTTGTACTAGCGCATCCGACAAGTGTTATTGATAGAGTAAAAATCCCAATCAATTTAGTAAGTTTTATGAATCTCTCCATTCATAGTCCACCCTAAAGCATTAATATTTCAATCCCTTATAAATTAACTATCTCCGTGCAACTAAAAAAGAAGAAAATATAAATATTTTTCTTTTACTTTTTCAGCGAACTAATTATAAGAAGGCTATGTGAGCCAACAAGGAGATCAAAATAATGTCAGGATTACACAATTCAGCAACCTTTCAAAAATCTGGTACACCACTGGTGATTAACGCAGCCGGATCACACTCATTAAAGAGAGTGTCTAGAGCCATCACGGTGTCTACCGCTGCTGGACCGGGTTCAATCGCCTTTGCCGGAGATGACGGAAACGCTTTTTCAATTCCGGCGAATTCGGTTGTAAGATTTGAAGTTGCAGTGCTTGGTTTCACTCTTGCTGGAACCGCTACCGCTGTGGTAGAATTAACAGGAATTTCTAGCAATAGTTTGGGAGACGGCGTTTTAGACGTGAACCGAGCCAATTTACTGTAGGTGGTAAAAAATGAGTAGGAACAATGGACTGGTACATTCAGCAGTAACGAGACAACTGTTGGAGAAGAAATTAAGAAAGCAGATTTCTGCCATTGGAATTGGAGATACCGCTTCCCAGATTCAGCTTCTTACTCAAAAGGTTAATGCCGTCCAATCAAATCTGAGTAATATCTACTCAACGATTGCGGGCTTGGTTAACCAGTTAGATATTTTTGAAACCATTACCGATGGTCTTCAGACTGCCCTTACAGAACTTGAACAAGAGGTTGCTTCTATTATTGAACAGACTCTACAAAAGGTCTCATATGTTCTTCAAATGGGCAGTGATGGCGTCATATCGCACACCGTAGATGAGCACGGGACCAACATCTACGAAGTTGAAAATCCTTTCCAAAGTAAAGATGTTTTCGTGCAGATTGTGGATACCTCCAACTCCGATCAGATCGTTGACGTATCGGTAGAAATTGAACAAGAAAAAATCACTTTATATATGGCACATTGCGACGAGATTGGGCAATATCGTGTCACTGTGATGGGTTGATCGTAAAGTTTCTGCTTTAGGATCGGGAGCTTCATTTTTCCACACACTAATTATAAGCGTTGATGGATAGCAGAGAAACCGCACACATTTCTTCCCTATAGAACGTGCACTAAATAGCAAACATCATTCTAAAGTTCGTGTTTGTCAGGGTACTGGTGTATCTTGCAATACGTTTGCATTAATTTGCGGGAGGATATTGCATGACTATTGGAATTAATTTACCACTTGAAGTGGCATTTAACGTAGTTCCAAATAGTTCTGAATTAGGGTGGACATGGGCAGACACCTCGGGTGGCGCTCAATCATGGAATTTTCATGACGGAGATGCAGCCCAACACGCTCAACTAAGAATAAATATACAGTTTTGGAACGGAACCACTTGGTCCGCATCCAGAACTTTAAGAACTTGGACGAGTGGGTGGGAAAACCTTCCACCTGAATATACACAGGGATCCCCCTTTGATGTGGGTAATTATCTAACAGAAATTGGATGGTCCGGTGTAAGTTCACAGCCTTTAATCAAGGTTACATTTTGGAATTTATTAAACAATGGTGCGGACGGTAATGTCAACTTAACTGCTGGCGAATCACCGTTGGTATATTTGTGGAACACGGAAGATGGCACTGTGGATCGTCTCTCTACGACAGGACCAGAACTGGTTTTAAACGGAGACGCAACCACAACTGTTGTTCAAGGTCAGGAATATTCTGATCTTGGAGCCACAGCATATGATTTAGATGGAGCGATACTATCTACAACCACTTCGGGTGATGTTGTAAACAGTAACGATCCAATTAATACAGAATTTGTCGTTTTAATTTCAGCGACAAGCAATGTTACTGGTGTATCCAGTGAAATAGATAGAATAGTAACGGTTGTATCAGCAACCGAAGATACGTCCGATGAGGACGATAGTAGCCCCGATAATGGGGATGCTCAAAACATGGAGGAAAATATTATGAGTAAATTTACATTTGGTAATAGGTACGATCTTGATTCAGCCGAAAAGGCTAGTTTTGATAACGTTTACCTAACACCGACAGAACTTGTTAGTCAGCTTCAAGATATGATTGACACACTTTCGCAACTTGCGCCTTCGGATCCGGCGAACATTCCTGTGCACGGTCGTTACGCCGTACAGGGATTCCCGGTTTACCAATCTAAGGAAAATATTCTTAGTGACGGTCAGGATGTTGCGCTTCTTGATGAAAATGGTGATTTTAAGTATGCAACCTTACAGGATGCTTTGTTGGACACCAATGAATCAGCTATTGCAGTGCTTAGACAGGCAAAAATGCTCTGGGAAAACGCAACGTCTTTTTACCCTTCCAACCTACCGGTTGATTTTGGTTACTTTGCCAATGGTGTTGCTGATGTGCATACTGAAACCACAACTTCTAAGAGTGGTAAAGACTACCTTGGTGGTTTAAAGACCATGGGAATTCAGTCTTGTGAAGACATTAACATTCACGGAGACTTGGTGTTTGACAAAAACGGTGACACCTTCGCCTTCGGTGACCTAATCACTGAAGTTCAATTTGTACACGGCGTGTTTATCAAGTACGGACCACTCGTAGACGAGAACGGTGATGACGCTGGATATGGTTCATGGAACATTGTAGAAGATCCAGAAGAAATTAATAACTGGCAAAACGATGTGTTTTTCCAACCTATTGATCCATCTGAAAGAGGAATCAAAACAATTCGTTCAACTGACGTTGGTTTGGAATTGATGCATGGTGTCTTTAATGGGACCGTTACCCCCCCCGGCGAGGGCTTCGTTGGAGACTCTAGCGTTGATTTCGCTCGCACGAGCATCAACGATAAGCAGTCTGGCGATGGTAGAACCGCAGATAGTCTTAACGGTTCTAGACAATTAGACGGTACAGATCTGCTCCCGGCGAGTTCGCCGCATTTGACTCCTTCACACCTAACTCCTTTTCAGGCAGAAGGTGTTAGCAAATCATGGAGTGAGTTTGGAGTTGTTACAGAGATTCCTCTCCAAAATCAAAAATGGTACTTGAGAAACACCATGGCTGACGGTAGCGTTCGCTATAGCGAGTTTAAGCCTGTTAACGATCTTGTTTCGCAAGTAGGTGAACTTGGAAGTGTCTATTCTGTTCTTGCAGGAATGCGAAGCATTAAAGATCTTCAGGATGCAGCACGTTACATGTTTGCTGAATTAGGTCTTGCAAGCATTGACGCTATTGATGATCTTGAAGACAAAATGACAGCGGACATGTTGGCTCTCATGCAACACATTAACCACGTTGAGGTTGAATTGGGTGCATATATCAAGAGAGAAGACGAAAGAATTGCTGAGTTTGCATTGGAGCGAATTGACGACCTTGCTGATGAAGTTAGAGATTTAGAGTCTGCAATCAGATTCACTGGTGAAGCTCAGATTGAAGACGGTAACATCCCAGAAGTCCTTTCTTTCACTGCTGAACTTGGTTCAAAAATGCAAGATTCAGACCTTGCTTGTTGGAAATTTGATGTTTCTGCTATCGTTAACGGCGTTGCTCGTGGTGATATTGAAGCTCAGTTTGAAGCAAGATTTGTTGATATGCCAGCGGAAGAAGGCGAAGCGGTACTCAAGGGTATCAAGGTTGATGTATTCTCCGAAGGTTGCGTATTGATGGATGATGTTAACGGTGATGCGATCAGCGTTGTTCCTACTCTAAGAGTTAACGCAATTTACGCAGGAACGATTGATAACAAGGTTAGCAATAATCCGAAGGGTGAAACGACGGAAGCTGAGGCTACCCCAGATTTACCTCTTGCTCTTAACCAGTCCATCGGAGGTGCAGATGATTTGAGAAAGATTGATGATCTCGGTACTGCTGGTGTAGGCGATCAGGGCAATTAATGAAAGTTGTGAATAAACAACATTTAATCATTTTAAACAAACTTGGAGGAAAATAAAATGAGTATGACAAAAAAAGCTCTCTATGCTTTGGCGGCGCAAGGTGTTGATATTTGCGGCGGCATGACAATCAAGGGAGGACATGATATGTTCATTGGGGATGGTTCTGCAATCACCTCAATGGTTAAAGATGCGGAATTCGTCGGTAATCTTTTTGTAGATGCAGAAGGCGAACCAAATTTTGATGCAGAAGGAAACAACGTGGATGCTGGTCACGGCGAAAAGGCTTTCTTGAGATTAACAAGAAACTGGGGAGACGTTGTTTACAAGGCAGTAAAGGGTGTAGATGACCTTTTGCTTCCAGACGACGGCGACGACAAAGTTGAATCTCTACCAGAGGTTAAAGCTCAGTTGGACAAGTTGTCACAGGCAATTGATACTGTGGTTAACAGTATGAGGATTGGTCGTGAGGTTGAGGTCACTAAACTTGATAATTCATTTGACAATTTCTTGGTTACGCTTCAGGCGAGCCTTGAAGAACTCAAAACTGAAATTCTAGATTATGCTTCAGCTAAAGATATTATTCTTATGGCTAAGGCAATGGAAAAAATTAATAAAACAGAAGAATGTTACGAACTCAGAGTTTCTAGAGATAGATTCTGTCTTTCAGCACAAATCGCCGAGGCTGCTCAAGGTTTGGACGCTGAGGTTTATAGTATTCCTCAAGAAAATGGTTCTCTTGACTCAATGAGAGGTAATGTTTCTCTTTGGGACGTTAGAGTCCACTTACACAAAACTGGTGAAGATGAGCACATTCGCTCTGCCGACATTGCACATGTTCTTTACACCGATGGTGATAAGTTAAAGTGCAATATTGACTTAGAAACTTGTCCAGATCATGCATTGGCACAAGATAGGATTGTTATTACCGGCGTTTACGCAGGTCCAGACTCTGATCTTGACGACGCATGTGAACAGGCTCGTGACCAAATTGCACCAGATTTTTCAGGTGTACCTTTTGAAAGTGCTGTCTTTGTTCCAAACTATAACAGTACGGATCATCCGGGAACTTTGGCGACTGCTGAGTCTGAGGCTAATAAAATCTCAAGAGCAAGTGCCATCAACGGCAACTCATAATATGAGTTACGAATACGCTTATTTATTAATTGGAGGAAAAAACAATGAGTGAATTTACATTTAATAATGATAGAGGCGAAGTCACAGAAGGACGCTTACAGGGTCAACGTGACGCCGCTAAGACGGTAACTCATGATACCGTTTCAGATATTCCTGCCGAGCAGGGAACTGAAGAAAAATTTGGTTCTGCGGAACTTAGTTTTAAAAATTGCCCAATCAAGAGATTGCTTGGTCACATGAGAGTTGCACTTGACGCAGAAATTTGCGGTGATGTTGATATTACTTCATCAGATGCAGACGTTTTTGTCAAGGGTGTTGCAGGTAAGAGACTCGTAAAAGAGTTGGGTCTTGTTTATGGTACTCTTAGTGGTGGTCTATTCACCGAGGCTGTTCCTGACGATAAAGACATTGACGACCTTAATGCTGATGGGTCAGACGCTGATTTGACTGAAGATATGCACGCTGGTGAGGGTCACGACTCTGACGCTAGTGTTCTTAATGTTGAACAACCAGATTCCAGCATTGATATTTCAGATGCTGATAAAGGTTGGTTCTTGAGAGTTCTTAGAGCCGACGGAGAAGAACAGTATATTGAGATTAAAGCTATTAACGATATTGTAAATGGTATGCAAGCTCAAAATTCTGTAACATCTGTTCTTGGTCTAATGCAGGAAATGGGAGCACTTCAGCGTGCGGTTCACACCGTTGCTTCTGAAAGTTTCGCCATGACCGAAGCAGACGCAGACAGACTTGAAGCTCGTTTAGACTCGGACATTCTTACTCTTGAGGCTCATCTACAGAGCTTGCAATCAAGATTGAAAGCGTTCATTGATCAGTCTGATTCTGATGCATGGGCACACATTGATGGTCAGTTGTCGGCATTTACGGCAAACCTTGAGTCAATGACTGCATCATTCGGTCTTCACGGTGTAGCTGATATGGTGATTAGTGATAACTGCCCAGCAACGACCGTGACATTTACTTCCGACGAAGCTATTCCTTTTGGGATGCAGGATGTTGGAAAGTGGATGATTCAGGTGTCTATCGTTCAAGATTCTCAGACGGTATTGCGCCATGACCTTGATATTCTAGCAGACAGCACTTTTAACAGTGAAGGCAAGCTAGAGGTAACAACGTCAGCAATCGCTTGTGAGCCTAACAGTGAACCAAAGCAAGTAAAACTTACAGCAATTTGGTGTGGTCCAGTGCTTGATCTTGGAGATACCACAGAGCTATATTGTCCAGACTTCAGCGCTGAACCACTAACAGAAAATTCTGAGAAGGATTCTGATTTGGGTGGTACGGTTTACTCTGATGGTTCTAGTTCGGGTGGCACTGAGATGCCGGGTGATAGCACAGGTGGTGGTTATACCACCGCAACATATACTGCACAGACTGATGCAGTAGTACCTCTTGCTGCATCCATGGAATATGATCCAGAAGCAGGTCTCGGCTTGCTCCTTGATTTCACTTCGGAGGTTCCGACCGTATCATCTACGTTAGCTGATGCAATCACCACCGCAGGCTTGGGGGGTGACGAAATCACCGTGGATTATGCAGAAACTGAGATAACTGCGACCGGCGTCAAGATCAAGTTAGACGATCCTTCACTTGCTGGCGTTCTTGTTGGCGCTATGAATGACGGTGCCATCGTTATCGCTGACATGACGAATGAATTCGGTAATGGACTTGCCGCTGGTGTAGAGAGCATTAGTGAACTATCGGAAGATGTCTACTTCACTCATGAAGTCGTATTTCCAATGGGTGAGTGGAATCCACCAGCTTGGCAAATCGGCTACCAGTTAAGCAATGACCTGAGTTTCCGTGATCAGACCGCTATTGACGTTGCTCGTGACCTTATGAGACCATATGACACTTATGGTATAGCACAAGGCGACGATCAGATGTATTCAAGATTATTTGTCCAGCACGGCGCTGCCTCTGTACCAGCAACGATTGGAGTGGATTATCTTGGAGTAACTGACATTCCTCGTGACGAAATGGGTCACCCACGTGGTGTATTCGTTTCATTCTTCAGTAGCGATAACCCAGCAACGTTCGTCCACTCTGACGATCAGGGCAATCACTACATCAGACTTGATGAGTACAGTGCCATGGGTTGGCATAGCTTGATGCAGGACTTGGAAGATGATCCAGCAGACCCAGCGGAAATCGCACTACAAGTCACTCTTTACACTGGAGTGGAAGTAGATGCAAACGCTGGCGAGGGCTACCCCGGTGAAAGCCTCAGTGTTTCGTAATTAATCACTGATACAGTGTGATAAAAACATTAGTTAATGTTTTAACCCCCTCCTCGTGAGGGGGTTTTTTTTTAACAAAACGAATTAGTCAGAGTAGACTATTTATAGTATAGCCATTACGCAAAAGAAAAAGTAGAGGTAATAAATGGCACGTAAAAAAACGTATGTACTAGACACCAGTGTATATCTGACAGACTTTAATTCAGTATACGCCTTTAAAAACAATGATGTTGTCGTACCTTTAAAGGTACTAGAAGAAATTGATAAACACAAAAAAAGACAAGATTCTGTAGGGACGAACGCAAGAAGAATAATTAAAATTCTTGATGAAATGAGGGCGAAAGGTTCTCTAGAAAAAGGTGTTCGTATTGGAAAGGGGAAGGGTATATTAACCGTAAAGGGTTATGATAGCGAACTTTTACCGGAAGAATTTCCAAGAGAAGATCCTGATAATCAAATTATTGCAACTGCGCTTACTGAGGCTGCAACACCACCACACAGAAAAGTTTCAATCGTATCTCGTGACATTAACATGCGTGTCAAGTGTGATGCCCTTGGGATTCCTGCCGAAGATTACATCGTGGGTAAGATTATTAGGAACGCACAGGAAATCTACACTGGATATAGAGAGATTCTATTAGATGACCCAGTGGTGGATAGGTTTTACAGTGGAGATCCGATTTATTTGTCAGAGGATGAATATCACCTACACACAAATCAGTTTTTAATGTTGGTGTCAAACACAAACAATAAAAAAACTGCACTCGCTCGTTTTATGGATTACAACAGACCCTTGAAAAGAATCAATGGGGAATATTCAAAAGGGATTTGGGGTGTCGTACCTAGAAACAAAGAACAACACTTTGGTTTAGATCTGTTGCTGGATACAAGCGTACAGGTTGTCTCTTTAATTGGTAAGGCTGGCTCTGGTAAGACTCTATGTGCCTTGGCAGCGGGATTACAGCAGGTGTTGGAACCTCAGTCAAGAAAGAGAAAAGATGATAAACAAGAAACTCCGTATAAAAGACTAATTGTGACGAGACCGGTCCAACCCCTCGGTAAAGATATTGGGTTCTTGCCGGGAACCTTGGAAGAAAAAATGGCACCATGGTTGATGCCCGTTCAAGACAATTTGCAGTTTCTTTTGGGCGATGACAAAGCTACACTTGAAATGTATATGGATTCTGGTATAATTGAAATTGAGGCTCTTACATATATTCGTGGACGTTCTATTGCGAACGCTTTTATCATTGTAGATGAAGCACAAAATTTAACAAAACACGAATTAAAGACTATAATAACAAGAGTTGGGGAAGGAACTAAGATAGTTTTGACTGGTGATATTGAACAGATTGACAACATTTATTTGGATGAAACCTCAAATGGTTTAACTTATGCTGTTGAGAAATTAAAATCTTTTCCTATCACTGGACACGTGACCTTGTTAAAGGGTGAGCGTTCTGAAGTTGCATCCCTAGCGGCTAAAGTATTATAAAACAAAGGAGTTAATATGGATAACCCAATCTTATTAAAGACGGTTAAGTCTGAGGCTGGTCTGAAGGAGTTGCTAGTAAACTACGTTGGCAGCGTAGCAAAACCAGAGAATGATGAAGTCACTGTAGAGATGATTGTTAACGTTATGTCGTCAGAGTTCCCCGAGTTCCTGATGGTTGTTGCAGAGGAAAACTGGATTCGTGGCTACAAACAGGGTCTGGATGATTCCTACGGACACAACAGGGATGATTAGTCATGAGAGAAATTATAGCAGAAAGAGCGCAAAGAGTTCTCTCGGAGAGAAAAGAGTATAGTATATTTGGAACAGTTCCCGTATATGTTCTTCACTCATTGCCACAAGAAGTGGATTTGGTTAAGGCAATCGCCGACATTGAGAAAATTGTACCACACCACCTATCAAGAGAAATTGAATCTATTTTCATAGGAGAATTCCCAGAACTTATAAGCAGAGAAGTTAAGGCTGTTTATAAAGATTCTTCTATCTATGTCACCAATGAACAAGACAGTGTTGAGGAGTTGGTTGATGACATTGTTCACGAAGTTGCACACGCTGTTGAATCCTACATGGGTATGGAAATCTACTCTGATGGATATTTGGAAAGAGAATTTATAGAAAAAAGAAAAAAAATGCTTGACATACTTTCAATGTCGGGTTATAATGTAAATATAGTACAGTTCTTAGATACCGAGTATTCTAAAGAGTTGGATTATTTTTTTTATAAGGGCGTAGGTTACGACAATTTGAATATGTTAAGTGTAGATGTTTTTCCAACCGCTTATTCCATGACTTCTCTTAGAGAGTATTTTGCTGTGGGGTTTGAGGAATATCTATATGGAGATCGTGAAGAAGTAAAGCGTGTTTCTCCCGTACTATATTCAAAGGTTGAATCTGTGCTGTCTTATTAGTTCGGAGGACACACAGTGAAATTTAAAAAAGACATAAAGAAATGCGAAGTTTTGGTTGACAGAGAGATCGGTGAGGCTTATATTACAGTTACTCTTTATTGTCGTCACCCAAAAGTCTCAGCTACTAGGATAACAGAGAGAGAGCTACAGGTGATTGCACAAGAGGGGGGTGCAGACATGATTTCCGTTATTTCTGGCAACCCAATCACCAACGCTAGAGGAGAGGTTACTGGCAAATGGACAATTAAAATTCCATCCACAGAACCAGAGAACAGCACGACAGCTATCCTGAGAAGAAGGCAGAAGCGCAAAAAGAAGGCTGAATAGGTAACATTATGCCACACATATCTTTTTCTGAATTAAAAAATTGGAATACGTGCCCTTGGTATCACAAACTTGTCAACATTGACAAGCTGAAGATCTTTCAAGGCAACGAATATACTGCTTTCGGAACAGCACTTCACGAGGTTTGCGAAACTAAACTCCTTGACGAGACAGTTAATGAGGTTGAGAAGTTTGAGATAGCGTTCCTTGGTGAACTGAAAAAACTTCCCCGTGAGATTGTGGAAGGTCTAGACCGCAAGACCGTGGAAGCGATGAGATCCGCAGGGAGAGAACTTGCAGTCCGTGTAATTCCAGCACTCAACAAATACTTTCCAGATGGATATGAGATTTTAAAAACCGAGGAAAGCCTCATGGAAGGTATTCCGGGGTATGAAGACTATAAGTTCAAGGGCTATATTGACTTGGTTCTAAAAACGCCAGATGGAAAAGTTCATATTATTGACTGGAAAACATGTTCTTGGGGTTGGGACATGAGACGGAGAACGGAGCCGATGACCACATACCAGCTAACCCTGTATAAGAATTTTTATGCGATGAAGCACGATGTAGAACCATCAGATATTGAAACTCATTTTGCCCTATTAAAGAGAACAGCAAAGAAAGATTTAGTTGAGTTTTTTGTTGTTTCTTCAGGAAAGAAGAAGACGGATAATGCAATGAATCTTTTGAACAAGGCAATTTACAACATTCAGAACAAGAATCATATTAAGAATCGTTTGGCTTGCAGTGGTCAGTATGGTATGTGTGAATTCTACAACACTAAGCATTGTACAAGGAAATAAAATGAAAAAGATAAAAATTTTAACTCTTGGCGACCACCCATTTACACCTTCAGGTGTTGGTATTCAGTCAAGATATACGATTGAGGGGCTGTTGGATACTGGAAAGTATTCTGTAGTCAGCTTGGGTGGTGCAGTTACCAACAATAATAACACCCCCGTCGTTACAGAAAAGTACGGAGACGATTGGAAAATTTTCCCCGTTGGTGGAACAGGAAAACCAGAAGAATATTTTGGAACACCAGAAATTATTCGGTCGGTTCTTCGTACAGAACGACCAGATATTATGTGGATCATGACCGACCCTAAGTGGTATCAGTGGCTCTGGCAAATGGAAGACGAGATTCGTCCATTGGTTCCAATTGTTTACTATCATGTTTGGGACAACTATCCAGTCCCGCATTTTAACCGTGAGGCATATCTCTCAAATGATGCAATTGTATCAATCTCAAAGTTAACTCACGATGTAGTCAATAAAGTGACACCAGAGTTAGATAATTATTATCTTCCACACACGGTTGACACAGAGGTTTTTAACAAGATTGATGAAGATAAAATTAAAGATTTTAAAATCAACTCTCTTGGTGGAGAAGATAGGTTTGTTTTCTTTTGGAACAATAGAAACGCCCGCCGCAAGATGAGTGCTTCGGTTCTTTGGTGGTTTTCTGAATTTGCAGAAACAGTTGGCAAAGACAATGTTTCTCTTATTATGCACACTGACCCTCAAGACCCGTATGGTGCCGATTTGTCACACCTTATCACGGCTCGTGGTGCAACAGGCGGCGAAGTTCTTATTTCGTCTTCAAAATATCTTCCAAACGAACTTGCAATGATTTATAACATGGCAGATTGTACAATTAATATTTCTGATGCAGAAGGTTTTGGATTATCAACACTTGAATCTCTCGCTTGCGAGACACCAATCATTGTTAACATGACCGGTGGACTGCAAGAGCAGGTTACGAACGGCTCTGATTGGTTTGGTCTCGGGATTGAACCTGCTTCAAGAGCACTGAACAGTTCACAGGGTGTTCCTTACATTTATGAAGATAGGGTGTCAAAAGAACAGTTCATTAAGACTTTAAAAGCAATGTACGACATGCCTCCAGCCGAGCGGCGGCGAATGGGCAAGGCAGGACGTGAGCACGTTTTAACAAACTATGCATTTGACAAGTTTCACGAGAGTTGGGATAAAATTATGACAGAAGTTCATGACAAATATGGTTCTTGGGATAACAGAAAAAATTACAACAGTTGGAGTATTGAACAGTTATGAAAAAAATTATTGTAAGAGGTCCGGTTCTTTCCCGTTCTGGGTATGGTGAACATGCACGATTCGTTTTGCGCTCTCTAAGGGCGAATGAAGACAAAGTGGACATTTATCTTATCAACACTCCTTGGGGTGCGACTAGCTGGAAGTTTGAAGATGATGAGGAGAGACAATGGGTAGATTCTCTCCTCCTAAAAACCATTGATGCAGGTAATTCTTTAAATGCAGATGCGTCAATCCAGATTACAGTTCCAAATGAGTGGGTCCGAATCTGTGAGAAAAACATCGGCATCACGGCTGGCATTGAGACAGACAGAATTTCTGACTCTTGGATCCGGGGAACGCACTTGGTAGACAAGATTATTGTCCCATCCCAACATTCAAAAAATGGTTTCCTTCAGGCGAAGACATTTCTTAAAGATCCGTTTGGAGAGGAGAGAGAAATTTCTGCAAACACAAACATTGATGTTGTGTCGTTTCCGTATAGAAACGTTCAGTCAGAAGAAATTCCACAGTTTGAGAAGTACGTCACGACCGATTTTAATTTCTTGACAGTGGCGCAAGTGAGTCCACGAAAGAACATTGAAACAGCACTCATTGCTTTCCTTGAGGAGTTTCATAATGATTCTGATGTTGGTTATGTTGTCAAGCTCAATATTAAGAACAATTCTCTAAAGGATAGGGAAAACACTAAGTCGGCAATCAAGAGTTTGTTAGACAACTTCCCAGATAGAAAGTGTAAAATTCACCTAATTCATGGAAATTTGACTGATGGTCAAATGAGGTCACTATATTCTGATGACGCAATCTCCGCATATGTGAGTACATCTCATGGAGAAGGCTTCGGGCTACCAATCTTTGAAGCAGCGGCATCAGGGGTGCAAATTATTGCTCCCGAGTGGAGTGGTTATACGGATTTCACTTCGTTTAAGCCTGCAAAGAACTCTAAGAAAGAAAAGTCTCACATCGTTGGGGTGGAACATAAGGTTTTGCCAGTGCAAGATGAGGCAGTCTGGAATGGGGTAATTGAAAAGGGTACAAACTGGTGTTATGTTGATTTGGAAGATTTAAAATTCAAGATGCGTTCTGTTCGCAATGGAGATATTCAATCTCAAAAGAACGCCAAGAAGTTACAAAAACATATTGTATCATCTTTTCAAGAAGGTGAACAAGGACAAAAATTATTTAATTCAATTATGGAGGTATTGTAATGAAATTGTCTAATCAAGCTATTGGTGCCCTTATGATGGCACTACAAAAGTCACTAATGGAGCAGAGCGACATTGTTCCTGTTCTTCGGGATATGAACTTTGCTTTTGATTCGGAGCCAGATGCTTCAGAACTCGTAGTGACGAACCCACCAACGGTAAAAGCACAAGCACCATCGGTGGTTCTTACTGAGACGGACGAGTCTTAATGCCTAGATATACTTATGCTTGTGAATCATGTGAGCATGAGTTTCAAACAAGGCACACGATGGAAGAAACTCTGACAATGTGCCCAGAGTGTGGTGAAGAAACGCTTGTCAGAGTTCTTCCATATGTGTCTTACAACGCAAAGCCTAACGAATCAAAGGCTGGCGATGTCGTAAAACGTTCAATCAGGGAAGCGAGAGAGGCACTGAAAGAGGACAGGCAAAGTTCCTCAAAGGAGTACGAATCATGAGCACTGCCGTAGATATTATTATTATTTTATTTTCTATTTTTTCTCTGACTACCGCAGGTCTGATGGTGTGGTACGTTAGGAAAGTTCTGATGAAGATGGCAGTAATGATTGAAAAAAATAAAGAATTATCAGAAGAAGTTAGTGACTTCGTAGAGCATCTTGAAACTGTTTACGGTTTAGATACCTTTTACGGAGACGAGACCTTGCGAGGTCTGCTAGACCATACAAAATCTTTGGCTGAGTCTCTTGCAGACATTGACTCTACCATTTTATTTGAAGAAGAAACGGAGGATGAAGAATATGAGTCAGACTGAGGAAAAACCAAAGAAGAAAGTAAGAAGAAGACGCAGGGGCTCAGGTCGTCACTACTTTCGTCAGGAACATGAGGATGCGATTGTTGCATACTCTGCATCATTAGATAAGGATGAACGAGAACATCTCTATAGGGAGTGGATTCAGCCTGCATTCAACGAGATGGTAGATAAGATCGTATACACGTATAAGTTTACGACACTTCCCAATATTGATGACTTGAAGGATGAGTGCAAAGTTTGGTTAACTACTGTTCTAGAAAAGTTTGATCCGAGCAAGGGCTCAAAGGCATTCTCTTATTTCTCGGTTATCACGAAAAACTGGTTTATCCACAAGGTGAAAAAGAATTCCTATAGGAACCGTAGAGAGATCACATTTGACGAACTTCCCAAATCTATTGAAGAAAAACACATGTCTACGAACAACCCTTATCTCAAGACAAGAGAACAGGAGGAGTTTTGGAATTCTCTATGGGGAGAGATTCGTGAGTGGGGTAAGATGCCTATGAAAACCAACGAAGAAAAGGTCTATAAGGCAATATGTGTATTGATGGAAAACCCAGACGATATTGAAATTTTCAATAAGAAAGCTATTTATTTATACATTAGAGAATTAACAGGGTTGAACACAAAACAAGTTGTTAATAATCTGAACAAACTACGAGCCAAATATAGGGTTTTCATGTCAGAGTGGAACGACGGTAATATCTAGGGGGCAGGTCAGGTGGATAAAAAACTAAAAGAATATGTTGACGAAGCGACACGAAACATTCGTGACGATAGAGCCTTAGCATCTAAACTTTTAACAGATCTTATCTCCAACATGGCTGGACAAGGCGACCATCAGTCGGTAGGTCTGGTTGCTGCAAAATATCTAGAAACACTGCAACGCTCAAATGAACAGTTGGTAAAAATAACCTCAATCGTCAAACGAGATAGTGGCTCAAAAGCAGAGATTTCATCCGAGCTTAAAGATGAGATTTATGACATTATCAATGGAGGCGATCAGTCCAACGGCGACGAGGACTGACAAAAGATGAATGGGAAAACTATCAGATGCAGAGGTTAAACAAATTGGATACGGCGTACTAAACCCAGCGGTACGCCCCAGTCCAACCAGTGGAGCACCAGACCCGACCAATGGTGGTTCAATGCGTGCCATTAAGATGGCGGCAATGAAAGCAATGACCCCTAATGCAAGGACGGGCACAGGTCCATATCGTGGAATTGTAATTCAAAAACTACCTGAAATTACAGGAGAAGATCCAGATGAGCTACCAAGAGACTCTTGGTTACAGAGCTACTTTGGAGACCAGAAAGAGGGTGAAAACCAAGAGCAGATGCCTTACCCGTTGAAGCAATTCAAGGTTTACATTCCCGAACTTCATGTTGATCTGCCTAGAGTGAAAAAATATCTTCCATACCAAGAAGGTGCAGTAGATCCTGAATACACTAAAATAAATTTATACCCAACTTTTGTTGCGAGAACTTCAGACGTAGAGGATGCAGAAGCTGGCGATTTAGTCTGGGTTAGCTTCGGAAATATTGAGACGTTTGAAGATCCTTATTATATTGGAAAAGTCTTTGCGGAGCCGTCACCGAAACCAGCAGACACCACATGCGCTGCCGATGCAGCTAACGGTCCAGTCGGCGGCGGTCCCGGCAGCGGAGGTGGAGGTCCAACAGGCGCTCCCGGTGAGGCGGTTGAATACACGGCTGAGTTTCAAAAACTAGCAGCAGCCAATGCCGCTGAGGTATATAAAAAGTTTCCAGTTCAGGCTTATGCGCCCCTAGCTAAACAAAAGCAGGTTTGTAATTCACACCCTAAAAAGTCTAGACCACTACCACCAGCTACAAGTTTTGGTTCTTCTACGCCTCAGACGTGCGAGAATTGCTTTCAAACTACGACACCATCTTACCCACCAAACTCAAAAGCTAACGGAAAAGCGCACCTATACAGACCGGCTTTTATTCGTTATGTTGAGAAGGGCGGCAGGGGTGTTGCCGTTAGTGCAAATATTGGCATCGGATGTGTCAATAGCTTACCGACCTACCATGAAAGAATTATCTTTGCCCAGCGTCTAGTGGCTGAAGATCAGTGTGGTAGACCTTACGGATGGGGTTGCAAACATTGGTTTTATGAAAAGGGTGGAATTGATTGTTCTGGTTTCACAAACTTGTCAAGGTGCATGGTAGAGCTTATGATGAGCAAGGACACAAATTTTAATGGATTAGAGATTTCTAGATTCCGTGGCTGGACAGGTAAGGGATACTTGTCGGAAGGTCAAGAAAAAGGCTGCGTCCCAGAGGGTAGCACAATTGACTTGCCATGGCACTCAGTGGTGTATGGAATCACGGGTTGGGGTCCAGCTATGAAAGGTCGTGCAAATGGAAGTTTTGGTCGTGACTACATGGGTAATGGATATGGTTTCAATGGTCCCAACCATTGCGCCGTGTCTAACTATCGTCGTGGTCAGGCTAGAAGTTTAGTTTGTATTAAAGACCCAAACACAGACCCAAACACAGAGTGGGGTGCTGCCGACCACCCACCAGTTATGCCCGGTGATCAGATTTTTATTGGTTCCCGTGCAAAGATTACAGAGGCTAACAAAGTTTTGTCACACAACTCACCAGTTACTCCTCGGGAACAGAGAAACCCAAGACCACACGGCGGGACTCATATTTTGACTACGTTTATTGGACCGGGAGGTCTTCTCCGGACGGTTGAGTCGGGCGGTAGCTTCGGCGGTGTAGGATCGCACCTGTTTCCATATTGGCATCAAAAAGTGCGTTCTAAGATGTTTGTGGCTGTTTATGAGCCTGAAGAAATGCAGAAAGCGTGGGCTGGGTGCATTGAGTTGTGTAATAAGCACAACATTCCCCATTCAAACGGCAGACCACTTATTCCTTGGACACCCACACTGGCAAAACAGCTTTGCCCGACGTTGTTCAAAGATTTAAAGCCGGAAGGTTGGCAAGACATTGAAGCAACTACCAGTGATGGAGCAGCCGCTGAAGGCGGCGAAAAGAAAGAAGAAACGAGTTTTATTGGAAAACTCAAAGGCTCCATTTCTGGTTTGATCAATCCTGAGACCGGCGTGGCAGAACAAGAAGTTACTAGGACAGACCCTAACCCAAAGGCTGATTCTGAAAAAGAAGATCCAAAAGCAAAAACGGAGGGGGCTACGACAGTTAAAGATAACAAAGAAGAAAATAAAAGCGAAGAAGCGAAAAAGACTCCAAGAGATTTATTTTACGAGTGGCTGGAAAAATCACCAGAGAATATACTGAGGAGTAGAAAAAAGGGTGGTCCAATGCCACCCGTACACCCGTATTTGATCGTTACAGATCAAAACGGAATGAGCGATGCTGATAAACCATATTTATCTGCGGAGGCTCTACCCTGCAAGGCTGGCGAAGGCAAGCCAGCTATTGTTAAAACAGCGGCAGGCGATTTTATACCCCAGCGTGATTATCAGGTTCCACAGGTTTTTGGGGATTATGTTGATCCTTGTCAAAAATTAATTGCTTATTTCAAAGGGGGTCTGACTTACTGGGAAGAATACAAAGCACCAGAGCCTCCTCCTCCCCCACCAGAACCACCAAAACCGGCTCCGGAAGGACCGTCAGGACAGGTTGGCAGCGGAGGTACGACTCCGACAAATGGAGGTGGGTGTTCACCCGGCGGCGGTGCAGGCGGTGCTGGAGGTGGTGGCGCTGGCGGCTCTGGCGGCGGCGGCTACGGCGGTGGCGGCGCATTCAGCGGTGGTCCATCTACTCCTAACCCTACATATCAAGGAGAAGGGGTTCCACTGTCAGAACCAAAGGCGAAAAAAGTGAAGATTAAGTTTGACGCAATCCGAACAGACTTCTGTGCAGGTAAGGGCGGCAACAACGCATACATGCGAGAAGATGCAGCGAACGACATGATTGGAGTTAAGAAGGTTCTTAATGAACTTGGTGGCGTTCTACCTTCGGGTGGCACCGGTCGTGGTCTCGCAAATTATGATCCAAATAATAAAAACAGAAGCACCACATCTTTCCACTACACATTCATGGCGTTTGATATTTACACACATGCTGGCAGTCTTTATCCGTCGGCGAATTTGAACGAGTGTGAATTCGTGGTAACATACGATCCAGAAGGGGGATACCCCGGAAATAGAATGTGGGTTGTTTGGGCACGCTCTAACAAAGAGCCCGGTACAGAGTATGAAGGACACAAGGTTGAAAGATTAACTCTGGATGCACGAGTTTGCCCACGAGGAACAAAGGGAGAGCCCATAATAAAACAAGTTACTGGCAACTTTATTAATCTTACGCAACTATTTAGAGCATTCAATTATAAGCCAATTGGCGGAAGAAAGAGTTATTTTAAAAATTGTAGTTCAAACACGATGGGATCCGAATGGTGGCACTTTCAATATGCAGGCAACTTGCCTGCTGGCGAGACTTGGGAAACCACGATGCTGAAGATTCACAGCGATAGTAAATTTAGATGTTCCCCCGTTGCAAAACACAAAAGACGTGTTTTTAGAAACTTAGGGTTCTCTGGTAAGAGCAAGGACGTTAACTGGTCACCATGCTAGTAAAGGAATGAGATGAGCGATAGAGTAAAAGGTATTGATATTAGCTCGGTTGATTCAACCGTCGCAAGAAAAATTAAAGATGCAGATCCTTCTTCTACAGATGCCAGCGGTGTTTTGTGCGAAGCAATGAGAGAGGGTGTGCCTCAATTTATTAATGCTGGTTGTGAAAAAGTTATCAAGGGTGCAAACAACTCATGGGTCGTGCTGGGCAGAGACCGCCCCGGTTCTCGTGCAAGCGGCTACGGTGGTAAAGGGCACACTCATGCTGGAATGATGGATTTGGTGGTCGGAAGAATGGGTCGTCGTGCCATTGAGAGGCAAGAGAACGGCGAACGTGCAATGTGTGATCCAGACTTTACTCGTGATTCTGCTAGAATTTATTTAAGTCAAAAGACTGACATTGATTCAAACTTTAATCTTGTCTTGGGTTCAATGCCCAGATCAAAAGCCAAGTCTGCTATTGGCATCAAGGCAGATGCAGTAAGAGTTATTGGTAGAGAAGGTATTAAACTGGTGACAAGAACTGACAGGGAGAACTCACAAACAAGTGAAAGTAAGTCTGTGTATGGAATTGATTTGATTGCAGGTAATGACGACGAAGGTTTGGAACCAATCGTTAAAGGTAAAAAACTTGTGACTGCTTTACAGCAATTGGTTAAACACGTGGACAAATTAAATGGGATTGTGGACAACATGCTTATGATTCAGATGCAGTTTAATTCTGTGCTCACTTGTCATTTCCATCAGTCTCCACTGTTTGGCTTACCAACATCTCCATCAATTCCTGTAATTCCGATTGGTATTTCAACAATGATTAATCACTTAACCCAGACCAAATTATCTTTGGTTATGAACAAGGTTAATCTACAGACATTTAAAGCAAATTATATCACGTCTGGTCACTCCGAGAAGTGGATCTTGTCTAGATATAACAATGTGAATTAAGGGATAAAGATGGCTAAGCTAAAAAAATCAGATCTTAATTACGAAGACAAACAATACAAAAAGTATTGGTCAGAGCAGTTCGGGTACGACTACGAAAAGAATAAAAATGTTCAAAAATTTATTCATGATATGGTCAAAGCAGAAATTGAGATGGACGTTGAGGGCATGATGGGAGAGAAGTCTCTCGCACCTAACCCCGGAGTTTATCGTGCTGGAATAGAGATGACTGTTACGAGTGCGGATAGAGATGCATACTGTGCTCGCTACCCACAAGTTTGCCGTACAGGCACTCAGCGGGAAGAAGCACTGAACAAGTTGAAGTCGGGAACATCTTTTGCTCCGAAAACCACTCAAGCGGCTGAACCTACAGAGAAAAAGATTGAGCCACAGAATTCACAACCGGAGACAGAGACAGACACCACAGAACAAGAAAGAAAGAAAACTCCGGTTTTGCCAAAGCCGACTACAAACAAGACACATTACGTTGATGCTAATGGTTCAAGACTGGCGCTAAGACAAACACCCGCTTCTGTTAAGGTTTCTGAGAACGCATCAAAAGATATAAATAAAAAAGGTGCACTCATCAGGATGCTGGATAGTGGCGAAGGGTTTACGGTAAGAGATCCCGGCGTGGGCTACAAGTGCGAGTGGGATGAAGTTTCCGTTGGCTCAGAGCGGGGATTTGTATATAACAAGTTTGCAAAAAAGTTGGATACGTCTAGCGAAACTTATTTGGAATATGACTGTTCTGATCCCGCTTCGGGTGAAGTATTTACCATTTCTCCTGACTGGACTGCCAAGGAGCCGAACAAGCCGTTTAAGGATACGAAATCTAAGAAGTGGTGCATCTCGTATGATACAGAGCATACATCTACCGGTGGCTCTGAGCTTGAAAGCAGGATGTTGGAAGCAAGAGTTCCTGCTGTGAAATTGCTGCTTTCGGATCTTGGGAAAGAAGACACGGACGAATATGCACAAACAGTTGTAGCTGCCGAAGCGGCAGTTCGTGTAGAAGACTATTATGTCTCGTTACAGCCTAACGAAACGATGAGAGTTCTCGTGACGCTTCCCATGAAGTATATCGGCAAGCTAAAAGACAAGACACCAGAAATTGAAGATCCGGTCAAGAGCGTTGACGATCTTGGAAGACCAGAGTTTTCTGGGTCCGTCTACATGGAAGATTATAAAATCCGTGACGGCACCGTGCGACAAATTGTTTTATTTTTGGATCCGTCCAAATCATATAAGGACCGAGTAAAAAGAGTCTCAGGTCACATGAAGTCTTATGCCACTGTTGTAGATAATTTTTCTGGCGAGGTAAAAAATCTAGACTTCCGGAAAGAGGCAGATAGATTTGAAAGATTTATTCAATCGTTTGATACGCTGTTGTCGGCGAACGGTGTTGCAACATCCGGAACACACTCCATTGAACTTGGTTTAGATGGGGATTATGTTCCAATTTATGCAGCAGAGAACTCCACGGGGCATTACAAGGCGCTCACGTCTGGATGGTCATCCTTCGTTGATAGCGAACCAGCAGACTCACAACGCTCGGTAAGATATTTGTTTTATCTTTACGACATGGAAGATGCAGGCAAGCAGGGTATGGATTGGATGGAATACGTTGGCAGGTTTACTGATTACGAGTCAGTAGAAATTCGCCCATCAAAGCCCGGTAAAGACTCCCCAGCAGACATTTCTTCAATGGGTAACGAAGATAATCCGTCTTCTTCGGGGCTTACAGCGGCAGATAAATTAGATAAAGAATTAAATCCTTCTGACAGTTCAGGCTCGTCGGGTGAAGTCTGTATGGACATGAGTATTGATAGTATTGCTTCTGGTTTGAAGACAATGGGTAACTCCTTGAAAGGGTCTGCACTGAAGTTAAAAGAAGATTTAAAAATGTCTGGCGAAGGTATTCGCTCTCAGATTAGGGAGGAGGCGCTTCTCACTGTTGACTTTGTGGGTGAGCCTATCTTGGCTGATATTGATGGTGCGCTGGCAAAGGTTACAGAGCTTGATGATGTCTTTGCGGTCGTTATGAATAAGATTACGCTGATGGACTTGGTTGGCGCAATACTTGCATGTTTCAACACAGACTTTAAGATTGATTTAGATATTGACATTCCTTTACCACTAGAGTTGCCATGTCTTTCACTTCCAAAAGTCCCATCAATTGATTTTCCTGATGAGTTGCCAACCATGGACATTATGGCAGACTTGTCTGCGGAAATTTTTAATGCGATTGTTCAAGCACTCACTGAGGCGTTCGTGCAGATGATTAAAGATTTAGTTGAGTCTTTGTTGTCGCTGTGTAAGGACGAGGCAGAAGATAACGCCACGAATATTAATGATGCAATTGAAGATGCGGCAAATCAGACAGCAGTTAATCAAGACGAAGCGGATAAGAAAACAGATGCAGACAAGAGAGACATTCTTGATGCAATGGGGTTGCTTTCTGGAGATTTTAATGAACCGCTCACGGAAGAACAAAAGCGTGACAGGCTTGCAGACTTAGCTAATATTTTACAAGACGTGTCAATGTTGTTGCCTCCATCAGAACTTTGCAGACTGTTGAAGGGAATGGCATCACAGAGAACATTGTCAATTGTTCGTGCACTCATTAGAAAGAAGTATCCGTCTTTTGCAAAGAAATTAAATACGAAAACAAAGATTAAAGATTTCATGATGATGGTTGGTCGTATGGTCACCAGTGAATTCTGTGACACTCTCGCCCGTTCTCCAAGAACAATGAGAAGTTATGATCAATCATGCGTAATTGTTGATAATTTGGATACACCAGAAGCTGAAAGATTAAGAGCTAAGGGCGACGACATTACGGAAGATCAGATCCTAGAACAGCTTGATAGGGCTAAAGAAAGAAAAAGGAAAAGAGGTGAAGCACTTCAAGATCTCATGAACAAGTTGGCAGACCTTCAGACCGGCGCTGCGAATCCATTTCAGGATGCGATGCCGCCCCTGTTTTGCGGAACAGACGAGTTCGGAAATCCAAAACCCGGTCTCATACAGTTAAAACATGATTCTATTGATTTTATGCTTGACACTGTTTTAGATACAGTTTTTGAACCAATTTATATGGCGTTCAACAGGGATGCGTCCTCGTATCAGTCGGTCATGATTTCGTCCACAAATGTAAAGAAAGAGGTGAATGCTTCGTTCACAACAGAATCGGGTGAGTACGTGTGGCACCCCGAAGTTAGAAGAATGGAAGCGCAGGGAATTACATTTGACTTTGACACAGGATTTGGAAAAGCAGAAGATGCCGGAAACAAGAAGATTCCAGTTGAGGTGGGTAGGCGACAAACCTGTATTACCACAAAGACTTTGTTGCAGGGTCTGGAAGGCTCCGGAGCGTTTATAACAAAAATGGACAACGAGGGAATCTATTATGAGCTTGTCCTGCCACCCGATCCCGATACAAGAATCGCACTGGAACAGTTAAAAGAGCAGCTTAGCGGCGTGCCAAACTTACCAGACTTTGATCTGGATTCTTTGATGAAGTTCATGCCGGACTGGAAGGTGAGATATAAAAACCCTTGGCAGTTTATTGACAAGGATTACGGTCAGAGAGTTGATGACGAGTATATTATAGAGATTTTCCCCGGTGATGATCCAATGTCCGAATTGGGACTAAGGAGAGAGGTAGAAGTGCCGGTGGAGGAGTGTGCGAGAGATTATATTCAGGGTCTTGCACCGGGTCAATCTGCCAGCGTGTTTGAAGCCACGGGAGCAGAATTTGGTACTGATGATGCGATTACTGAAGAAGGGACAATGACGACTCAGATTGAGGTGGATGGAGAAATTGTTCGTGTTTACGTTTATAAGTCTCCTGAAGCTGACTGTGACCCAATTGAGTCAAACTTGGATCAAGTTGTAGAGTTCCCAGCAGAACAATATAATGAGAATATTAGTCCGTCCGATGCGTATAGAGAGGCGCTTCTCCTAGAAGGTGACGCACGATGTGAGTACATTCTTTTACACATGCACAGACCAGACTTGTGGGAAGTTCTTCAAGAATTGTGGCAGAGCACGGGCTGTTGGAACTACAAATATGTAAATAAATTTGATGTATATAAACTACCTCCACAGCAGGCTGTGTTTGGTTTGATGGCGAAAAGAAAGTGGGAATATGTTTTAACTGAAGACGGCGGGTCGCTTGATCCGGCAGCAGAAGAATATCTTGAAAAGTTGAGAAAATTCTACAGTAACTTCGTGCATCCGCAGGTTACGAATGATATAATGTCATTGATTGCAAAGCAAATTTCTAGCAGCGTTCTCTTTGACAACGAGCCGAGCCCCATGAGCCAGAGCAATGGTGCCGCAGATGTAGAAGCCAGCGTGCCTGTGTTGGAAAAAATTGTTTTCTCCCGAGAACCAGACAAGTATGAAAAGGTCTGCGGTGTAGACCCCCATCTCTTGTCTGTGCAAGAGTTTAAAAAAGCTGCAAAGGATGCCTTTGAAAACGGCGGCGGTATGTGCTCATTGATTGAGAAAGAAGTTGAAGAAGGCGAGGAACAACCCGATCCACTTAGAGAGGCAATGATAAAATCTGTTGTTCAGATGACCATCCGAGCCTACGTGATTGATTATTTTATGCGTGGTATTTTTGCTTTCGCCGAGTTCTCAGTTGAGGACAATCTTGATGATTATGTCCTAGAGTTCATGATCAAAAAGATGCAAGAGGAGATGATTTCTTATAACGATTCGTATTACGACAAATTCATGGAATACATCATGACTCTGGTTCCACAAGAACCAGACACTCCACCGTCGCCAGACGAAGTGGAGCCTGTAGCACCATCATCTGAAACGGACGATGACAACGAACACGTCACAGATGCAGATCCTGAAGAAGAAGCACTGAAGATTCTCAAGTTGTTATTTATTCATGAATTTGCCGTTGTGGCGGTTGAGATGAGAGATTTGTTTCAGAGAGACGAAGCACTTCAGGCTATTCAATTTGAAAACACTCTCAACGTTCATGACAAGCTCATCAAAGAGTGGGTGCCGGTTATTGATGTTCCCATAGATGATTCAGTTAGATTCTCAAATATCCGTCAGGGAGAAATAGATAATCCAGTGTATGAATACATTGGAGATAACCCTGAACGTGACGGCGCTGGCGTTGATAATGAAACAAATGTTGCAACAAAGGTTAGTAGAATCGCCGAAACAAAAACAAAGTTTGAAAATGGAAAAGCGTTTGATCTAACAAACGGAAACTTGTTCTTGGAGAGATATTATTATATCAGCCTCAAGGGTGACTATAGTATTTCTGAACAATTTGTAGAGTCGTTCGGAAGTATCATTGAACAAGGAGCAGGCTCAACCAACACAGGATTAGACGCAGCACAGTTGAAAGAGAAACAGTTGACGGCTGCTAAGGAAATTATTGAAGCTGCTTTTGAAACTGCTTTTGGGCAGAAAACCGGAGATTTTTACTTTTCGGTATCTGAGATGGAGAGCAAGTTTGCAGATCTGTTTAAAGAAATTATAGATAATCTTAAAAAGCGAACACACCAGAAGACAGTGGGTCTACAGACACAAGAATTTAATCTTTTTAACAGCGAGACGGTAGAGGGTTTGTATGATCCTGAAGATTCGGAAGTGTTCTGGAAGGTGGAAAATTATTTTTCCATGATTTCTCCCGGTCTAAGACTCGTGTGGGTGCCGCCTGTTTCTCTGTCAGACTTTGAAAGAGGCAAGACGAACAAGTCTAATCTTGAGGATGTTTATAGTTCATTTAGCAATAGCGGCGCAATTGACATGGGTCAATATTTTGAATCCACCGAGGTCGCAACTCTAGAATCCCCAGTCATGCTTGAGAAGTTGGCATCTATTGGTAAAAAGTATAAGACATATCAAGTCACTGAGAAGTATACATTTAGTTCAACCACCGTAGATCGTGGATTAGGGTCTGAAGGTGATCCGGCAAATCCTAGCAGCACTTTGCAGAGCGAACAAGAGAGAACGCTACATCCCACTCCGCTGGTTGAGACGAACATTTCTCAATCTTTCTGGGAACAAACAAAGAAGTCTAACTTGCTAACAATTTTTTCTGATGAGGGGAAATCGTGGGAGTCGGTATATGAAAGTGAACTTCCGTCACTAAAAGAACAAATGATTGAAAGCGGAGAATATTGTTCTTTGTTTAAGTTTTCTATCCCGTTAGATCGTTTCTTGGGGCTGATGACCGTGTACACAATTATGTCTGTCTCGGCAGCGCCAAATGTAGAGTCAATCTTTACGGGAACAAAGGACGAGCTACGTCGTGCATTCATGGCGCTTCTTAATAACAGCTACAAGGCTGAAGGACCAAGCAACTCAGACCTAGCCAGAATTTTAGATAACATTTCTGATGGAATTAGTACACCTTGCTTCTCGTTTAGCTTTGGTGGTGGGTTTGGATTCAAGGGGCTTGGTATTGACTTGATCTTGAAGTTGGCAATCAAAACTCCGCTCCTTATATTCAAGGCGATTGTAGAAATGATTGATCCCAATATTAAGATCTCAAAACTTATTATTGATATTGGAAAGTTTGCGGGAATTTGTTTGCCAATCCCAGCAATATCTATCGGTTTGTTACCTCCAACTGTTTTTGGATTCCCACCGCTTGGTATCGGCATCGGACCACCCCTAACTCCGTTAGGGTTTGTGTATTTGGCACTTGGTTTTGAGATTCCAATCGGTAATCCGTTCAAGGATAGTGGAGATGAAGACTCTCCAAGCAAGGACGAAGCAGCCGAAGTTTGTGAGCAGAGGGCAAAAGAGAAACAAGAGAAAATAAAAGCTCTTAAAGAAAAAATACTCTCCTCTACACAGAAATAGGCAATAAAGCGTGCTAACTGATAATTATACAATGAGGAAACCGATATGAAAAATGTTAGGAGCTTGTCACCGAAACTACCTTTAGTATATAGTGAGACGCAGGGGTATCAGATGAATACTGGATTTGTGGAATTAGTTCTGCAAAATCTAAAGATGATTATCTTGACAAGTCCGGGTGAAAGAATCATGGATCCAGACTTTGGTGTGGGGTTGAAAAACTATCTTTTTGAACAGAATGTCAATGCGACCCACGGGGATATTAGTGCAAGAATTAAGAAGCAAACTAAAAAATATCTTCCATCAGTTGATATTATTTCTGTAGATTTCTTCACAGCAGATACAACGCCGGGTATACCGGAAAATTACCTTCATGTGGCAGTTAACCTTATGATCAAGCCGCTTGACAGCGGTGCAAAACTTGAATTGTTTTTTGATAACAAGAGAGGGCTATTTACTGAAGGGTACACAGGGAGAGTAATTTAAAATGCCAAAAAAGATTGTGCCAATAAAATATACAAGCAGAGAGTTTGAAACAATTAAGGAATCCTTGATTGATTATGTAAAGAGATATTATCCAGAGACCTTCCGAGATTTTAGTGAAGCGTCGTTTGGTTCTTTAATGTTGGATACTGTTGCCTATGTCGGCGACATTCTATCTTTCTATTTGGACTATCAAGCAAACGAAAGTTTCCTTGACACTGCCACGGAATATGATAATATTTTAAAACTAGGTAAGCAACTTGGTTACAAGTTCAGAGGTAATCCATCTTCGTATGGTGTAGCCACGTTCTATATCTTGTGTCCTGCAAACTCAACCGGCTTGGCTCCGGATATTGCTTACATGCCGATCTTGAAAAGAAAATCTCAGTTTCAGTCTACGAGTGGCGCATATTTTATGTTAGATCAAGATGTTCACTTTGATCATCCGTCAAACGAAGTCCGTGTAGCCAGAGTGGATGAGGGTTCAGGTGTGCCTGTTGCATACGCAGTGAAGGCTCATGGTCGTGTAGTCTCTGGTCGTTTGACAGAACAGTTCACGGAGGTTGGAGCGCATCGTAAGTTCAGGGAAGTATCTCTAGACGTTAATGACGTTGCTGAGGTTGTATCAGTCACAGACAGCGAAGGTCATGAATATTACGAGGTGGAATACTTGTCGCAAGACATTATCTACAAGCCGGTAACGAACCGAAACGAAGACAGATTTGACGCTCCCGAGATCTTAAAACCATTTCAGGTGTCTCGCAGATTTGTCACGGAAAGACTCAGAGATAAAATGAAAATCATGTTCGGCGGTGGCTCAGATCTAGAAATTGATTTAGACAACAGGGTAAACACTTCAGTGGTAGATCCAGCTAATGTTGTCCTCCGTCGCCACGGCGCACCGTATATTTCAGACGACTCCTTTGACCCCCATAAGCTGGTAGAGTCTGATGAGTTTGGTGTCGCCCCGTCAAATACTACACTAAACATTGTCTATAGAATCAACAGCGTGAACGACACGAACGCTTTTAGCGGTACTTTGACTAAGGTGGTTTCGCCGTTTTTTGAGTTTAAGAACAGAAATACTTTGAGCGAAAACGAGGTTCAGGCGGTCATGAGAACTTTGGAGTGCATCAATGAAGAACCTATTGTCGGCGATGTTTCTCTACCGACCAGTCAGGAATTAAAAATGCGTATCTTGGATACGTTCGCCACTCAAAACCGTGCGGTTACCGCAAAGGACTATGAGGCTATGGCATACGCAATGCCTCCGAAGTTCGGTGCCCTAAAGAGGTGCAGGATCTATAGAGATGCAGACTCTTTGAAAAGAAACCTAAACATGTATGTTGTTTCCGAATCACAGGGTGGCAATCTGGAAAGAACAAATGATACAATTAAGAACAACTTGAAAACTTGGCTGACGAAAAATAAAATGGTCAATGATACGATTGATATTATGGATGCCAAGGTAATCAACCTAGCGATTGACTTTGAGGCAATCGGCAGAACTGATATGGAAAAATTTGAAATTCTACAAGAGGCGATTGGGGCACTAAAAAGACACTTTTTTAAACATCCCGAGATTGGCGAACCATTCTTTATTACCGATGTGTATAAAATTCTGAAAGATATTGAAGGTGTTGTGGATGTTTCTAATGTTAACATCTCGCTGCGAGCGGGCGGCAACTATTCGGACATTCGTTACAACGTGAAGACAAATATCTCACCAGATGGAAGATACATTGACATTCCCAAAAACTGCTTGTGGGAAATTAAGTTCCTCAAAGAAGATATTAACGGAGTGATTAAATAATGGCTATTAAGAAATACAGAGCGTCTAAGGACACAACCATAACCAATGCCCTGAGAGCAGACTTGCTTAGCCGAGCCACTGACTCCAACATGGGCGCTTCGGACACCTCCGAGATTTTCTCGTTATATGCACAGGGAGTACCACCCTTGACAGAATCGGGTGACTTCATAAGAGACGATGAGGGACAAATTGTAAACACAGTTGAGAAGGCAAGAATTTTGGTCAGCTTCCCAGTTTCGGAGATCGCCGCAGCCCGTGCGTCTGGAGATATTCCAGATGCTGGTTCTGTTGATTTTGTATTGAAGTTGTACAACGCAGTTCACGGATTCACGCTCCCATCGGCTTTTACGATCAAGATTTATCCACTGTCACGAGACTGGACAGAGGGCATTGGACTGGACATGGAGGAGTATTCTGACAAAGGAGCCAGCGGCGGCGGCAAAGGTGCAGACTGGGAAAGCTGCGATGAGTCTACTTCTTGGGACACTGAGGGGGGAGACTACATTGCCGAGGGCTACACTAAATCAATGACGTTTGAAAAGGGTACAGAAGACTTGGAGGTTGATGTGACAAATGTCGTAGAGGCATGGATTGCTGAAACCATTGATAACTATGGTTTTATTTTAATGCTTGAATCTTCAGAAGAAAACTGCGAGACAAGAGAATCTTTCTACACGAAAAGATTTTTTGCCCGTGGTACAGAATATTTCTTTAAGAGACCGGTCATTGAAGCATCTTGGGACTCCTCAGTAAAAGATGATCGTGGTCTTTTTTACAGAAAGTCTAATTTACGAGACGACACTGACAACACAAATAATATTTATTTAAAGAATGTCGTCTCGGGCAATCCAAAAAATATTAATGGGGTCGGTGAGGGTAACGCCATGACGCTTAAAATCTACTCTGACGAAGAAAAGCAAGAAGAAATTTCTCTGACGAATCTATCGGTAACCAATACAGAACCGGGCGTTTATGAAGCATCTTTCGTCATTGATACCGACAAAGACACTGTTTATGCAGATTGGCAAGACGCAGCAGAAACTGTGTATCATTCGGAAGAAATCAACGTACTAACCAGAAGTGTTGCATCTGAGACGATGCCGGTGTACGTCACGAACATCACGAATATGAAAAGCGTCTATTCTAGCGATGAAACAGCAAGGTTTAAATTATATTGCCGATTAAAAGATTGGAATCCAACTATTTATACAAAGGCGAGTAAGAAAATAGAAAGCAGCATAATTGAAAAAGCGTACTTTAGAATCGTTAGGGTAGTTGATGAGGAAATCGTGATAGACTATGGAGAGCAAACAGCACTGTCATATGACAAGAACGGCAACTATTTTGACTTCGGAATGGAAATTTTGGAGCCAAACTTTGCATACAGAATTGAACTCCAATATGAGATTGAAGGGAATCCACAGCAACAGCCTGAAACTTTTAAGTTTAGGGTGGAATAAAGAATGAGTATTAAAGACCTTTTTGGAAAACGGTCAAATCAGATTCTAACTGTTGAGAAATACGAAGAAACTGTAAAGCGAGACGGAGAATCATCCAAGCACGTAGATGAGAGGAACATTGACCAGACTAGGTTTGTTCCTCGTATCAGTGTAGACTTTGACGACCCTAAAACTTTCGCTCGGTACGGCTCGGCAGAGAAGTATTATATAGACGCTATCAACTCTGTCCTGAACACGTACCCATATGACGGTTCTTTGGCTGAGAAGACAGCGTGGCACAATAACGCCACTTACATTGATAACTATATTTTTGAAAACGAATACCCAAGAACTACGGGTTATGTAAAGTTCAATGATGCCGAAGCACATCCGCAGATGGGTGTACTTGATGGTTACAGATATTTACAAAATTCACAGTTTATTTATGTCAAAGGTGGACCTAACCCAACACCAATTAATGAAACTGGTGAACTAAGAAAAGAATATCCAGAGGGTCTTGGAAAGAGCAACATCTGGAATCCAGAGATGCAGAGGGAATCAAACCTGTTCTGCGATGGCACTCTCGGGAACACTGTTGAGTTCTGGTTTAAACTAGATGAAGAACGTGCTGATATAGATGGTAGTATCTGTTTGTTTGATCTTTGGAACAACAGAGACATTGATGCTGAACAGTATTGTAGATTTTTGGTACAAATGCCAGAGGACAAAGATTCCGACAAGAATCTCGTAAACGTTACTTACGTTTCTGGCTCTGCTGGTGCCACAGATGTTGCCATCGGAAGCAGAGAGGTGTTACCGAGCAGTCTAAATTTAAATTCGTGGAATCATTTTTCTGTTTCTGCGTTTAATGCTGATGACGCCATCGTCTTTAGGTTGTATATTAACGGGGAGATGGTTGACGAGGTTTCTGACGGCACAGTCGTAGGTTCGTTTGTCGGAGAAACAAATCACCTGACAGCGACCCTTGGTGCCCTACAATACAAGACTGACCCTGCGTCCGAAGAAAATTTTTACGGCTTCGCCTCAGCACGTGCGAGTTATGATGAGTTTCGCTTCTGGAAGTCTGTGAGGACTTCAGAACAAATTGGTAGAAACTGGTTCACTCAGGTCCACGGCGGCGCTAACTCCGATGAGCCAAACACAGACCTCGGTGTATACTATAAATTTAACGAGGGAACTTACAATTCAGAAAAAATTAGTCCTTTTGATGTTCAGGTTTTGGATTACTCCGGTCGTGTGTCAAACGGTTCTATTGTAAACTATTCTTTGCTCGTCCGAGATTCCGGCTCGGCTATTGATGAGAAGCCGGGAGTAAACAACACAGAGTACAAGGATCCTATTGTTTATAGAACCCACCCAAGCGTTCAGGAATTAATGGAAGAAAAAAGGCTTGAGGGTAATTCTCACGACATGACAAACAACTCGGCAGTATATAACACCATGCCAGAGTGGATTACGACTGCTGACGAAGAAGGAACACAGGGACTACTAGGTTTAAGCCAGATTATTTCAAGCTACTTTGACACGCTACACTTGCAGATTGAGGCGCTACCGTCAATTACAAATACACATTATGTTCAAGACGGCGAGAAGCCATTGCCGTTTGCCAAACACTTGCTTGAGTCGGTGGGTTTTGTAGCACCAGAAATTTTTGTAGACACGACAATTCTTGAGGCGCTTTCCAACAGGAACGAAGAACGTGTCTTTGAAGAAAAACTTCACAACGTTAAGAACCTTATTTATCAAAACGTGTATAACAACATTGTCGGCATTTACAAGGCAAAGGGCACTGAAAAGTCTTTCAGAAACCTTCTGCGGTGCTTCGGTGTTGGAGACGAGCTTATTAAGATTAATTTGTATGGCGACGGCGTAACACATAGGTTAAAAGATTCATATAGATCTGTGTCTGTCAAGAAAAACTTTCTTGATTTCAACGATGTTGACAGGCATGACTCAACCGTGTATCAGACGCTTGAGCCTGACAATCCACACAGTGTATCTTACATTGCAGGTACTGACGACGGAGGTTTAGATTTTATTCCGTTCACGATGCAGACAACTGTCATCTTCCCTAAGAAGTTGCCGATTGATCACCCGAACTATTATCAAATGGATTTCGGTTTCACGGACGAGAGACCTAGTTCTATCTTCGGTATGCATCAGGCGAAAGACGCACAAGAAGATTTAACATGGGTTGATGCTCCTGATTTTGGTTTCAGGGTTGTGTCAATTAAAGAAAAAGACAGAAGCCCGAAGGCTAAGTTCAGACTTGATGTTCGTGGCTTTGGATTCGCCCCAAACGCAGACAATGAATACCACGAAGGTGTGTTTGAGACTGAATTCTTCCATGATGTTTATGACAACACCAGATGGAACTTTGCGGTTAGGGTCAGAACAGACAAGAGACCAGATCTTGTATACAAGTCTGATGAGAACGTAAAATACTTTTTAGAGTTCTACGGTATTTCAACCATTCTAGATCAGACACAAGAAGAATTTTTATTTGAAGCAGAACTTGACGCAGCAGCAGCAAAGAGTGCACTTAACGCTAACAAGCGATTGTTCTTGGGTGCAGAGTATAGAGACACCAACGATAACTCTGAGGGCACGGTAAACCAGTCGGATGTTAAAATCGGTGAAGTTAGATACTGGCAAGATTACTTGGACAATGAGACTATCAAGTATCATGCACAGGATCCTGACAATTATGGTGTTAGAGATCCTTACAAGTCTGCTTATTTTGAGCAACAGAGTGTCGGACCTAGAGTTCCGCAAATTGACACACTGTGTCTTTACTGGGACTTTGCGACGGTAACTTTGTCAAGCGTGTCCGACGGCGTAGACGGTATTATGGATATTTTGTCTGACTCGTTTTTCTACGTTGACGATGTTTCTATCGGCTCAAACGAAGAAGCTGCCCCAACCGGAAGGTACGGGTGGATTGGAAACACTGTAAAGAGACAGCACACGGGTAAGGGAGATTATTACTACCCTGAAGATCGCCACGTAGTGGACAAAAATTTTCTTTTCGCTGCAAAACAGAATCTTCCGGAGATCATTGGTTCAACTGACACGATTCAGCTTCTGACTCAAGACGACGACCGTTTTGTAAAAAACATTCGCCCCGTGAATTATTTTTGGGCAGTAGAAAAGAGCATGTATCAGGCAATTTCTCAAGAGATTGTTCACGCTTTTGCTGGAATTAAAACTTTCAACAATTTGATCGGCGAGCCTGTAAACAGATACAGGATGGAATACAAGAACTTAAATAAACTACGACAACTATTCTTCCAGAGATTTGAAGAAGCGCCAAGAGTAGAAAAATATATTCAATTTTATAAATGGATTGACAACTCCATCAGCGAGATGATCAAACAGTTGATTCCAGCCTCCGCTAATTTTTCTGATGATATGAGGACGATGATTGAAAGCCACGTTCTAGAGAGAAACAAGTATTGGACGAAGTTCCCGACATTGGAGATGAAGCAGAAGCCACCCGAGACGGCAGTTCTGGGTATTAATGAGATGCTTTACAATTGGAAGTTTGGTCATGCTTCCATGGAAGAAGACGAAGCACAAAAGTGCTTGTGGTGGAAAGAACGTGCTGAACGAGACGGAGTGCTCCAAACTGGCGACGAAGACGTAGATGATGCACGGGCACAAATCTTGCATGTGGCGACGACTAAGAATAGCGGAGACTACATTGAGAAGAAGCTCGCTCACGAGGTGGGCGGGATTACAAGATCTTACGATGGACAGACGTTTGCGTTGAGAAGTTTGTCAACACCGTACCGGTTTGGCATGGAAGTCCAGAAGTCTATTCATGGTGGTGTAAATAATAAAAAGAACAAGAAAATTGATTACGTCAGGGCAGAATTGGCAGACCGTGGGGTTGTGGAAGTTAGAGAAACAACTCAAGCCGCAAATTCCGTTTGTCTTGATGAAGAATTGAGAGGGAACCCTTTATTTAATAAACGTTTAAATATTGAGGCAGGCGGCAGCAACGGCAGCAGCTACTCACTTTACGAACTAAACGAAAATATTTTGACAGGAGAGACTTACTGGAACAGCAACCACTCTGACACTTACGGTGAAGACAAAGATGTTCCACTTCAGGGTATCTTCCCTAGTGTCAACGTCGGAGGTCTTCAAAGCAGGCACGTCTTCCCGTTCCTTCACCCTAGAGATCTTGATGAAGGAGAAAGACCAGAAGCGTGGAACTTTGAGTCAGGAACCTTCTATCCACTGTCAGATGAACAACCCAAGGCGACATATTATAGAGACGAAAAGGCAAAGAGACCTGTAAACATTAGAAATATTAAGTCTTCTTATGGAAACTATCAATTTGATTACGAGGTAGTTCAAACCTCCGGGAGAAGTTTGAACAACAGGTGGTTAGTTGAGCAAGAAGGACTGGATGAAATGTCAACATACTCTACGGAGTCTGATTATGTCGTCGGAATGTATGATTTCACACTACCGGACAGAGGTAGAAATGAACACATCTTTGTAGAAAGATTTTCCTCACCCGGCGGTCCAGACACTCTTTCACGAGGTATGATGGATGTTGAGGCTGAGGAATTTGCAGTTTATAACTCCTTGAACTTTAGAAACCTTGATGTGCGAACACATCTGGCTAACTGGTTAACCTACCACACAAAGCGTTGGGGCTATAGAAGCTACTACAGGGGAAGACCTGTAGATGACTGCGAATCTCCGGGAGACTTGGAAGTCTTTTGCGAGGCGAACTATCACAAGAACCATAGGAATACGGCATATAGACCCGAAGCGTTTAGTCACATTGATGCATTTGAGAATGAAATTCCAGAAGAAGTTGATCCGTGCTGTGAATGTGATGAAGAAGAATACGCAAGAAGAATTTTAACGGACTATCGCTGTAAAGAAACGCATGATAATTTCTGGGTCACACACCAGTTGCCAAGAAGTGGTTATCAGTATTCTTGGATTAATTCTTCCACACGTAGAGAAATTTTTGAAGAAGTTGAAGGCGAAGCAGTGCGCTACACTGTATGTCCATGGGGGTACGCAACACAGTATCCGAATGCTGTGGCATACCACCCAGAGACCGCCACCAGTCCGACCGAGTTTGTGGGTGAGGTTTCTGCGTATGGAAAGAGCGTGGTTAAGAAGAAACAGGGGCAAGTGATCATTGAAGAAGGGTTTCCATTCTTAAACACCTTTATTTCTTATGATGATGAGAGTGGGCATCACCCGAAAACTTACGAAGACGTTGTGGACGAATCGTTTGACAGAGGCTGTTCCGAGATTTCCAGTATGTCTGCTATTCGTGGGCTGGATATTAACAGCGAAGACACGTTTGCTATTCTTGATCCGAGCAACGAAGACGGTCTTTCTTTGAACGATATGCTCCTTCACAGAGATGGTCCATATCAGCACCCCTCTTGGAAGCAGATTAGAAACTTTGAAAACAAGATTGTTGTGAATCAGAGAAAAAATAATATTTTCTCAATGGTTGATCTGCCTAAAGAAATAAGAGTTCAGGGCGTTAATAAATTTGTAACGTTTAGAGAGACTAGAGCGCAGACTGCCCAAAGTTATGTAGAACCAGCGGTTTCGTGGAACCTTCCGATGAGGCACAAGATGCAGTTTCCGGGTTCTCCAAGTTCGGGCGTGGTTGTACACTCTTACAGTAACAATGTTGAGGTGTTCTCAAACCCATATCTTGACAAGAGAATGGGATTAAAAAAGACGGCTAAACAAATTTATGATGTTTTAGTAGAGAAATACGCATCTGATGAAAGAAACACGCCGGAAATGTTTGAGATGATTTACTCGGAATATATTTTTCCGAAGCATAGAAATGCAACTCTAGACAAAACCAGAAGAAGAAGATTTTACAAGGAGGAGTCTGGACAAAATGGCTATGATCGCCGCTCATCCATGATTAGAACTTTTTGGGCTGCTGATGGGTTGCGTGAGAGAACACGCTACAGTTATAACGAGGAAAGATTTGCAGGCAGAAACGCTTTTGGAGAGCCGGTCAGAAGAAGTTCTGTCTGGGCTCTAGAATACGCTCCGCAAGAAAGACTTCTTTCCGGAGACTTTTCTGACGGTGGTAATATTGCCCTACGAGGCGATCTTGCTTGGGCAGGTCTTCCACAGTATTCAGGCTACACTTCTCAGGGTCAACAGCCACAAGAAAAAGATGACATGGAGAAAGGTCTAGAGGTTTGGATGGCTCCACGACCTAGACTTCAATTTATCCACAACCCGCACGCTCCTGATGGCGAAGGTCGTGAGTATGCTTGGAAATGGAAAGCTGCGGAGATTTCAAACAATACTCCTTGGCACGACGACTATGATGAATATTCAAAAGACATTCGTCTTATCGGGCAAAACTACACTTTAACACCAGAGTACAATGTTTCGTCTCACCTAGAGTTTTATATTAATGACAACGCCGGAAACTTCTTGGCAGAAAACAAAAGAATTTTAGAGCTACCCGGTGTACACCCGGAACTAGAGTTTAGTGGTCAAAGGTATGAATCCACCAGAGGTGCAGGTTATTATTTCTCTTGGGATGGTACAACGAGCATGAAGGAAACTCTTGACTTGGATACCGGCACACTAATTCAGCCAAACTTTGCCAACGGTTATGACGACTTCGCACCGGGTAAGGTTTCTGGTCTGGAACTTCTTGACAAAGAAGATAACGACTACGGCGAGGCTCACAGGATTTTAGATAGTTATGTAAACATTGAACCACCGGCTTCTTTAGATACCAATATTATCAAGGGCAATTGGAAGTGCGGAGAAGAATATCCGGTAGGAACATTTGTCAAAGGCATGACCTTCCAACTTGACTTTGCAAAATTTATTGAAAATCAAAACTTGCGTAGCGTCTCCAAAGAAGGTTTCGCCTTTGCAAAGGGCTTGCCGTTATCGCCAGCACAAAAGGCTCTCCCTTATTGGAATCCTGCGGTAGAAACTTCAGGTAATGCAAACAAAATTTTAAGTTTGTGGGACAGTGTTGTTTTTACGTCATGTTGGTTTAACTTCAGGGGCTCTACCGGAAAGTCGGTTATTTACGAGTTTACGTCAGGAACCATTGCATCGGGCGAGCCTGAATCTCAACTGTTGGAGGTTGATGGCACCGTCTATGATCTTCGTGTGGAGCTTGAGTCTTTAAGACAATATGATCGTCAATGGGAAGCTCTTTCTTCTAGACGTGCTCAAAGAAGATTAATTACAGCTATGAACAGCGCCACTCGTAGAAGCCTAGATAGAAGCATTGATACTCTCACGCAGGAAATGAATAGAATCACGCCTCTTATGAATTCTAAGAAATCGTTGATTCAAAAGCTCATGGATGTAAATAAAAAGTTTCAAACCTTGCCTGCTAGAAGGATTGTGGAGAGTAGGCTCTACCTAGATCACGAAAAGACATTGATTGTCTGGGAAGATAATGTTGGAAACAAACTTTATTTTGGTGAGTTTGATGACTATGCCAAGATAATGAATGATGGTTGGTCAAACATTTCAGTTTGTTATGTGGGTGGTTATGTCACCGAGGGTTCTTCAACAGACAGACACAAGGTTCTGCTTTTCGTTAACGGTGTTCGTGTTTTATCAACGCAAGATAAAGAGTGTCTTCAGGCTGCAAAGATTATAAATCCCGCAGAGAACGTAAGAACTCATGATGGTTCATTGTTTTATGATGCTTTTTTCCCTGCTGCCTTCTCAACTATGAAACTCGGGACTTTCAATGGAAAGGCTACTGATTTAGTTCTTTACCGAGGAAACCCCGGCATTGTTAACGCTGCGTGGGATGAATCACAGGTGCGAAACACGCCTCACAACTCTGTTGAAAATCAGTGGTTTTTTGATGTGGACTTTGAGGAATATTATGGAAAGAAAAATCCTGCTGAGCCGACTTCTGGTGAGGATAACGCCCCAGCCGGAAGTACGTTTGTTAGTGCTTTTGCGAGCGACGTTAGATGCACTTTAGCGGAAATAATTTATGAAAACCAGTGTGAAAACCCCAATGAGGTTTTTGCAGAGTGGCGAGATTTTGTGAATGCATGTAAGATTAAAGAAAAAGTAGACGAAGGTGTGCAGAGCGAGGAATTTAGAGGCTTTAAATTACAGTTCAATATTGTAGAGGCAGCAGACTTACAACCTTTTGACCTTACAGGTCTTGGATCTGATCTCGCTTCTCAGGCACAAGCTGCTGTTCAGTTACAAGAACAAGTAACCAGTGGAATTATTACAACAGGATTAGGGAACAATGGAAACCCCTTGGGTATTCCAAGAATTTCTCCCAACGAAGTTGAGGGCTTTCAATCAGCATTCTCGTCGCTCCAAACGCCCGCCCAAGTTGTCATTGAAGCGGAAGAAGAATTATCACAGTTGGAAGACATTACTGAGATAGCAGATGTTGTAGATGGATCCTCACCGGAAGAAGATAGTACGGATATTACGGAACTTATTAGCACCGCCGCCGATACGATTGGAAACCAGCAGATTGAGCAAGACGCAAATTCAGCTTGTGCTGAATTAATTGGTTGGTGGAGAATCGGAGTACCTTTCCATGAATCGCCCAGATGCGAGGAATATGTTTGGAAAGAAGACTTCTTTAAGTGTTATTCACATACAGATAAGATTAGCCACATAGAGAAAATTAGAGAAGACCACAAGGCATTAAAACAAGAGGGTACAGATTTAATGATGCGCCTAGAAGTTAGCGCCATTAAAAAACTTTTACCATACAATGGATTTTATCCTTCGCAAAGAGCGGTTCAGTTGGGGTCACTATTTTATGATAGTGTTGTCAAAGATCACGTGACGGGCGAAAACGACAACCAGAGATTTTCACGAGCCCGTACAGAGCAGGCAGCTTTGCAACCTTTCTTTGCACCGGGCATTCTATTCAACGCAATTAAATCTGGCATGGCGGTGGACTGGGCTGCTTTCGCAGGTAATCAGCAGTCAGACTTGGAAACCTATTATAAACTTGAGCAACCTCCTTTGGTGATCCCCGAGATTAACACCGATGATTATCTCGTGTTGAAAGATTTTATTAGAACACCAGCCTTTAATGTAATTCAGGGCGCTGTGGCAAGAGACTTGAGTATGGCTGAATCTATTGGGCGAGTACGAACAGAAGAAGAAAGAACAGCTTTCACCAGAGAATCTTACAACAGAAACATCGGAATTTTTGGCGATGAACTTACAGCACTCTCGGATCAAGTACAGAACGAATGTACACAACAAGAGTATGAAAGATTTGCGGAAGATGGAGGCTATGAGCTTGGCTCGCCTCAACTTCTACAAAGATTCAGAGAAGCCTATTCCTGTCCTGAGTTTGTTCCAAACACGGCTGCAAGGACTCCACTGACGGGTGATTCTCTTTTAGGTAGAGTTCTTCCGGACTCCTTAATTACTAGCGCCACGACAGAAGTGATGCTTCAACAAATAAGCAAGATGAATGAGACTAAAAACACGCTAGTAAGAGTAATCAATAACTTGACGTACACTAGAGAGGTGAAGACCAGAAGTTATATTTCAACCAGTACGAGGATGTTGACGAAGACTCCTAGTTTTAGAATTCCATTTGAGGCTCTAGTGTCTTTGGGTTCTTACATCCCACAGACAAACAGTGCAGAACAATCAAAAATATTTTTTCTTGCTCCGTCGTATTACAACAATGTAGAAGAAGCCGATGTTCAGCCGGAATATCCATATTTTGAGTGGACAGGTAACCAGAACCCGCTATACGAGATGGCTATGAACAACTTCTTGGCAGAGGTTCCGAACTTCTTCTTGAGAGGTGGTAAGTTCACAACGTTCGCATCGTCTCCTGAAAATAAATTTAAAACAGTCAAGGCGGGATGGACTTATTACATGGATGTTCATCTGTATAAAACTAATAATTTTGATATGGTCTACAGCCCGCATGACGGTGAACGATTGAGAATTGGTCGTGCTGATTCTTCTGGTAACGAATTTACCACTCACGGTAGATATTTTGGTCCACCGATGCAGTATCTTACAGATGCTGAAATGAACGACAAAGAGGTGTCTTTCATGCCATCAGCAGACCCAGCACAGGCAGCATACGTTCCTCCGTATTTTTACGGACGAGCTAAGGCTAGATTGAAGTTTGTGGCACAAAGAGATGGACAGCCAACCTTGGAAGAAATTCTCAATAACCTTGAGATTGATTATATTAACGAGGAAATGGATAGCTTATTCTCGTCCAGATCTTCTTCTGAACAGGTCTCCGGAGGTGAACTACTAAGAACTATTCAAGACTATGCTTGGAAGAAAGTACCAGCTTATGAGGCAAGAATGCCGATGGAGGCTTGTATTAAGTTTGACGGTAAGGCAAACGAGAAAAAGACTTCTTTCGCAGCAATCAACACAGCCTATGATTACAGCCCAGACGGTGTTGCCCGACTGGCTCCCCAACGAGTGGAGGACGATGTGGCAGGAGGTACGGGTGTGTGGGTAATCTCTCCAAGATTTGAGTGTCCAACATTCAACTTCAAGTCTGAGAGCAACCTTAATTATATTGCAGACTCAGACCAACCGTGTGGAACAGGTATTTGGGGTGGCTATGGAACCATTCCATCAAATCAAGAAGGTATCTTTATCTCCTTGGAAGAATCTTTCAAGCGACACGAGAAGCCGAATCAACCCTTGACTTGTAAGATTACAAATGAAGAAATTTTTGCAGTTGCCTTGGGTATTCAAAACGACGTGAGGCTTATGCACGAAAATGTAATTACACTAGAGGATCCTTTCGGTGGAATTGAGGCAGTCACGATTGGTCAGCCGACCAATGCTGAACAAATTTCTCCATGGGGTCAAGAAGCTATTGACAAGGATGTTAGCGCCTACCTTGATCTCGGATTCTTGGATTCAGAACTGGAAGAACGGAGAACTCCTTTTTCTTCAGCGGCGAAAATTAGAACATCTTTGACTTCTCCAAGTGAGAAGCTGGGAGGAAACCAGCCTTCAAAAATGTCTGGTCAATATGATATTGAGGCGTATCTTGAGGCAGAGAAGTGGCAGACGGATATGTTTTCCGTTTGGAATGAAAGCGGCGCAACTGTACCGCTTGCGTCTGACGTTGCCAATGCGATTGAATACCACATCAACTATCTCTATAAGAGATTCCCTAAGTCTTTCCCATGGAAAGCATCTGTTGTGTGGGTACACCCGAACGACTACCAAAACGGAAAAGTGAGAGGTAGTGCGAAGAAGGCGGGTGAAGAACAACTTAAAAAATATCCTGAATATAATAAACTACAAACAGTTTTACAGGCTATTGTACAGATTGAATATGACTATTCTCGTGCTCCGACCGGTGCGAAGAAGGTCAATGAGACACCAAAGGTTAGCCTGAGTGTTAATCAGGATTCAATTAAGAACCCTAATGGAAGATTGGGTATTCGTTATCTGACAGAGACCTCTGCGCTTGATTGGACGAGAGATCGGTTTGAACCAGAACTTCAGGAAAACAGAGATTTTTACAGAATTTCTAGCACTAGAAAGATTATTGATTGTATTCAAACGGTCGGTTCATTGATTGACGTGTGTGGTTTCACTGCAACTAAATCTAGAATTGGTGAAGTGGCAGCGAGCAAGGAAATCTCTGAAGCAGTAATCATGATTCCTTTCGTGGATAACCCAATCATCGCAGACGATGTTGCGTCTACGACTCAGGTTGGTGGAAGAAACTTTTTCAAGATTAGCGAACAGCTTTTCGCAGAGACGTTTGCTAACGTCGCAGCCGGTGAGCCTGCAATTGTGCAGGGTAAGACATACAATGTAGCAGCAGACATTCCAGAAACATCGGTTTCAGAAATGATTAAGAAGCTGCAAAAATACAACATGCCTCCTCAATACGATTTCTTAAAATATCGCCAAATATCTCCATTTGTAACGTATGTTTTTGAATTTAGTGACGAGTTGAATTCTGATGATCTGTCTAACATTTGGCAAGGTTTAATGCCACAGAGAGCAAAGGTTGCAGAACAAGACACAGAGATTATCCAACATGAACTTAACGAGGTTAACTTCTTTGAAGGCAAGAAAGTTCCAGAAAACGTCCGATGGATCGTGTTTAGAGCGAAGAAGAAAGCGAAGACGAACTACTGGGAGATGACTGCGGACTCTGTGGATGATGACAGGTTTAAGTTTGATTTCACATTTGGAACAGATCTCAAGCCAGATTATAGTTACAACTGGCCGTATGACTTCTGTAGTCTAGTAGAACTGTGCAGGGTTAAGGGTGGAATCAGTGTTACTCCAAAGTTGTCTGCTGATAATTTGAGACTAGATCCGATTCTAAGCGAAGTTGAGAAACAAAAGATTATTTCTGACGCTCACTCGCAGGCTGCGGTAACAAGAAATATACAGGCAGTTGGTTTAACAAATTGGGAGGGAGATGAATAATGAGTTTTTTTGACAATAAAGAAGAAGTTATTGAGATTCAGTTAACACAATATGGAAAACATCTTTTGTCAAGAGGAAAGTTCTCTCCTGAAATGTACGCATTTTTTGACGATGATATTCTTTATGACGCTGAATACGGAGATATTTCCGAGATGGGTATTGAAACTCAAAACAGAATTGAAGAAGAATCCGTTCGTCTTAAAACACAATATGTTTTTAGCAGCCGAGAAAAAGAAGTAAAAAGGTTGACAGCAGCCTTGGTTTCTGGTAAAGTAGATCTGCAAGACAGAATAATTCAACCAACGGCAGATAAACACTATTCGCTATCATCGCCTTTGGGCAACTCATCGCTTGGAATAAGCAAGGCTCCTTCTTGGAAAATAAATTTTCTAAAAGGAGAGGCTGCTGAGAGAGTTGACCATTTGTCAGGGGCACAACCGACTATGCAAATTCCACAGCTAAAACTGAAGCCTATTACTTACAAGACACGTGTGTGGTTTGATCTTCCACCTGATAACAGTTTCACAGGGTTGCCACAACAGGGTGACATTTATGGACCGGGTTCGGAAGGTGACTTGTCAGTTACACTAGAACAATACGAAGACGGATCTTATTTATCTGTTCAGGAGGATTACGCACTCATAGATGTTAGAGAGATGAACTCTGACTTTTTAAATGAAAACTTTGACATAGAAGTTTTTCTCGTTGAGGATGTTGACTTTCAAAACAACATCGTGCCACCTTCCATGAAAGACAGTGTGGAGACTAGAGAAAAATTATATCCCCTTTCATTTATTGAGCAAAAGAAATTTATGAAGGACGGGTTTCTTTTAGACACCCCGGAGGGAGGTCCAGCAGACGAGAATCCTGAAATTGATGCTAGTTATGTTGAATACTGGTTTAACATTTGGGTTGATGATGAGATTGATGAAAGAGTTCTTGAAATCGTTGAGACAGAGCCAGCGGAAAATGTTTACGTTACAAGCTCCCGTGGAAGCTCCCGTGGAAGCTCCCGTGGAAGTAGGAGAAGAAGACCAGAAGAAGGACCGTCATCAGAACAAATTATTTATGGCTCAAGAGGGCTTACGTCGGGCGGCAACTATGGCGGGACAATTGTTAGTTATGAAGAAGACGATGGGGAGTGTAAAGACTAATGCCAGCACCTAAAGATCAAAGAGGCTTATTAGGAGCAATAATCCCCAACGTTATGGTGGATGTTATTACTTTGGAGACAGGCGGGAAACCACCCGAATTGTCCGACCCGCATATAGAGCACGAGTGGGAGTCGGGCGAACGCAACCGTGTAATTGATCCCGGAACCTTGAGGTTGACTGTGGATACGTCAATAAAAGAATTAATTTCTGACACTCCGATTAGTAAATGGTTCGGTAGTAAGTTTGCGAGATACGTCAAGCTGACGATTGTTGCAACAACACACAAAGAAATTACGGCAGCATTATCAAGCTCCAATGATGGCATTAGTATTCTAAACCGTGCATACGATCAGGGAGAACCCAGCGCAGCAGCTAAGGTCTTGAAAGCCACGTACCCCGGTGAAGATATTTCTGAAGCGTTGCAAAAAAGATGCTCGGTAAAAACTTTTAATATTTATTCTGATGCAATATCCGATCAGTTAGATTCTACACAACACACTTCTTTTGTAGACGACGACGGCAATGTTGTTCATGACGTTAACTTCCGAGCAGTGTTTGACATTAGAGGTTCAGAACCTAGCCACCTGTCGGTCTTTGCCATGACCCATTTGGACATGGATTTACTTATTGAAGATTATGGATTGACGGTAGACGAGACAACCCTTAAAGCACAGAATGGGAAGATTGTTTCCGAGGTGATTGTTGACAGAGGCAAGGTTGTAAACGAGGCGTTTTTGTTTACAAAGTCGGACGGCGTGACATGGACAGGACCAGTACATGATACGGGCAATGGAACATGGGCTACCGGTGAATATTCCGATCAATACTCTTTACCACTGTCTCTGAACAAAGTTACAAACAATAAGGTTCAAGACTTTAGGAACATTGACAAACTGGACAGATTATCTGTAGATTTGTCTACAATGCAGAACCGACTTTTTTCTGGTACAGCGAACGAACTATCCATGCTTCGTCGCAGAAAGAATACACGACCGCCAAGGAATGTTTATTTTTCAGAACTGTATCTGGCGAAGGATCGCAAAGGAAATGCAAGAATGACCTTTGCTGTAGATTACTTAAAGATGCTCAGAGAGAACTCTGTGTTTGAGAGTTTGTTTGAAACGGCTAACAAACAACAGCAGGCTGAGTTAGCTGCTTCATGCAAGATTCGTAGCATGAGGGTCAAGCGACGTAGAATTAAAAATGTTAAAACAATGAATTCGTTGGGCAACATGGAGCAAGGCGAGGTATTGTTTGATAAGAACGCAGCAGCACACACGGTTGCATCGTCAGGTGAGGCTTCGTTTGGTGTGTTTAGGGAGAAGAAGAATGTCGTTGGAGAGTTGAGAGAAGCGTTTTACTCCGTTGATATGTCAGATACACCTGTTCGTTTCTTTGCAGCGGTAGATAAAGATATAGCCAGCGCAACTGATGGAATCTATCAGTATGGCGTTGAGATGACCGTAGAAGATTCTTCGCAAAAATACTTGTTTTCACTAATTCGTATGTTGCGGCATCACAGAAAGAAGATGCATGATTATTATTTAGAGGCTGAGAAGATCGGTATGTCTAAATATATTGTGGAGTTGCAAGACCCACACATTGACGACTCAAGGTGGGAAAGGGCGGCGCTTAATAGAAGCACGCCTGCAAATTTTTCTCCAACCACCGGTCGGTTTACTAACAAGTTTATCTTGGAGCAGTATGAAAGATATGAGAATAATCTTGGTTCTGCTCCGTGGGTTTCGCCTATTATCGGCTACTTTACGATATTAAATTTGTTTACTGGGTTTGCCAAAGACAATCAAGAAAAGGCTTTAGAAACTTTAATGTCTGTGATTAAGTATGCAGATCCGTTCTCTGGAAGTCCGAAGGGTGTGATGGCAGTGATTAAGATGATGGACAAATTAATCTCCAGAACATCACTCATAGCAGGTTCAGACGTACCACTCGGCGAAGGAGAATCAAGACTCCAGAAATTACCTGATGGTGGTAGTTCGTCTACCTCAAAGTTTCCGACAAGAACAACTAAGATTGAACACTGGTTTACGGACAGTAATTTTGACTCTAATTTTTTCAAAAATTATGGGCTTGATTATCTGTCAAACCACAACTACGGTTCTCAGCGGTTCAACACGATGCGTGTCATGACGGGCAACGAGTATGGGCAGAGAACGATTGACGAGTTTTTAAAATACTTCACAAGTGAAGATGTTTCTGTAGACATTTCTGGAATTACTAATGACGATAACATGATGAAGACTGGTTATGGGTATTTATCTCCGGGTGTTGCCTACTTGGGTGCATCCACCGTATACATGGGCACGGGTGGTACATCAGAGATGGTAACAGCAGATCAGTACACTGCGATTGAAGCAAGCATTGTATCGTCAAGAAATTTTGGCGCACCAACTGTTGCTCCACAGATTCAGGCACAATCTTCACTACCACCAGAAGCTCAGCTTTATCAAGCAAACATGATGATGCAGGCAGCAAAGTTGAACATGACTATTTTGCCATCGTTGACACAGATTGCTAAACCACTGACAGAGGGCGTTTCGTCAGTTCGCAGATTGCGAGCTATAGATATTAGTTTTTGCAACGTTGAGGGTGTCCCTAACGACAACAGAATAGATCCGGTAGTTTCCGATGTTGACGAAAACTTTTATGCCAAGGCGCACGAAAACATTAATGCAAACTCTTTTTTTGCAGGGCTCCAAACAGACCTCCGAGCGGCTAACAGGTGGTTTGACGGATCTACCAGCCACCCGTTTGGGTCTACTACCATTAGTACGGTATCAACCGGAGCAAAGAACTCAGCGGCTACTTCTACAATGGAGATCGGTACGATAAAGCAGTTTAATATTCAACAAAAAGAGAATATCACAAATCATCTACAAAAAGATGAAAGCTATTTGTCAGAAGTCGCACGCCAACACGGTACGGCACCAACGAGTGTTTCTCAGGTAATCCAGAACTGCCCCAACCAAGTAAAGAGTTTAATGGTTGCATCACAAAACCCAGCGGTCGTTCAGGAAAATTGGCATCAGTACGATTATGATGTTGTGAAAGATCCCAGAACATCATCACAGTATAATTTCATGTATAACATGATTAACAAAGTGGAAGTTCTTGTCAAGTATGATAAGACAATTAAAAAAGGTGTGTGGCAGGTTTTGACGAAAGACTACTGGGACTCCACAGAAGGTCAGGAATTAATTTGTCGGATGGTCCCTTACGAGTGTAAGCTATTTGGAATTTTTAGACCAAAATCACTAAATATTCCTATTTATGATGAACACTTTATCTTGAAGCCGAGCAAAATTACAGCACGGGGTCAAAGACAGCAAGGTCAGGTTGAGATTGTGGATATTTTTGACAGCGACAGTATTATTTCGGGACTGATTGTTTCTAAGATTACTTCGTCTGCCGACGATGGCGCTTATTCTGGCGCTACCACCACCAATGTTGTTGGAACAGATTCTCCAACTAGCGCATCACATCCTTGTGGCGAACAAGTGGCGACCGAGGCAGGATTATAAAATGTCAAAAAGAATAACCCCATCTCAGGCTAATGAGAAATTAAAAAATTCTGCAAAGACACCGATTAGACACCACAGAGTGTCTGGCAAGAAGACAGAAAAATCTACGGAGATGGTTCTTAACGCCGCCGGAAAAACTAGAAAGATGTTTAATTCTTCGGTTGTGGACATTCAGACAAACGGCACCGATTTAAACAAATATGTCTTTGACAACGGTATGCTCCCAGCGACAACCGTTGCAGACACTTTGAGATTTGGTGCGGGCTGTTATTGGGCGAGAACCGGAGAGCACATTAAATATGTGAACAAAAATACTTCAGAAGAAGCGCCGTTTGATATTGAGTTTGAGCCTATGGGCGTGGAGGCGAGCGAAGTGCCGCTTTCCGCTATGGACAAGATTGGTATGTCACCAAGCACTGAGTTGGCTCCTCTTTTTGAGGAGACGATTAGGATCACTCCACATGGAAGCTCACCGGCTTACGAAAACACAGATCCAATTGGAGCATTTCAGACACTGTTGTTTGGTGGAACTCTGAATGGTACAAACGTTCCTGCTGCACTGAAAAAAGATTTATATTTTGAAGACTATACCTTCAGCTTGTCATCTCCGTATTCACTAAGAGATATTGAAAGTTTCACGTCATCTACGAATACGATGTATGCGAGCGTTAAGCCAACTTACAACTTTTACGTGCCAGAGTACGAGTCAGCAACGGCAGACCCAAACAACACAATGCCAGAAGCTGTATTGCCCAGTATGTATGTTATGCTCACAGAGATGACGAAAGAGCCCGAAGAAGAAAAGAATGAATGGTTTGAAAAACACATCACCTTATTTGGAAATTTGAGACTAGAAGCAAAGAATGAAATGTTGAGACCCCCTTCTGAAAGAACAAAGTGGGATCTGTCGGACAAGAAGAACATGAATGTCCAATACTTTGATATGTACGGGAGGCAGGTTACGGGTGCTCTTTCAGATTCTCAAATGTCTTCATTGGGCTCAAAGTTTCACAACATGTTTGTTTCCCACAACAACGTAGACCTCCTTAAAGACTTTAACTCTAGAAAAGAGCTTTTTCCAATGTTCGTTGATATTGAGTTTTCTACAGATATAACTACGGAGTTCGCTTCTGCGCTGAAAGACTCTGGTATGGGTGCTTCTTTGATGAGCGGTATATCATCTCTATCAAATAATTTACCGACGAGATCGTTTGTAGAGGAGACAGTCACCGCAGTTCAAGTTGCCAGCAAACCACTCGGAGCAAACGAGGTTATTACACAGTCAGAATTGACAGAATCCAGCAGAAGATTTTTTGATGTCGGACCATGGTATGAACAATTTAAATCGGGCGAGATTCAGGGAACGATATTTGATCAGCCCGGTTCAGTTTTTCTAGGAAAGCAAGACCCGGAACTAGAGGTTAGTAACGATCCCAAATATGACCTTTACAAGAGCCTTATGTCTGTTGTGTTTTCTTCAAAGGTCAGAGATCTTGTGCGCCTAAGAACTAGAAGCTATAAAGAAATCATGAACGGCAAGTTGGCAGCAACCGAGACCGTAATGTATAGAATTGAAAAAAAGATTGGCACAGAAGTTCTTCAAAACTTTTGGCTACCAAACTCAAATGAAATAGATGTTCACCGCTTCGTAGACACGCAGGTGAAGTATGGAAGAAATTATACTTATACGATTTATGCCTATGAATTGGTTTTTGGGAGCAAGTATGCATACAAGAGTGCTTGGCAAGAGGGAACTGAAGCGGGCTGCACGGTAATCACCGAACCGTCCTTGAAGATTATTGAGGTTCCTTATTTCTCGTATCAGAATAGATTGCTTGACAGTCCACCGGTTATGCCCGACGTAGAGATTATTCCTTTCCGTGGAGTCTCTGATAAGATTAAATTAAATTTTTCTGGAAATGTCGGGCGCTATGATTTGATGCCGCAGATTATTTCTAAGTCTGAAAACCGTGTTAACGAAACCATCCGACAAGCTCAAGATCGCTTACCAACTGATCCGATTCGCTATGAGTCAGACGACCATGCGACAGAATTTCAAGTCTTTAGGTGTAGTGCACACCCATACAGTTATCAGGACTTTGACGGCAAGAAAGTTAAGTCTGTCTACTCTGATATAAACCCCGAGACTCAAGCATCTGCAACCTCAGCGTCTTACGTTGATGACATTGAGCCGAACAAGAAATACTGGTATACATTCAGAAGCGTAGATAATCATGGGCATATTTCATATCCATCACCTATTTATGAGGTAGAGCTAGTGGATGATCACGGTTCTGTATATCCAGTTATCAAGGTGGTTGATTTCGCAGCCAGAACACCAAAAGATGCCACTAAGCAACTCAAGAGAATGATGCAGATTGTTCCCACCTATGCACAGGGTATACTTAACGAGGAAAAAAGTGGTTTGACAAACGTGGGGAGTGTGGCAAATCTTTGGAACGAGGACACGTTCTATTTGGGCGTAGAGGACGAAACTTTGTGGGGGAAGAAGTTTAAAGTAAGGTTGACCTCACGGAGTACGGGCAAGAAAATTGACATTAACATAGTGTTTGAGCACCGACATTTGAAAATTCAACCAGAATAGCATTTTAATTTACGGGTTTTGGACTATTTATGCAGAAGAAACTAATTATTTTTAGCAAGGAGAAAAAAGCACATGGCGTTTTTAGATAACTCAGGGGATATTATACTTGATGCCGTATTAACAGACACCGGCAGAGCAAGGTTAGCCAAGGGGGATGGTTCGTTCAGAATTGCGAAGTTTGCCCTTGGTGATGACGAGGTGGACTATAGTCTTTACAGGAACAGCAACCACCCAGAAGGAGCACACCCAAGTGGAAGTGCGTATTACGATTTGGATATTTTGATGACCCCTGTATTGGAGGCGTTCACTAATAATACTTCTTCAATGAAGTCTAAGCTGATCTCCATCCCTAGAACAAATCTTCTCTTTTTGCCAGTTATGAAAATTAATGAGTCTGTTACCCAGTCAGCAAAAATGAACTCTGACTTATTTGCTGGAAGCAGAGCGTTCGTTTGTGCTGTAGACAACGACACAGAGCAGGTCTTTGGATACGACGGCGGTGGAAACCCACGTGATGGTATCATGTTTGGTGAATCTACCGGTGCCGCAGGTTCTTATTGTAGAATTGATCAAGGGCTTGACACGGAAGACATTTCTTCAAGGTTCGTCATTGACCATGACCTAAACGAGACACAATATATTATTGAGATTGACAATAGATTCGGAACAATTCTAGATCAAACAGGGACAGAGCAAGCGTCTGTGTCCTACATTGACGATGATAACGTTGCCAGCTATTATCTTTCTGCTGGTCAAGACGCAGCGTTCGTACAAGAGAACCAAGAGAGAAACCCGGAAGCAAATTCACAAGTGATTCGTGGTCCGAGAGGGACAATGATCATGTTTAAGATTCGTTCTTCTCTTGAGTTGAACACCAGCAGTTATTTATTTGACAAACTTGGAAACGAGTCTACCGATGTTGATGGAAACGAATATCAGTTTATTGATTCTATCGTTAGAGTAAGTGGTGCCACAACCGGATACAGTGTTGACGTTCCTGTAAGATTCGTTAAGCTCAAGAGTTAAGGAGACAATAAGAAATGGCGACAGTATTTAAAACTTTTTTGAACGATGACATTGCGACGACTCGGACGTTGCTCCATGAGGCAATTCCCGTTCATGGTGGAATTCTTTTCGGCACCTACGCAGAACCTGCCGTTGGTAGCGAAGAAGACACCAACATCAAGAATTATCCACACAGGATGTTCCAGAGCGTGTATGATTATCCATACCTAAGTTCTTCAGCAAACCACATTTTTGATCTTACCATGGGTTTGACGACTGTATCTGACAAGGTTGGAGAGGATGACGTTTCTCTACCCAAGAAGTTTAGAATTTATCAACAGATGGCGCAGGTGCTTGTCGGGCACGACACATCAGGAAACATCTCTAGGTTTGATGAGGATGGCAACATCCTAGAGGGCGGAGCAAAACTAAATGACGTGTTTATCATCAGTGCTGCAAGACTATTAAACAAGGACGAAATTAAAAAGGGTTCTTGCCACATTCATCTTGACGTAAGTCAGGCGTATGAGCAAGAGGCACAGCGTGAAGGGTTGCGAAGAATTTTAATGATTTCCGACGAAGGCGCTGCCAATGATTACCGGGTAAATTCACCGGCAGGTGATTACGGAATCTTAAAGTGTAGACAGCATATCACCTTTGAGGAGGACGGTACTCCGACTGAAGATGAACCAGCCTTTAATTATGAATCTTCAGATATTAATCAAAGATGCGGACTGATCTACTACCAAGCAGGTGTTATTGTTTTGTCGGCAGACATTTTCAAAAAGTACGATGCGGATGACAGCCCAGAGGGCAAACTGTTTGTAGTTGATGATGGTGTTGGTGCAGCAGCAGAAGCTCCTGTCATGCATATTAATGAGGCGGGCGCTCCGCTTGGGGTGACCGAGTTGCTTCAGCAAGAAGATATTCCAACTGCATGTGACTCTCTTAGAAGAAGAATTGAAAGGTTGGCGTTCAACAACACTACCGAGTTGAATTCTACGATCTATTTCTGTAGAATTAACCACAATGACTTTAACTACAGTTCAAACCCTACATACCTACAGGACAGCAAGGTTCGTGTTAAGGAAAACACTGAAGATGCACCGGTTTCGTATATCTCTACTGTCGGCTTGTATTCTGCTGACAATGAACTGTTGGCTGTTGCGAAACTTTCAGAGGTCTTGAGAAAAGACCCAACGAACGAGATGGTATTGAGGGTGAGACTGGACTACTAAGAGGAGTTTCAGTTATGCCGTTTTACAAATTCACGAGCAATGATATTTTTCACAACGTAATAGAAACTCACCCAGATGTTGAGTTTTTAATTCACAATAGAAAGATCTATTACAACGGTGAGATCCCCGAGCCGCAAGTTCATGGCGACGGTGGAAACGTCAAACATGTTCCATCTGGGTTTTTAAGTCTTTACGAAATCAATGTTGACCGAAAAGAAGAAGATTTAATTTATCCGTTTATTACCAAAGACGGAACAGCAATGTCATTTAGCACGGTTTCAACGACAGCATTCCAGAGCTTTGCGTATGGCGACGTTATGAGTGGCAGCTATCCTTTGGCAACCACCATCTCTGTGGAGCGGTACGTTTCAGAAGATGGAGACTTCTATGATGTGTGCGGTAAAAACAGACCTAGATTAACTGCCCTGAAGAATACGCTAAACTACTATAAAACGATGAGTCCCTGTTTTGCCTTTGAGGGTGGGGAAAAAGATTTTATGAAAGACGATCTGACTCTCATCAGCATCCCTTCTATTTTCTATGGTTCCTGTGTGGAGAGAGGAACGATTCAGATGGACTATTACGTTCATGGCTCTCTCGTTGCAAGGCTAGAAGATGTTAACCGCAATGGGGAACTTGTCCAGACGGTAGGCGAGAATGGATTAGGTCGTGTTGCAGGTGTGGCGCTATACAACGAAGGATTCATTATCCTCACTGGTGACTGGTCGCTTGACGATGACATTGAGGAGAGGTACATATACTGCCCCGAGGTTCTTGACGATGAAGATCATCCACAGGTGGACAATCCAAAGTGGATTTATTGGGGAACCCTTGGATATTGTGATCCAGAGACAGGTGTTTGCGAGGATCCTGAATGGGTTCCTGAAGAAACTAATACTTCCGTTATCAACTCAAGCTACGGTTTGAAGATGCGTGGCACAAACTATATTCCTACGATCACGATGCTTGCCCATGCAAAGAAGGGCGAATTAAATCATTCAAACAACCCAACTTATTTAACAAAAGGACAAGAAGGTGTTAGAATGAGTTATAGTGGAGAGATTAATTACACCGAGAGAGACAATATTGAAATTAAGAATACGGTGTATTCTCCCTACAACGATCCTCCTCCGGAGTTCAAGAAACAGACATGGATTTCTAAAATTGGTATTTATGACGACAAGAAAAATCTTATTGCAATTGCCAAACTGGCAAAGCCAATTCTGAAAACAGAGGACAGAGAATTTACATTTAAACTTAAATTGGATTTTTAATGATACTAGGGTTAGATGTTTCAACATCAATAACAGGCGCTTCGGTCCTCAACCTAAAAGAAGAAGTTCTTTACTGTGAGGCTTGGAGGCTTCAGAACAAAAAAAAATTTCCTGACCTTTTTGCGAAAGCAGAAGAAGTAAAAAAACTCTTGACAGGGTTGGGAGAACAGTATACTATAGAAGAAGTTTATATTGAGTCACCACTCTGGATTAGTCGTGGAAAATCTTCTGCAAAAACTATCTTGACATTGGCTCGTTTTAATGGTATAGTAGGATGGTTAGTTAAAGACACGCTAGGCGTAAACCCTGAATTTGTCTCTGCAAACGAGGCAAGATCTTTATGCGGTGTTGGAAAGAGACCGAAGACCACAAATATTAAACAACATATTTTAAATTTTTTACTTGACAATGAACCAGATTTCAGTTATGATGTTACTAAGCATGGTAATCCCGTTCCCGGAACGTATGATCGTGCTGACAGCATTATTATAGCAAAAGCGGGTGTTAGGTGTCATCTAGAGAAAAAACAAAAATCTTAAAAGACATACTTGGAGACTCTTTCAAGTCTGGTTCCGAGAGACTGTATCACTGTCCAAAGTGCAATCACCACAAGAACAAACTATCAATCAACGTTGAGAAGGACAAGTTTAAGTGCTGGATTTGCGATTACCGTGGCAGCAGTGTTCGTCGTGTAGTCAGAAGTTATGGAAACTTTCAACAGCTAAAGTCTTGGGACAAGCTGTGCGGAAAGGTAGAACTTTCTTCGTTTGACTCTTTGTTGGTGGAGAAGCTGTTCGGTGCTTCAGGACAGGAGAAGGCAAAAGTCACACTCCCAGAGGATTTCAAAACGCTCACATCCTCAACACTTCCGAGGTCTGCGATCCCTGCGTTAAATTTTCTACACAAGCGTGGCGTTTCCAAGGAGGATATTTTACGATGGAAGATTGGCTATTGTCCAACGGGAGAATATGAGGGTAGGATTGTAATTCCCTCGTTTGATATGCATGGCGGTGTTGACTATTTTATCGCAAGATCTTATACCGGTGATTGGCGCAAATATCTTGCTCCTCCTGTCAGCAGGGATTTGGTATTTAACGATCTGTATATAGATTGGGACTCGGACCTTATAATAGTTGAGGGCGTATTTGATGCCATCGTTGCTGGCAACTCGGTTCCAATCTTGGGGACTTCCCTAAGAGAAGGATCGGCACTTGTGCGACGAGTGGTTGAGAACGACACACCAGTTTTTCTTGCGCTTGATGCGGACGCTGAAAAGAAGGCGTTAGAAATAATTAAACAATTTTTAGATTATGATGTAGAATTATACAAAGTGAATATAAACCCTTATTCTGATGTTGGCGAAATGAGCAAAAGCGAATTTTCTGATAGAAAGGATAAGGCTGTGCCAGTTGACCAAGGTTACTGGCAGAGAAAAAAAATAGAAATGTTCTTTTAGAATAGGAGATTGCATGGCTAAGGTAGCACACATTGCGGATACCCATATCCGAAATTTAAAGTATCATGAAGAATACAGGGCAGCGTTTGAAAGCCTTTATCAAATCTTGAGAGATAAAGATGTAGATTACATCGTTCACTGCGGAGATATTGCACACACCAAGACGCAAATCTCACCAGAGTTTGTTGAGATGGCTGCGAGCTTCTTTAAGAATCTTGCCGACATTGCACCTACATATATTATTCTCGGAAACCACGACGGAAACTTAAAGAATTCTGGTCGGCAAGATGCGATTACCCCCATCATTGATGCGCTTCAGAAAGACAACCTTCACTTGCTAAAGGATGCAGGCGAGACTGAAATTGGTGATGGCATCGTTCTAAACGTACTCAGTGTTTTTGATGAAGAAAACTGGGTTGCGCCCACAAATACAGACAAGATTAATATTGCTCTTTACCACGGAGCCGTGTCAGGTGTTGTGACCGACACCGGCTGGGTTATGGATCATGGCGACCATGACATTTCTGTGTTTAGTGATTTTGATTACGCAATGTTGGGAGATATTCACAAGACCAATCAGATTCTTGATGGAGAAGGTCGTGTTCGGTATCCCGGTTCCACTATTCAACAGAACCATGGGGAAACTGACGACAAGGGATTCTTGCTTTGGGACATTCAGGGCAAAGATGATTTCTCTGTTGAGCATTACGTCTTGAAGAATCCAAAGCCTTTTGTCACTCTGCAATTGACAAAGACGGGTAGGATCCCCAACAAGGCAACCATCCCAGACGGTGCACGACTGCGACTCGTGTCAAACTACAGTATTCCCCTTTCCAAACTAAAGAGGGCGATTGACGCAGCGAAGAAAAGATTTAATCCTTCATCAATTACATTCCTAAACAAAGCAAACGACGTTCGGGGATCTGTAGATATTAATGGTAGCTTCGTGCAAGAAGATCTCCGAGACATTGCCGTACAGGAGAAATTTATAAAGGAGTATCTGGAAGACTACAATACATCTAGCGATGTACTGAACAGGGTGTACGAACTGAACAAAAAGTACAATAAGATTGTTGAAGACTCCGAAGTGGTAATGAGGAACATCAACTGGCGTATCCGAAAACTTGAGTGGGATAACCTGTTCAACTATGGAGAGGGAAACAAAATTGATTTTGAAGATTTAAATGGTATCATCGGAATCTTTGGCAAGAACTTTTCTGGTAAATCTTCAATCATTGATAGTTTGCTTTTCACCCTCTACAATACAACGTCAAAGGGTAATCGCAAGAACCTGAACACCATTAATCAAGATTGTACTTGGGGTCGTGGAAAGGTGGAGATTGAAGTCGGAGACAACATACTTCACGTTGAGAGACGTTGCGAAAAATACGTTAAGAAGTTGAAGGGTGTGGAGTCTTTGGAAGCTAAGACGGACCTTAACTTCTGGGCTGTAAACAGCGTGACGGGAGAGATGGAATCTTTAAATGGTTTAGATAGGAACGGAACAGACAAGAACATTCGTAAGTATTTTGGGACAATAGATGATTTCTTCTTAACCTCAATGGCAACCCAGCTAGGTTCGCTTGCGTTTATTTCCGAGGGGTCTACTAAGAGAAAAGAGATTTTAGCAAAATTTCTTGACTTGGAGATTTTTGATGATAAGTTTAAATTAGCGAAGGACGATGCCTCAGATATAAGAGGTGCAATCAAGCGACTAGAAAATATTAACTTTACAGAAGAAATTGATCAAGTGACCCAACTGCTTGAGGAGCACAATCAGGAGATTGTAGAACAAAAAGATCGTTGTGCAGTGTTGAGACAACAGGTTGCAGACTCAAGGCAGCGTTCTCTAGAATTGCAAGAACAAATTGGAGCATGTCCAGCGACCATCATTGATGATGATAAGGTCCGCAGCAAAATTGAGAGTCTGGAATCTAAGATTTCTTCTCTTGATTCTGAAAACAAGAGGTACGGGCAGACCAAGAAGGCGAATGTTGAACTCATTAACAAGATTGATGCTGTTTTGTCGGAGTCAAACATTGAAGAATACGAGTCAAAACAAAAGTTAATTACAGACATGAACGACGATCTGTCAGATTTGATTTCGGAAATTAACAAGGTGGAGACTTACCTGAAGGTTGAAGAACGAAAAATCCAGTTATTGGATCAGGTGCCTTGTGGCGAACAATATCCTCAATGTCGTTTCATAAAAGATGCGTTCGCCGCCCTTGAGACGGTGGGTTTGACACGCACCAAGTTAAACGAGATGCGTCGTAATAGAACAAATTCATCTCAGGCGCTTCAAAACCTTGAACCAGAGAGGGTTTCTGGCTTCATTAGTAAACACACGCAGGTGTTACAAAAGAAAACAGAAGCTCAGAGCGTGGTCGGCAAGATGGAACTGAACATTGCTAAGAATAAGAATCAAATTCTCAAACACAAGAGCGAATTGGAGCAAAATTTGCGCCTAATAACCGAGTATGAGGAGAATAGAGAAGTTATTGAGAATCTAGAGGGTCTGGTTTCTGAAAACAGCACGATTTTGAAAAATATTTCTAAATTTGAGGATGAAATTGACCAATGTGACTCTGCTCTCATGGAACTCTACCGAGACAACGGCTCTTTGGGGCAAAAGAAAGAAGATCTTGAGTCACAACAGGTTGAGTTGCGGGAAGCACGAGATGATTTCTCTGCGTATGACTTGTTCATGAGTTGTATGCACACGAATGGCATTAGCTTGGACATTATTAAAAACAAGCTACCGGTCTTGAACGAAGAAATCGCTAGTGTGTTGGCTAATATTGTAGATTTTGAAGTGTATCTTGAGAACGAGGAAAAGAAACTTGATATTTTCATCAAGCATCCCAAGTATGATGCTCGCCCATTGGAGATGGGTTCAGGTGCAGAGAAGACTATTGCTGCTATGGCGATTCGCCTCGCCCTACTAAACGTATCTAGTTTGCCAAAGGGCGATCTGTTCATTCTGGACGAACCGGGCACCGCATTAGACGAAGAAAACATGGAAGGCTTTATTAGGATCTTGGATTTGGTTAAATCTAATTTTAAAACGGTCTTGCTTATCTCCCACCTTGAGAGCTTGAAGGATGCGGTAGATTCTCAAATTTCTATTGAAAAGAGAAAAAACTTTGCATCGGTTAGGCACTAACCCCCTATTTATATGTTAGGAGGGTCTTTATGATGGCACGAGCAAAAGCATTTCTAGACAAACATATGGAGCGTTTCATTTCAAGAAAATTCTTGGCGTGGATTACCGCAACTGGTTTGTGTTGGGTCGGTAGCGTAACAAGCGACAACTGGACTGCAATCACGCTCGCATATATTGGAACACAGGCTTTGGTGGATATTGCAACCCAGTGGAAGAAGGGCGACACCTTGGAGAGCCAAGTTATCAAGATGCGACGAGAGGCAAAGAAGATGGTTGAAGGGGGAGAGTAAGATGTTGTTTTTAAAAGATGCCTACAATTGGGCTAAAGAGAACCTTCTTATCGTGGGTGCCGCTATCGGCGGCATCTTCACTCTCATTCTGACCCTTGTTCTCAATCGTGAAGACGACTCAACTCAGATTGTTTTGGAGAATAAGAAAGAGTCTAATGAAGCGAGACGGGAGCGTGACGAAAAGGCACGTGAGTTGACAGAGAAGTTTATCGCAGATGTTGAAGAAGCGAAAAAAGTTGCTGCTGAAAAGGGCGAACAACTTTCTAAGAAACAGGAAAAGAAATTGACAGAGAGGCTTGAGGCTTTTTCTACGGCTGCTTCTGAAGAAGAAAAGCAAGAGATTGCAAAAGATATTCAAGAGGTGTTTCCATTTCTTGACATGGTTGACCCGAGCAGATTCGGAAAGGTGGAGTAATGTTTTCTTTTTTAAAAAATAATATTTTAATTCCTGCGATCTGTTGCGGTTTAGTCTTAGCACCAGTCGCTTCACATGCCCAAGAACCAGCAAATAGACCAGTAGACGAGAGTGCGCCCATTGGCTCAGATCTTAATCTTGAGATGCCAAAGTTCTCTTACTCTATACTGAAGAAAGGACAGAAACTGACAGCCTCAATGGATCTCTATATTCTAGCCCCAGATTCTTTCGCTAGGATCACCACGGAGTATGAGTTCATGCAGAAAAGATATGAACTCTATTTAGGAGAGAGGTTAAGATTAAACGAGTTGCAATATCAATATAAAATTGACGTACAGGCTGGTCAAATAAAATTCTTAGAGTCCGAACTAGAAAGGAGCAACAACCTTATGCTTGAGCTTGAACAGAATAGAAAAAAAGATTTGACACCGCTTTGGGCGGTTTTGTCGTTTGCAGCAGGTTGTGCTCTCACCGTTGGTCTCGTTTATGCATTGGAACCGGGGGTTAGATAATGTCTAAGAAAAAAGATTTTGATACGATTGCGGCGTTGGAGAAAGCCATCGCTGAAAAGTACGGAAGCGAAGCTATAGAGGATCCACGTTCTCACTGGACCGACGAAAAAGAAGAAGAATATTTAGAACAGCTTCACAAGATAAGTCAAAGATTAGAAAGAATTTCTTCTGAGCTAGAGAAAGTGGAGTTT